TTGATTTAACATTATCAATCATTGATTGAATAGTCTGTTGTTTCATATCCTCAATACGAGCCTGAGTAAGCTTTTTTAAGGACTCTTCATCAAGCTGTAGATTTCCATTTTCATCAACAAGATAATCAAACCAGTCATCACCAAGTGCAATTACTGACTGTAAGGTATCAATTGAGAAACTGCCTTCTGAATTATATTCTGCGATAGCAGATGTAAGGGTAGAATAAGCAGTCTGTATATCGTCAATTGCTGATGATAATTTGCCCAGAGTAGTTTCTGAATCATCATCGCCCAAATCAAAAATATCAGTATTGGCAAATGAATCAGAAGCTAATTCCTTTGCTGCCTCTTTATATTTTTCTACAATTTCATCAATAGTTAAATCGGCTTCTTTGCCCTGTTCCACTATAGAATTCCATAAAGCAATTTCATCTGTGGTATTTATAGAATTTTCTTCAAACAATCCTTCTACATCTGAATTGTCAAAGACTTCCTTAGTTTTATTAATGGCATTATTATACTGTTCAGCCAGTGAATCAATATCCTCTAACCCAAAGGCTTCTTTGACTTTATCCATGCTCATGCCGGTATAATCGGCAATCTGTTTAGCATATGTATCTATCTGTGATTCTGTTTCATTAATATTTTCAGGGTTGTCTATATCAATTTTTAACAGTTCATTATATGCATCTGCAATATCATCTTTATTATTTTTTATGCCGTCTATCAGTTTAGATACATAAATACTAATGTCTGAATCCGAATTAAAACTATCTGCAACAGCAGTATCAATATTAGTAATCAATGCCTGTATTGAACTAAGCTGTGAATCTGTCAGATTTTCATAATCGTCATCAAATACTAAATATGCATTTGCTTTAGTTTTAATGCCCGATAAAGATTCTTCGACTTCTGCTTCATAGGTAGATAAATCTGCTTTCATTTTTTCGATAGCAGCATTTATTTCCTCGTCTGTTGCCTTAGAAGTAATACCATATGTTTTTATTAAACTTCTGAGAATAACATCTCCACTGACAGATGTACTGACATTTTTCAATGTTTCTGTTGATAATGAGAGGGCTTTGTTTAAATTTTCAACTTTTTGCTGTGTTGAAAGACCATTCACAGTAGCTTCATCCTGATCAAAAGTCCATGAACTTCCCCAAGCCTGTTTAAAAGAAACATTTTTAGAGTTTTTATAGTTTTTGACGGCATTGGCACTTGAACTGTCACTGCCAGATATAACAGCAGCAGCGGCGGCTTTTTGTTCGTCTTTATAAGCCTGTGTAAGACCTTCTACATTGCCACGTAAAGTAAGCAAAGCATTGCCTTCTGATGTATGTCCGGCAATTAACTTAGGATACATCTCAGCTATTTGATTTACAACACTATTGTATTCTTTATACTCATCAGTTGTCAGGGATATATTTTGTCCTGATTCATCTACACCTTTAGACAGTTCTTCATACTTATCTTTCAGTTCATCAATAGTATCTTTGTGTGATTTAAGTGTTGACTGTGCTTCCTCATAAGAAGAAACCATATCATCCACAGCTTTTTTATTGTTTTCTGACTGCTTAATTAAATTTACTACTGCCTCTGTCAATCCCTGAATAACAAGAGATACTCCCATACTAATAGCTGCATTCATTGCCATGCTTGCTGCCTGTAATGCAACTGTCTTAGCAGTAGCAGTGACCAGAGATTTTGCATAACTGCCTAAACCAGCGTTTGCACCATTTAATCCTATTAGATATTTACCAAAAGAAGCATTTGTTGTGTTGATTGTTTCTGCGAGTTTGGTTTTTGCTGTTTTGCTTGCAAGATTGTTGTACTCTTTGATTGCTGCATTTACACCGGTTATACCATGTGCTTGTTTTGCAATGTTATTAAAGTTTTGAGTCTGAATGAGAGAATTAACACCTTGTGTAGTAATATCTTTTCCCTCTTTTACCCTTGACATAACATAATCTGATAATCCGTCTATGTCTTTAAAAGATGATTCATCTATTTTTGCACGAATTGTAACTTCATCACCATCTAAAGCATTTATTTCTGCTTGAAGTTTGTCGATTTCTTTTTTATCTACATCTGCACGAATTTCAACCGTATCATTTTTTTTGCCGTCTAACGCTTCAGTAAGACCGATTTCATCTGAAATTATTTTTCCTGGCGAATCTTTCATTTTATCAGGTCTTATGTTATAATTATATATCATTATGAGAGGGGTGATATATATGCGTTATTGCGCACATTGTGGTTGTGTAATTGATGAGTATGATTTTTATAGGAACTCATTTAACTGTCATATTTGCGATGCTATTTTATTAGAAGATGATATGACCGCTTTAAAATATGCAGAATTGTCCGAAGACGAGAAAAATGAGTATGACAATCAATTATTAGATACTATTAAACACAGTATAGGTTTTGACGAAAGTCTTTTTGAACAATATTGTTCGATGGATACTGGCGATTTTTGGGAAGGGTTTAGAATTGAAAAATATGCTAATTTCAAACCTAAAGAAGATGTTGATTTTTGTATGAATTTTCGTAAAGCCAACGAACCATTTAAACCATTCCCACCTATTGATAAAGAAAAGGCGCGTGCTTACACTCATTCATCTGTCGAAGAACAAAAGAGATTAGAACAGTCTTTGCAGCAGAGGAATGTACCCAAATGTCCTACCTGCGGAAGTACTAACATCTCAAAAATCGGAACTCTCAACAGAATGGCATCAGTCGGATTCTTTGGGTTGGCAAGCAGTAAAATTGGCAAAACACAAAAGTGTAACAACTGTGGATATACTTGGTAGGGGAGTGTGAAAAATGTAAGAGACAAAATAACCCTGCCAAATATAAGAAAAGGAAACATAATAAAAGAGGTATCTTCAATGAGGTACCTCTTTTTCTAGGCATTTATATGTAAAAAGATTGCTCATAATAAAACAATCTTGAAATAACGAAAAAAGGATTGGTACATTACCAATCCTCATTCTCATAACTGCTCAAAACATATCTTTAACAAACATATCTTTAACAAACATATCTTTAACAAACTTATCTTGACTTTATAATATCATTGAATTCGTTTTTTGTCAACGTTTTTTATTTTTATCGTTATATAATTACCATTTGATATGCCTTCGACCATGCCATTATCAATCATTAAATTTATTATTTCAGAAGCATATTGTTCTGATAAATTGCATTTTTCAGCAATATCTTTTTTTAGCCAACTAAATCCATACGATTTGTTAAGATTTTGTGGATTTTTATACCAATCAGATATGATATTTTTCACTTTATCAAACCAATACTCAGGCTTGCCTTTATTTATATCTATGCAAAATAATTTTAACAAATCACAAGAAAAGTCACAAAAAGAATTGAATTTTACTGTCTGTGATGTATTTTGACTTGTATAATATAAATGAATTTTTTTCTTCTTGTATTTTAGCCGACTCATAATCGGTATCATATCACTATCTGATGTAACAATAACATATGTATCAACACTTTCATTTTTATATGTTGATTCTATAACATCAATGCTTAATTCTATGTCAGAAGCATTTTTTCTATATTTATCTTCTCTATTATTACCATAGACGTTTCTAATTTGAACTCGTTCTTCTTGAAGCTTTCTTAATTGAACATTCACTTGGTCAAAATCAGCGTATGCTCGGAAAGATCTTATTTTATCCAAACCATATCTAGTATTAAAATAAGAGCAAATATTATATTCAGGACTTGTAACATCAATAGCATATCTCTTCATTGTATGAAAAAGATTATCATAATCAATAAAAATGCATACATCATCTATTGAATTTATAACATCTTTAATCTGTTTATCACAAGCCTCATCTAAAATAAAATTATCCATAATATCTCCCCAATCATACATCATATTCTGGTACATAATACCAATGAATACATTATATGACAAGTAGTTACACATATCAACAAATTTTTATAATTTCTAAATGACCTAATAGCGTTGTTGTCCAATGCAAACCTAAATGTATATCTTGCGGCTCAACAAATTTAAAGAAAATATCAGGACTATCAAAAGCTGGCTCTATTGCAGTTTGGGGCATATTTGCTGCTGGTAGAACATCAAAAACTTGGCATTGCAATAATTGTGGAACTGAGTGGTAGAAGAAACATAAAAGACCGGAGAGTGAATTGCTTCGGTCTTTTTATGTCTAAATTGTCTAAAAATTCTGAATATAAGTATGAAATTACCACAAAACATATGTTCCAGCTTTCCTTCGTTTGTATAAACTGGTAAAATTTTTCTTATAAAATGACAAAAGCACGCATATAAAAGGAGAACGCTTACTATGGATAAGACTGATAAAATAATACTAAGTGATGGGACAGAACTAGCTCCAATCCATGAATATGATGGGTTAGCTGAAAAATTTAAGCAGCAATTAAATGATCCTAGTATGCAAAACTATATGGCAAACCAAATACAAAACCAGATAAAGAACAATCTAAAACAAGATTCTCCTAAAATAAATAACAACCCTCTTGAAAATACAGAGAAACTTTTAAAACAACAATTGCAACAAAGTAAATCTGAAAATGAGGAACTCCAAGACAATTTATGTTCCTTGACTGATCAATTAAGTTCAATGCAAAAAGAAATGGCAAATCAGACTAAAGTTATTCAAACTCTTAGGTACGATAACATGAAACAAATTGCTCAAATAGAAGTGCTTAATAAAACGAATGATATGCAACTATCTGAAATATCAGAACTAAAAGAGAATGAAATAATCTCTAAAAATAAGATTGCTTCTCTAAATCAAACGATATCAAAATTGGAGAATGACAATAGGTATCAAGGAATCAAAAGTTTTTTATCTGGTATTGTTGTTACAGTGATTGGTGGTATAATTGTATGGTTCATTACAGCAAAGGTAATATGAAATAGAGTATAATTAGTCCTATAATTACACCAGCAGAGAAACATACGTTATTAAAAATATGTGTTTTCATTTATTTTCCTTTCATTTATTGTAGTATAATAGGTCTTCGGATTGGATAGCAAGAAGATAGGAAAACAGTGGCATTGCAACTACTGTGGTGCGGATTTTTAGGAAGTGGAGTAAGAGAGTAGACATATAATAAAAGACACCTTAATCGGTGTCTTTTGTTTTGCCATATAATCTATTGAAATCCAATTTATCTTGGATTTCTTCTGGTAAATTTTGAATACTATTTATATTTCCATACACCATCGAGTTGTATAAAACATTTTTACTCTTTTTTAAGAAAATGTACGCTACAAAATCTCCATCAGTACTTTTATCAATACTGTTATCACCTACTCTAAAAGAAGCAGGTATATAATAATCATCAATCTTTTCTTTTGTGTCACCATCAATGTTTTCTACGAAACATAAGGTCAAATCCGTATCAGTTAATCCAAATTTATATGTAATCGTTTCAGTAGTTACTTCACGAAGAACAATTAAATCAGATGAAATAAACTTATCAATTTCACTTAATCTTGATGTTTTCTTTTTCGCCAAATCATAAGGATGTCGTTTACTATCAAATGAAAAATTTTCAAAAGTTAATTTGCTTGATATTGCTCTATTATAAAAATCAAAAGCATTTAAATCCGATTTTACGCCAGTAAGATGAGCAAAAGAGCTTTTTCTATAAGATACTTCTATATAGGAATTATCATCAAATACATACAGAACATATCTACCAGACATTTTCTTTTTAAATACATGTGCAGCATTTATAATATTTTTTCGTATTTTCTTTTTATTCTCTAAAAAGTCTTTTTTATTCTTCTTAGGCTTATCCATCGAACATCCTCCGTATAATAAAAAAGAGTGGTTTCCACCACTCATTAGAAGTTTTCTGCTGGTCGTCAGCCGCAACACTGCGAAAAGTGTTATAAAAGCTATGGAATTCTTTAAGTCACCATATTGACTGTGTTTCTATCCCTTACACTGGGGCGTATATGCGAAGATATACAAAAGCTATGGGTGGTTATCCTGTCCCATATCCAGCTCGACTTTATAAGTGCTTCTACACTACAAGATATTACTATCTGTAACTATTATTATACGCAAAATGCGAGAAATGTCAACTATAAAAATTTATAATACCTTTTTTAATTGATAGAAATGAAATACTATCAACAATGAAAAAAATTAAATATAAAAAGAGATTACAATGGGTAAAAATATCATCAAAGTTGTATTAACTTACCCAAACCGATTCATATTATATAAAATTGGAAACCCAAGATATAAGATATATTCTTAAACAGTATTTTAAAGGACAAGAGTAATATCTTTTATACGTTCTTTGATTAAATCAAGCAATTCTGTTGCTTGCCTATAAGACAATTTTGAAGAAGTGATTTCCCCAATGATTTTATCTGCAAATGGAGAAATTACTTCTTCTATAAATTTGTTGTGTTCCTGTTGCTCTTTAAGCCGTTGTTCTATTTGAGGGGCAATAAAAAGACACATCAATCGGTGTCTTTGTTTTATTGACAATATTTGACACATCATATACAATACAATTTAGACACTACCTAAGTTCGGTAGGACGGTTGTCTTCCACCAGAGAGTACAAGCTCTGTTTACATAGAAACCTTTTCGGAGGAATCTCATGGAAAGGAGGACGTTTGCATTGGATTTTACATTAGAGAATTTATACTACTTATTTTTTATAGCCAGCGTTTTATGCGGTGCTTCCTTTAAAATAGGTTATGAATTTGGTAAACATGCAAAAAAGTAACTGTCCTCAGCCTAGGAAACTGAACAGTTACTTTCTTGTATTGTAACCTATTAAATTTCAAGGCAACCGTTCTGCTTTATGGGTAGTGCCTTTTTGAATGGATAATGTCTTTAATATATAAGTCATTATATACTAGGTCGAAACTAAATGCAATAGTGAATTATGGATTTACTTTATTTACATTGTTCTGATTGCTTCTCTAAAATATTGTAATCTGCCTTTAACATTTTCCGCACTGGCAGTGCCACTCTTACAATAGATTAAATAGTCATCCTTGGTATTATATGTTTCTATAAAATCCTTTAACCAGTCAATGTATTTTTGCGTGTCTTTATTGTCTTTCTGTATACGATACATTCCATATACGGAAAGAGCTAATGAAGAAGTTTTGATTTTTACAGGATTCTCAAATGCTTCATCTAATTTATCAAGAGAATTTCTTATCGCTTCGACTTTTGCCAAAGTTTTATCTTTTGTTTCTGAACTAGAAATTAATTCGTTATAATGAGCAATAAATTTATTCATATCATCGTTTCTAAATGAGCCAAAATCATATTCATTGTTAATTTCAGTCAGCATCAAAATCTGTAAAACAACATCTCTGTCCAAATTCTTTTTGTATTGTGCTTTAGTTAAAACCTTTTCAAAGAATGGATGAGAAGCGAGAGAGTACACAATTTCTCTTGTTTCATCACTCTGAATCGTACTTCTTTTACATCCATTAGACAACGGATGTCCCATATTAATACGGTCAAAAATATCATTTATTTCTTCAGAAGTTGCATCAACCATTGTGATTACAGTAATATCTCTCGACATGAATCTGTCTTTTACTGCTTCATCAAGTTTTGAATATTTCTTTCCCGCAATTTCGTACTCAACATCATCAATTATAATTGGCTTTAAATCCTTTGACAATGCAAATTTATCATTTGCAAAATCAGCAAGACCGGTAAATCTTTGCTTAAAGTCAACTACATCTAATATTTTTGTATTACTGTGGCGATTAAGAAGTGCAGGAAAAATTGGATATAAACGAAGAACTGAATCAATGAATAAACTAATTTCCTTTTTGTTCCATATTCCAGCACGTCTTTGAATTGGTAAATCAAAATTGTATTTCCCTTTGCTAATATCATTAATCAAAGACTGCATACTTTTCGGTTGACTTTTAATATCTTCCATACTTTTTTATCTCCTAAAATATTAAAATTTATTAAAAAACTTACTTTTTAAGAGTAGTACGATTTCTATAAAATGTCAATATTTTTTATTAATTATCTGAATTGTTGAATATATTTATCATACCTCTCACAATAAGATAAATATAACGCAAAGTAGTTCAACTTCTACTGTAATTTGAGTGCGTTTCTCATTCTTCCCTGAGCACACATTAACGATTTTCAACCGTCCAGTCCTTATGCTCGATGAACATAGTCCAATGCAAGAAATCTTGTTTAGGACTGTCTGCTGCGGATTACAATTCTCAACTTGAAAGTTGTTACCATACCTTATGCTTTCACATTTGCCGCTATAGCCTTTCGTTCTATAGTTTGGATTTATCAAGTTTCATAGAAAAGTCCCCGACCTATGTTTATACTTTCATAGGTACTGAAAAGAATATAATATATTCTTCGCTGCGTTTCTTAAAAGCTGTAACTTTTAAAATAGCAGCCACTATTACATGCCAGTCATTCTCTACTGTTTAACTATTGGAGTCCTTGCTTTGTATTTAACAAAGTTCGTACACATCACTGCTAAACTCCACGGTAGCCAGGAAGGAAGAATTGTTGATTAAAGTAATCAACCTCATCAAACCACCGCTTTTTTGTATTGCTGTAAATATTGTCGAAATTGCAATTGGAATTAATCCGAATTTATTGATTATATCATCTAGTGCTGATACACCAGTTGTTCCTAAATCTACAAACCACTTTAAAAGAGAACTATCAAGAAGATCTGATTCTACCTCCTGTATTCTATTCTGGAATTGTGCTATTTTCGCATCGAGGGATTCCATATAAGCATCTAATTCATTTTGAGCTGAATTATCAGATTCATAAGCAGAAGAATTAAAAGCTGAGACTAACATATCATGATTCTGAAGTATACTGGCAGCAATATTCGACCTGTTTTTCTTTGTTGTTAAATAAGATTCGCAAAATCTTACTAATGTTGATTACATAATTCTTTGTCTAAAATAATTTCAATATTATTATAATCCCCATATGGGATTCTTATAATCTTTATGTTATTTTCAAAACAATAATTGTTTTTAATTTTATCATGATATACAGTTGTTTCATAATTTCTTGTTGCTTCTTCATAAGAAATTCCATTGAAGGTAACTGGTTTATAATGGTGCTGCCCATCAAATTCGATAATAATATTTTGATTAGTCAAGTAAAAATCGAAGGGTAATGCATTTTTATCTTTACAATCATCAAAAATATATTGCTTTATATATGAATAGTTATTATGTTGTAAATAATTTTCTATTCTTTTTTCACCTTTAGAAAATTTATATTTCTTTTTATCAACACAATATTTGCACCCAATAATATTGTCTCTATTCATATTTCCTCTACGCATATATTGAACACCAGCTTCTTTATGTTCATTGCAAATGAAACCAATACATATTCTTCCATTAATTGTTTTTGTTTCAATATACTCGAAATTTTTATCTTTACATAACTGTTTATCTTGTTCAATTTTATCTTTATTATAACCAGTTCTTCTGGCATTTTCTGTTATTTCTCTACCACACCAATAACAACCTCTACCAGATTCCAAATGACAAAGGCTTATAGTTTGTATCCCTTTATGTTCATGTTTTGGACATATATATTTTAATGAATTAGTCGCCATGTCTTTAAAATCTTCTTCGTCAGAAATTAAAATATAATCTGTTTTTGCAAAGGCATTTTTTACATCTTCAAAACTATGTTTTAATTTTTGACGTAACAAGCCCATTCTTTTTCTTTTATTAGCAATACTAATTTCCGTATGATTCGTAAGAAATAAAGATAACTCGTAATCAGTCATTATTTGATAATTTTCCGTTATAAAATTTAATTCTTCATTAGTCCATTTATTTCGCATATTCTCCTTTCAAGACAAAATAAAAAAGACCCAAAAGAGTCTTTATGTATCAACATTCTTTATTTTTTCAATAAATGAACAGATCATGTCTTATTCCCTCGACTTTACGTTAGGGAACATACCTTTTCCATTTGACGGATTTTCACCGACTCCATTTGCGATTGAGCCGTACTTCTATTGGTTTAGATATTCAGGATTTCCACCTTTATTCTCTGGTCTAAACCTCCTCATCGGAGAATGATCGTTGAGCGTTTACCCTCGGCTTATCTGTCCTATGTTCTAGGATGACGTTAGGGTACTTCGTTGCAAATTAACCATTGTTATATCTCTAACTTTTTAATCCTTCATATAGTAGTTTCCTCTATATTGTGGCATAGAGCTTTAGGCAATCAATGCAGTTAAATATGTTCTTTGGAAATGTATTTCTATCATCTCCCTGGCAAAAATTTCACCAGCTATCGTTTCCAGTAACAAGTTAAGATTATTTGTTCCTAATTCCTTATCTTTTTTAACAATGTCATCATATAAATCACTCAAACCTTCCATAATCTCGTAGGTTGATTTATAATTTCCATTAGCATCAAGAATATCAAATCCTTCACCACCAGCGGCAGCTTTAGTTGCATCTTTAATAGTATCTCTTAGCTTTGATACACTTTCGATATATCCTTCTGTATCTTCTCCTAATTCTTCAAGTTGTTCTTTACCTTCGGATGTTCCAACAAGTCGTAATGCAATTGTACGCATTCCCGCGCCTACGCTATCAGCATCCTGAACTACAGCATTACCTGCCGTAACGAGAGCTAAAGCTTCATCCATTGAATTACCAGCTGTTTTTAAAGCACTAGCCGATTTCTGTAAAGCAGAAGCCGCTTCATCTGTACTAATTGAGTAATTATTACCTACCTGGTTAAGTTTGTTGATGATATCCATTTTATCAAGGTCTGTATAGGCTTGACTCATGGCAATTAATGATTCAGTAGCATCGTCAATGTTATCAAATTCTGATACATTTAGTAAAATAGTAGTATCTTTAGCACTTTCAGAAGCCTGTTCCAAACTTTCTCCAAGTCTCATGTACGAAGCGGTCGCATCCTGTAACTCTAAAGCAGTAGTACCAATATCATCTGCAATTTCAAAAGTTGTCTGTTGAAATGCTTTTAAACTACTAACAGTTTCATCAGATACTTTTCTCATTTCTGTTAAAGCAGTATCCAATTCGCGAACTGTCTCAACCGTTTCGCCCAACTTGTTAATAATTGAATACACACTAAAATACATGCTAACAATTTGGGAAATATTGTTATAAAAAGCTTTATCTTTTAATATATCCAGCCAACTTTTACCAGCTCGACCAGCTTCACGTTCATGCTGTATAATAGTGAGACATTCAGCATCTATTTCTTTTAACGGTTTTGTTGGATTACCACTAACTAATTGATTATAATATTTTTGAATAGCCGCTTTTGCCTCTTTGGACATTCTGGTATTCTCTTGCAGATATTTATTTAATTTCTCTGCCATTTTAGAAACGCCATCATCAGTCCATCCACGTTCACCAAGAGTAACACCTTTTTCCATCTGTTTAATGGTATTTTCAAGGTCTTTTTCTAAATTTTTAACTCTTTTTTCTTCAGCGGGTGAAACTATGCCATCATTTTTTTGAATATCTTGAATGGCGGTTTTATATTCATCTATTTGTTTTTGTAAATCAATTAATTTCTGTTTCCAAGAATCAAAAATATGCTCATCATCTGGCTTAATCTTAAAAGTATTCAGTTTGTTTTGGAATTTTTCAAGAGAGCTTTCCCATGAAGAGAACATAGAATTAGTAGATGTTTGCTCAGTTTTTCTTTGAACTGTATCAAGAGAATGACTTACATTATTTATACTTTCATTGATTTTGTTTATATGATTTGGTAAAAGAGTACCAGCATTTAATGCTTCTGATAATACTTCAGAAATTTTATTATCGAGTCTTTCAAGATCCTCGACGTCTCCCTCTAAAGCTTTATTACCATTAACTCTAGTTCCAACTTCTTTGTATTGGTTGATAAGAGCAATAATTTCTTGATATTTTTGCTTTGATTTTTCTAGTCCAGTATCTGTTTCATTTTTACCTTGTACTTTTGATAAATTACTTTCATATGTAGCAACGGTTTGTAATGCCTCTGCTCGACGCTTCTCATTAGAAATAATATTATCATATACAGATAATTGTTCCCCAAGAGATTTATGTATTGCCTGTTCAGTGGCAAGTTCTTGTTTAAGAGCAGTCGTATTTTGTCCGTTGCTTTCTGCGGTTTTTATATCAGTGCGCAATTTTAAAATTCGCTGTAAAGAATTTTCTTGCTGTTCTAACAAAGATGTAGCAGACTTGATTTCAGCAGTATATACAGTACGGTCATCTCTAGCAGAATAATATACGCTTGAATCGTCATTATATGTTTTTGTACCAGAACTATCAACAGAAACTAATTTAGCCCTAAGTTCTTCTAATTTAGCAATAGTTTCATCTGTAATTGTGCCATATTTACGGGCTTTTTCTATAAGTGCATCGTATTTAGCAACTTCTTCAGCACTAGCAACCTCTGTACTTTTCCCACCTAATTGACCAGTAGTAGGGTTGTTCGCTTTCTTTTTATAAGCAGCAATTTCCTGATATTCTTTAAGTAATTTCTCGACTTCAAGAAACTCTTGTTCTGTAGAAGAGTCACGTTTTTGTCCTTTAAGATTATTTATTTTAGTCTCTATTTCAAGACGTTTGGTTTCCAACTCATTAAGATCTTTGGCATTTGTAACAGGTTTTTCTAAATCGTTGTTTGCTTTTGAATCATAAGTCATCTGAATATGATTTAATTGTTGCTCATATTTTGCTAATTGGCGAGTAGCTTGTGTGATTGCCTTAGAATCAGCGTTACTTGATTTAGCAGTTTGTATATTATTTTGCTTTTGTATTTCAGTATTTAAACGTTGCTGATTTTCTAAAATACGCTGTTGTTGAGTTTGAGTATCAGTACAATATTCATCCTGTTGAGCATACAAATTAAGAGTCTTTTGCAATTCGTCTCTACGTTGTTGCGTAAGTCGGATTAGTTCTTCGTCAGCAGTAGTATCATAATTTGGATATGCCGCCTTAGTCTTATTCATATCCGTAGTTAGTTTATTTATTTGATTATCTGCCTTGATAATCTGATTAGCTACTTGCTCGAAATTAGTATTTAGACTTTGAACAGTCGGAACCCATTCCTTAGTTTCATTATTCCAAGTCATTAAAGTTCTTTGGAGTTGTCCATCCTGTAGTCTTTCTAAATAAGAAAAACTACCTTCATAGCCTGTGACATTACCGTTATCATCCATGATTGCTCTAAGTTCTTTTAGCCAAGATTGAGAAATAATATCTTTCCCTTCGGTTAGAACAGTCATTAATTCTCGTGCTCTATTTTCAGTAGCAGATATAGACTCTTGCAGTTTTTCTTGACCATCAACAGCGGCAGAAGCGAATTGCTCTGTACCCCCAGATGAAAGATTCGTTTTATTACTACTTACTTTACTCTGTGCTTTTGCTAAATTCTCAGTAGCACTAGCAAGACCTTCAGTAGCTTTTTGTGCATTTTGGATTTGACCGACATTAGCATTTGCATTCTTTCCGATATTACCAAAATCCGTATTAGCTTCCGTAATGTGTTTCGTCAGCGTAGTCAAAGAAGCGTCAATACTTTGAATAGAAGATAACAGATTTTTTGCACCTGAATTACCATCTATCTTACCAAAAGCATTACTTAAATCTTTCACTTCTGATGTAACGGCAGTAAGTTCTTTTGTTAAATTCTCAAATTGTTTGAAATCGCCAGTACCTTTCCCAAGACTTTTTAACATCTTATCAAGATTAGCGATAGTACTTTCTAATTGTTCTTTATTTACGCCAATATCAATAGTATATTGTTTATTATTTACTTCTTTTTCTAAAGTTTCTAGTTGTTTCTGAGCTGTACTAATATCCAACTCAATTTTTTTCTGCCATGCAGATAATCCACTCATTTAATGCGTCACCTCACTTTAAAATTTTATTAACTTCTTTGTCTATAATTTTATCAATGCGACCACCAAAACCACTTTCAATGTCTGCATCAACATACATATAAGGAGGTAGTGACTGTTTCATCATCCACCTGCCATGACCATGTTCACCGCCCATAAAGAAAAAATCAAAAGCAGTACTTGGTTGTAACTTATTACCACCAATCCAACTAGGATATGAATTCATATAACCTGAATCGACAGACATTGTAATAACGTTTCCTTTGCCACTTGTTCTTGCACTTTTAAGAACATTCATAAAATTATTTGTGCGTTGATATGCTTGTGGATTATAGTCGTTATAGTAATCAACCAAGGAATAACTCACAGACTCTTTGAATAATTTATTTACCTCTGGTGCAATTTTTTCTGCAATATGTTCTTTAAGATCTATTAATTGTTTGTTCCAATCATCTGTTAAATTTCCACTCATCCTATACCTCTTTTCAAATTGTGTATAATCAAAAATAGGAGAGTAGTAATAACCACTCTCCAAAGAAATAGCCCTGCAAGCTATGACCCTTGCAGGACTCAAAATTAACATTAATAAACAATAAAAAAGAGACTGATTACTTATCAATCTCTTTTACATAGTTTTTATTATAATCGCACAAATCTCTAATATCCGCACACTCAGTACTGTCTTTATTATATACAATTTCTATATCTGTTGCGTTTGCGGTATTTAATATCACAATTCTAGTATCATCATCCGTGAAATCATAAAGTATACCTTCATCTTTATCTTTAATAATATATGAACCCAATGCTATATGAGGTTCATTAGAATAATTTTCGTAAATATGAATTATTCCATCATATATAATATCCTCATAATGTACAATAGCTCTCATTGGATAATCATTATCCATTAAATCATCCCACAAATATAAATTTCCAGTATCCCTAATCTTTAACCAATCTAAAATATACAATGATATTTTTTTATTCCTTAACACCCTTGCAAGAATATAAGCAAAAATCACTGCCGAAAGTACAATCAATATATTGTCGGCTATTTTAGAAATAGTAAATGGTATGAGATACGCAATATTGCAATAAACATATCCAACAACAACAGAAGACATTAATATATGTTCAACATCTGAAGTATTCTGTTTTAAAGCGACAAAATGGAATGTTTTAGTAAAAACGTAACCTGTAACAATATACAATATAGCCTGTGGTAAAATTTTAATCAGTTCTTCTATAAGAGATCACCTTCCATTTTCTTTATTCTTATTTGATTTATCATCTTTAGTAGTAGGTTGTTTGTGAGGAAATCGTCTACTAAAATTTTGTTTTCCAATTGGTTTATTAGATTTCTCATCCTTAGTATCGTTACCTTTGCAATCCATATTCATATTAAACCTCCAATCATATAAAATATATTATGTAATAATATTATTATACAATGATTAGTTTAATATATCAATCTTAATATTAAAACCTACATATCAAAAATATTAAAATCAAAAAGTTCTTTATTTTCAACGATTTTTCAAAAACGATTTTCACCATGGAACAATTATTTTATATTAGTTTTTTCTTCTAAATAATTCCAAATTCTTTCTTTTGTATCAATGGAATATGTAATTATTCCTTTCTTTGTTCCGTTCCAAAAATCAGATTCTTCTTCTTTATTTAAATATATTTTAACTGCTTGTTCTTGTTCTTTTTCTAATCTGTAATTTGCAAGCATTAATAATGCTTCACCCAAAGTTCCATCAAAATCCTCTGGAAGTTTAAAACAACAATTTTCTATATGTAACATTTTATCCATATTTAATTCTTAATTACCTCTAGCTTTCACTATATATATTATATAACAATCTCATAAATAACCCCTTCGGCATTTTTCGGAGCTTTAGTTCCCCAACCATTCTTTTTCCTTAATTCATAATAATCGCCGCAATCAGCAGCAGTAAGTTCTTCACCTTTATTAATATTTATTTGATGCTTTCCATCAGTTATTTCTACATCTTGCAAAAAACGTGCTTTCATAATTTTATCCTTTCAATCCAAATTATCTCAAAAATCCACGCAATTCAGTTGTAACTTCATGTCTTGGCAATGGCTGCCGTTTAATCGGTTCTAATACATATATGTAATTATTATCACTTCTTGATCCGGAATAATATTTAAAACGATAATTCTTATATGTGGTAGAATATTCTTTATTTTCAAATGAAGTTATAGGGTTAGTGTAAAATCCTTTTTCTATTATAGTATTTATTTTATAATCATTTATATATGCGTTATATAAATTTACGTCAAACAACGCTAAATTAACAATAATTTCACCATTATGACAAACAGATAAATCACTGATTTGTTTAACATTAATTAAATAATCACCAAATGAAAAAATAAGCATATTTATACGATCAATTACAATCGGTTCATCTAATTCGTTATCATAATCATATACCTTAAATTCTCCAAAATGTTCTCTCATAATTTTTAATCCTTTGCTTCTTCCAACAATTCATTAACATTATCTTTCATGAACTGACTCACTTTAATATATCCTTCAATATTATTCTTCTCTCCAAAACCTCTGAATTTTACTCTGGCAGGATAAACATTTGTGATTTTATTATCTTCCATTTCTACGGTAATCGCCCATCCAAAAGTATGTAAAATCATGTTAATCCACCAAAGCATTCCACATTCACGAAATTCGCCCCATGTTTTCTTTGTTATCATGTTATTTTATCCTTTGTTATTTTTCATCATTTTATTTAAAAACATACTCATGGTATTTTTTGATTATTAGTCGTTTTAACAATATCGCTTAATTGATTGATTTTATCTTCATCAAGATTACCAATTTCATCTGCCAACTTTTCAAGAATAGGATTGATAGTTACATTCGCCAATTGTCCAAAACGTGTAATTTGATTGCTTATAAACGCTTGTGTAGAAAGTTCGTTAGCCATAATATCGTCAACACTCATATCTAATAATATCTTAAAATCAGACACTTCATTTTCAGGAATCATGCTCAAAATTTCCTTAACCAAACCGTTTTCTGCAAGTAAATCATATTCTGCCGCTGTATTACTAAAATTAATATCAATATTTGTATACATATCAATAATGTTCAAAGTGAATAGGAGATAGCGAGCAACTGAATCAACTCTGATATTACCTGTTTCTTTTCCATCTTTGTTGTATTCATGAGTTGTTATTTTTGCTATACGTTTTGCTTTTGATAATTTTTCTGTAAATGCAATATATGTTTTTGTTTGTAAATTATCTTTTAAATAGGTCTTTTTTAAATTATCACTTACAGGCTTATTATATCCGTTAATAAAATCTTTTACCGTCATATTCATTATTTTCCTTTCAATCCTAATAATCTATATTTCTACATCGTAATTACACCATTTCTGATATAACTCTTTGGTTTCATTCTTTCTAAAAATCATTATAATTATTTTCCTGTCGTTCTTTCCATCGTAACTTGTGTAAATGTCAATCGGATATACTTCATTTGACAGATAAAATAACTGCTGTTTTTGATTAACAATGCGTACTGATTCTGTCGAATTATATTCAATCTCAGCTAAGTTTGATTTAACATTCATACCTTCTCCTTTTATTCCTTATCATAATATTTAGAATTCTAAAAATCGTAAAAAATAGGGGAATACAAAAATTGAATAGTCAATTCTTATATTCCCCTATATATTTATAAAAATCACTATTCAACATCTTCAACAGTCTTCTTCTTAGACTTCCGATAATTCTTTGTCTTTATTTCTTCTTCAACATCATCTTCTGATTTCATAATGTTTTCCAAAGGTTCTTCAATAATTTTATTTTCTTCAATAACAGGTGTAATTACCACATTTTCTTCTGTCATAATTTTTGCAATAGAATTTTTGTAGCTTTCACCGAAGTTTTCAATATTAGATAAATTCAGTTTATCTAACTGTGCTTTTGCTTCATTTGCTGTTAATCTGCCGTCTTCAAAAGAAGATGTTATATTATATATATCCCGACATTTTTCTGAACAAAAACAAAATCTCCATGTCTCATTTGGATTATCTTCTTTACAATGCGGACAATATGTATATTCATTAAAATCTACACAGCAACGTCTTAATTTACTATTAGCCATTCGTTTCCTCCTTAAAAATAGGGCAGTGTGTTAAGCACCACCCATAACTAATAATTCAGAATTGAATTAGGCTACTTCCTCATCCTCATCAATAAAGTAAAGTTCAAATAATACTTTATTGGTAGAGCATGTATCAAGCATGATTGCACCATTGAAATCCATATTCTGATTATCCCCGCCAGAAAGATTTAAAGTGAATTCTGGAGAAGGAATGAATGAAGGAATATAGATTACGGCAGCCTTGAAGTTTTCCTTATCACAAGGATCTACAACAAGAGCTTTGAAATACAATTCATGAGAAGCTGGGAACTTGTCACCAGAGTTCACAATCTTAGCACCACTGTAAACAGTTTTCTTATACTTAACAATATACTGCACTTCATCTGAATCAATAGGTGGTATAAGTGTTGCACTGGCGGCTACATAACCCTCTTCTCCGGCAGTACCAGATTCCTCCACAGTTGTAATTGCATATTGAGTAGTAGTAGCAGCAGAACCAAGAGTATATTCTGCACCAATAGAACCTTTTGTGCTTAAAGCATTTACAACTACAGAGCCTTCTACATATCCTGTAATATCAAGTGTTTTACCTGCATCAACAGTTGTAATGATAGGCATTACAATACCATTATCCTTTGTTGCAATTTCTGCAGATGTAGCAGAGAGTGTCTCAATAACTGCAAGGTTAATAAATGCATTAGTACCATTTACTTCACCCTTTTTGCCTGAATATTTCCTATACACTAAGTTACCCTGTGCATCAGTAATATCTGTAGAATCAGCAGTAATTTCAATACTTGTGTCACTCAAATTTGTGAGTGCGTATAAAGGTGTACCATTAGATTTTGCACCATAACCGAACTGTAAACGCTCGACTATGATATCTCCAAGTCTAAACGAAGCCATATTTTTTCCTCCTTATAATTTTGTTTTTTAATTTTTTTGCAATAAAAAAAGAACGGTTAAAACCGCTCTTAGTAACGTTAAGAAATATTCCTAAAGAAATTAAAATTTTCCTTATCAATTTTGCTGGTATCACAAAATCCACTATATGAACCATCAAGCAAAGCTCTACTTGATTCATAAATTTGCAATCTTTGTACTGAGTCCATAAACTGATAAATTCCAACCTCTTTTAGTTCTTTTAATTTGTATTTAAATCCTGGATGATTAACACAAGTAGAAATTAATGGGAGAAGAGTAGAATTATCTGAATCTTTTTTCTGAGATAAATTCATCCTATCTTCCTGTATCATCCAGCTTTTTGCTGTTTTCCCTTTTGCTTTTTCCACTTTTGGATGTATATTCATCATTGTACGAATATACTCAGCTATTACCATATAATCATCTTCTGATATAAGTAAATTTTGACTTGCACTGAACAAACATAATCTCTGTTCATCATTATTCTCAGAAATATTTTCAAATGATCCGATTGCGCGTAAAAGAGCGTTAAGGTTTAATAATTTAAAATCATCAAATTGAATATTTTTAAATAAAAGTTTTAATGGGTCTTTTTCGACAGTTGGAATGAGCATTGAAAACACTTCAATATCCTTAATCTTGCACCAATCTATTTTATTTTCCCAAAGGAATAATCGAATCGAAGTAGAGTTATAAAGAAAAGGAGAGAGAGCACGATAAAAATTTTCTTCACCGATTTCAAGAATGTCACCGATTGTAGGCATTGATATTTTAATATTAGGTACAACCTCGTAATCTTCACCAAAGTACATTTTCAACTTGTCAAAATGATACTCTTTTTTTTCGGATTTTTGTTTTGATTTATTTGTATCCTCGATAATTGCATTTTGCAATATATCAAGAGCTTCAACATTACTGTTATTTTCCAATCAAAACCACCATCCTACTTACGCAATTTATAATTTGCGCTTATGTTTGTTTTCCCATTGTAAGGTGTGTTTACTAGACCATTTAAATCAACGATTTGGAAAATGAGAGTACGCATAATGTAATCATTATCAGTTGTAGATCCTTTAGAAGAAACGAGTTTTGCTTGCATACCAAAAATATTAGACCAATTAAACCTTTCTCGCAAAATAGAAGCTATTAAGTCATGTCTTGGAATGCCAGTTCTTATGTCTATAGCATCTTCATCTTTTACAAAAATCATAAAAGTTATTTCTGTATATTTTTGAATATTATTATTCCTAGGCAATTCATCAAAACCCACTTCATAACATATATAACTGTTTACTTTCGTTTTCGTTTCCGGAAATGATAAGAATGGTCTGATATTTGCAGATTCTCCGAAATACCTATCCCATTCACCTAAAGGATTTTGATTTTCATCCCAATTGATATTTCCATCATCATCAAACAATTCAGATTCTAAATCTTGTTCATGCAAAGCATATAATAGTTCTGGACACTTCAATAAAGCATTTTTGATAATGTCCTTGTATTTAATATTGTCATCATCAGGAGTAGAAGCGTAAGCACGAAGCTTATTTAATAAATCATCTTTCGTTACAATATCTGGCATAATTCACCTCCTTAGACGACTAGCTCAAATTGAGCAGTTGTTTCAATTGCTTCTGTTGCTGTGCATACAACACACTTTATATCCAATGTCTTTCCGAGATAACTTCTATCATCGGTAAATTTCAATTTTATCTGATTAAACGTAGAAGTGTTTAACCAAGTTACTGCATCTGTCAAATCCTCATCGCCTACACTGCAAGTCCACTTGAAATCAGCAGAAGAGTAGTTATCCGTGATTTCAGTATCGGAATCATTGTAGATTTTTGCAGTGAGAGTTTTGTAACTTCCGGCAATTTTGATTGTGGATGTTGCGGCGGTGATTTTAGAATAGTTGATTGTGGTAGGAGCTATGTCAGATGGGTCAGTTGGAGTGAGAGAGGAATCTGTTTCATAATAATCAGCGTACATTGCCGTGATATTACCGTCAGAATCTCTTTCGATGTAATCTGTGTGATCGTTCCAAAATGTCTGGTACAAAGTGAGTTTCTGTAAACCAATTGGTTTAGTATTCTCAATTTTTGTCACTGACCATATAGTAGGATTGTCAGTTTTTGCGCTTACAACCAATCGAATTGTTTTATTGGTATCTGAGTTATACCAGAATTTTGCAGTGATTGGATTTAGTGGGAACCATATCTTATCCTGGTTATCAGGATGTGTAAAATATCGGTCGGTATACTGTCCGATCGTGTAGGAGTTCTGATTCCTGGTGATTCCCCACATTTTTCGTAAGATTCTTTCTTGTCCATTTCGTTCTACCCAAGTTAAATAATAATCAACCGGTAAAACAAGATATTTAACAAATTGATTTGCTATTTCTTTGTCACAAATTATCCACTTATGATAAACTCCTGTATCATCTGGAATATCACAGTACATTCCAATTGGGAAAGCTACATCATAGCGATTGTGATAATCAGTTTCAAAATAATAAAGTTCATCATTTTCATTAAAGCTTAATTTCTGCGATGGACGAAATTGCAAGTAATATTCTACTTGATCTTTATCTAAAGAACGATAGCTTTTAATTATAAATTTTGCATCAATGCGAGTTTTTGTGGTATGCTCGTATGTCATATGATCTTTGAGTGATGGTTGGTCATCGTGATAATAATCGTAGATATAGCAAACACGACTCTGCGGGTCATTCCAAAAAGTTTCTTCCATCACAAAATCACTATTTTCTTTATGGATCTGACCAATTGTTTTTGCACCATTATTCTTAGCGGCAGAAATTTGCCTCGCAGTATTTAAACTAGGCATCAATATCCACCTCCTCAAACATTTGCTTAACATATCCATGTGCGTCTAAAATCAATCTTCTAAATACAGGATAGTTAAACGGTTTATGACGAACTTCATCATAGGCTGCTTGAAGTGTAGACATAAGTGATACCATATGAACCGGCTCACCCAATAACTCATTAAACCCACCATATCTATATAACAAGTTATTGAAATATCTTAAATAATCATCTTCTGAACTAAATAATTGTTCAGTAATTCTTTTATCTTTATGAAGTAGTAATTTATGTATTTCAGAGTGCATAATTTCAGCATTGAGTTCAATTTGATTGTCAGAGAATTCACCATATAAATATTCCATAGTTTAATCTCCATTAATATAAGAGTTATACATGTAACCGTAATCTCTAATCTTTTTATTTAACTCAGTTTTCATGCTATCAAGACGGTTAATCATATTACTATGACCATCCAAAATTTTTTTCTCTTCCTTACCGCCTATCATTGGAGCAGTATATAATACTGAATCTACTCTTGGCTGTAACCATTCAATTACCATACCAAGCGTAAAAATGTCAGTTACAAATTCATCATCTGAAAATTCATCGACTGAATTATTTAACTCATATGTAATCTGCATTATTTCATCATCCAATGTGATAGAAGAAAAGAGTCTGCGTACTCTTGGATTGCCGATAACCATATGCAATCTTTCTACATAAATTTCATTTAATACATTTTCATCTAAAGACAATTCTTTTGGGTCGTCTATTTTTCCACGAACCCGACTAAATATTGTTTCATAGGAGAGCATAGTAAGCCTCCTTCTACTTTACAAATAATTCACTTAGTAAATTAAAGTCAGAATCAAAAATTTCACTCAAAGCTCTTACCTTAGAAATACTATCCAAACGTCCAGATGCAATTTCTGTTGCAATCATTTTGCATAGAACGTTTTGTGTTGCAGCAGGAAGTTTTGCAATTTCAGTTTTCATACGAGATATTGGAAGAGATAAAATTTCCAATAAATCTTCATTAGTGTACATAGATTCATATACACGCTTTACCGATGGGAAATCCTCTAACAAATCATCGTCCAAAATCACAAATCTTGGTAAGAAAATATGGTCTGAACCTTTTCTGATAAGTGACACTAAATCTCTATAATTGATTTCACATTCTTTACCGTAATCTTTAAACTCATATGAATTACCAGATTTACAAGTAACATTTAATCCACCAACGCAAACAGACTGACATAAAATATAATCAGAATCAGTAAATTCTTTCTTTACTTTTTTTTCTTCAACTTGTTTTGAAGTAGTTTCTATCACTTCATCAGTCTTATTTTCCGCAACTTCATCTACTTGCTTAGTGGCGGTTTTCTTTGTATAAGCCATAATAATTTTCCTTTCTTTTCCATACAAAATAGGAGAGTACAAAAGCACTCCCCTAAATATAGTTTAATTAAATTAATCTTCAGTAATAACCCATTCTCCGAAGTACCGACCGAGACGAGTAGCAACACCAAACTCTCTCTGAACTTCATATTTCATAAGGTCAGCGATATTGCTGTTAGCTTCACCTCTGTCAGTAATTTCCTCAATAAGAGTTTCACCAACATCAACCATATCAACGAGTTTATTGTCACCTGCTGCAAATATCCAAAGAGTATCATCCCTATACATATCTTTTGTTACATTGTTCTTTGCAAAACGCTGTGGAATTTCAATAAGCTGATAACGACCATAATTACCAAGTCTACCAAGAGAAGCTACAGACTCCTTCTGAGAATCAGCAATCCAATCAACATTAACGAGATTTTCAAGTTCCTGAAGACCTACCATAGTACCCATAATAACAACATCAGCGTTATCATTTGCTACAGATACATTCTGAAGAACCTTGTTAAATTTCTTACGGTTTACCGTATTCAGCGCACCGGTTTCAACAAAGCCAGTCTGAACAGGAAGTTTCTTAGGTGCTTCGTAAAGTTCAGCAAGAACAAGTTCCTGTGTCTTTTCTGTAAATGCCGTAGTAATTGCATCAATAAGCTTTGTCCAGTCTTCCTGACCGATTAAATATAAATCAATATCACCACCAACAGCAGCACCATAAAGGTCTGTTTCAATAGAATAAGTCTTGCCTTCTGGCAATCTCTGGAGCATTGTATCATGGTGTCTCTTACCCATTCTTGCAACAGAAAGAATTACATCATCTGCTTCATTTACAAAAAGATTTTCCTGACCTTCTTTAAGATTCTTGTAATTAACAAGTGCATTAAACCACTCATTCTCTTTAAGACCAGTAGTAACAGTCCAATCAACAACTTCCTCAATTACATCGAACCACTGACGACCATAATCTCTGTATGCACGTTTACGATCTCTTAATGAGGAATCTTTTGTAATACCAAAGATTTTACGTGACATTTCTCTAAGAGTTTCTTCAGCTTCCTTCTTAGTAATTCCTTCTTCAAGGTCATTCTTATATAAGTCAAACATTAAATTCTTAACTTCATCATATGTAGTTTTCATTTCTGCAAAAATACCAAGTGTTCTTGTATCAAAATTCATCTTACTCATTATTCTCTAATCCTCCTTTCTAATTATTAGGCAACAACGTGCTTCTGACCGCTGATAGTTACCTTTGCACCAGCTTTAGGTGTACCTTCAAATGCGTTTTCACTAAGTTCGTAAACATCAGTTACAGTAAGAAGTAAGCCTCTAACAGTTTTTGTTCTGTCTGCACTTGCTTCATTAAAGAAGTTCTTTTTAGCTGTAAACTTTGCATTGTAGTCTTCAGCAATTTCAGGAACTTCATAAATAAGAATTGCTGGTTCATTAGGGTCAATCTTCTTAACCTCTACATACCAGTTTCCATCAGCAGCTTGCTCGGTAATTTCTCCCTCAAAAGCAGATGGTGCGGCAGCTACCTTATACTGATCGAAACTTACATAATCACCTTTACCAACAACAGTACCGTTGTCTGTGTCTTCACTAATTACCATGTTTAATGTTCTACCAACACGTTCAGAGAGGACTTTGGTAGGATAAGCATAGTTGTGTTCTTCTACGGAATATCTAATTGCCATAGTGTTTTTCCTCCTTTATTTTTAAAATTTTGGCATAATAAAAAGCCGTACAGTTTTGCACGACTTCAAATAATAATTGTTACATTTTCTTTATTTAATTCTTGTTAAATAAGTTTCCATAACGACTAGGTTTCTTCTTTGTATTATTTGGATTTGCAAACAGTTTTACAGAAACTGTCTTTCTCTCTTCTGTCTCTGTAGTAGCAGAGAATTTACCGCCGTTAAGAGCATATTCACCAAGAAGAATCTTAGCTTCTTTCTCTAAATCTTCAACAGAGTATTCGTCCATCTTGGAATATAATTCTGCATAAGAAGCATTTTTAAATTTACCTTCTTTATCTTTTTCAGCGAGTACAGAATAATCTTTCTTAGAAAGAACTGCTTCACGCTGAGAGTGAAGTTCTTTCTGCTCTGTGTTAGATTTGAATTCTACGAGAGAAGCGTAGTTGGAACGCATTTCTTTAAGAGATTCCTGTTCCTCTGCGGTTACAAATTCAGCAAATACTTCAACTCTGTCACCTGTAAGAGAAAATACATCATCTTCCTCTTTATAAGTTTGTTTGAAATACTTGCCATTCCAATAATCTTCCATAATGACATACTTTTCATATACAGTAACGCCATAGTATGTATTGTCAGCCTCGCCATATTGGGTATTTACTAGCTGCGAGATAGCCCATATCTTTTCATCCAGAGAAATTTCAAAACATTTATCTCCATGCTGAATAGATACAGAATAATTTCCCTCTGACTCTGTTGGAGTTTCCCCTGTTTCAGGTTCTTCTTGATTTTCTGTCGCTTCTGTTTCTTCTGACTCAGTAGTATCTTCAACAGTTTCTTCTTCGGAGGTTTCATCGACTGTTTCCTCAGATTCATTCTCTGTTACAGTTACTTCCTCCTCAGTGGTTTCTTCTGTTTCAGTCACTTCCTCAGTATCAGCAACTTCCTCAAAATCTTTCTCCACGATTGTTCCTCCTTCCTTAATTTTGTCATTTATATCAAGACTTGAAAGAATAGTATTTAATTTCTCTAAAGCCTCAATTAACTTATCATTTTGATCATAATTTAATTGTTTATTGTCAATACTGAAATCTTCTATTTTGAAATTTGAACCAGCCATACCTGGTTTTGTTTTTGCTGACAAAAGTGTTAAGCCTGATACATAAAAATCGTCTAAAACCAAAGTATTATTTTTGCTATTAAAGCTCATAGATCTAATACAAAGTTCAATTGAGCAATCAACAGTGCCGCGCCTATTTAAAATATCAATTGCATCTTGGCAATATTCGTCATATAAATAGCCATGTAGAACAGCTCTATTTACTTCGGCTTCTTCATCATATTCAATAGATGTTTTTGTACCATCAATAACACCAATAGGCTGTTCTTGATAAATCATTTTATCTTCGCCATTTTCATCTGTTTCAATGAAATAATCATGGGAACCAAAATCTAATTCGCCGGTTTCTTCATCTTTCTTAATGTGTGCTAATATAGGACGCAAATGAGATGATGGAACATTTTCTTTAAAAGATTCTTCTTCAATTTCAGATTTGTTCAAGTTGACATGATCGTGAAAAGCACGGCTTATAAATGGTGTGAGTCCTTCAGTTAAGCGGTCAGCAGATTTATCTTTCTTTTCAAAGTTTCCTAACATTTGAACTACAAGTTCTTTTCCATATTCAGAACTATTAAAATGAGTATAATTATTCTTTTTGCAGAAATTGTATAGTTTATCAATGGTCATAATTCTTTTTGACATTCTTTAGCCTTACCTCCTTTCTTAAATAATCTGCTTAAAAAATAAGCATAATAAAAACCACTCAGAATAGGAGAGTGGCTAAATACATAACATATTACTATATTGTATCTTTGATTTATCTATATCATCTGAAAACTGTAGCTTGTCAGTATTCAGAAATGTAGCATAACCATCAGAATTATCTACTTGCTGAAAGCCTAATTTTAGGAGTTCGATAGCAGTAGACACATCATTAGTTTTTATAAAATTTTGTTTCATCCTATCACTCCCTAATTATCATTTAATTCTTCGTCTTTTGTCCTTGATCCAGCATCACTTATTTCCGTATCACTAGATTCAGGTCTACCACCTTCAGAGCCAGATACAGTATTTGAACTCGTAAGATTTTGAAATCTCTCAGTAAGTCCTAATACATCATTCTCTAAGAAATTCAAAGACAATGTATCTAATTCACTAAATCCATTAAGACTGTTAATCGCAAGAATATTAGGATAACCATACTGTAAATCTTTTTGCATAGATTCTTTAAATGCGTCTTTTGTATATGCAGAAATTTCAAAAAACTTTACTTTCGAAGGATTAGAAACCTGATAAGAGAGCATACGATTTGTCCAACCTTGAATCTGACCTAGTAAATTTGAAATGGCAAATTCTGTATCAGCCCTTGTCGCTGAACGGAATGCCTCTGCACCAGAGATAGTAGAGGAGTTAAGAATCTGAGCACCGCCAGAAGTATTTAATACTTCTTTGGTTGCCTTCTGAACTTTCGTTGTGTCTGTTGCTTGGTCATCAGAGAATGAAATAGTGTCTAAGGGGATAGGCGTGATAGCAGCTCCCACATAGTCGGGCAAACTCTCGACCATTTTGTTATAATAGTCCACAGCCAAATCGACATTTACAGCCCACTGGTCTGGGTCAGTTGCCCCTGAAAGTGTAGGTATTGTTGCCGTGATTAACTTATAAATCTGTTGCTCATCAGCCACAGCCTGTACATCAGATAAATTAAGCAATCCTATTAAATCTATAAATAATCCGCTGTAAATCGGGACAACTGTTTCCCAAGATTCAGCTCTCGACTTAGTACATATTGCGTATTCATTGGGCATAGGTTGCCATTTATTTTTATTATTTCCACCATATGCCTTATACATGGAAGATAACGGTTCACCTAAAAATTCAAGAACATCTTCATATTTTTTGTAATTGCTCATGTCTACATAAAAAGAAAAGTCACCAGTAAAATACTTTCCAGAAATTTTGCAGTATTCTGGTGGGATTTTTAAAATGAACATACCTGTTTCATCTAACCAACAACAACCATAAAACACATCTTCAATAAAGTTATTGATTAGTGGTGAAAGCATATTATTCTGTAAATCCATTAATTCCAAGGTTTTTAAAGTTTCATAATAGGATTTCAAAATTGATTCTTTATCATTATCCTGAGTTGGATCATATGGCGGTACAACATATCTTGCATTCAAATCAAACATTGTCGCATTGTACATTATTAATCTGAAATATACTTGACAACGATAGAAAAGGTAGCGGGAAAGTCCACGTAGTTCATCTTCGTAACTATCTATATTTTGAAGATATGTAATAACATTCTCTTTACTATAAGAACTGATAGATATCTGACGAACGGTTTTAGTTACATCACGAACTTGTTTAAAGGCTTGTTTTGACTGTTCAAAACGTTGCTGATTTTGTTGTAGTTTTTCCATATACTGTTTTCGTTCAGCAGCAGTTGGTTGTTTCTTTGTAGTTGTAGGAGATGTTTCTGACATCTCTTTTTTAGATTGTGCCATTTATTAGATAAACACCTCCTTTCGAGATTTTTGTATTTTGATTTTAAGATTATATTTTTCGTGATTGTGGGACTATATTTTTCTGGATTTTGGTCGAGTCGGTTGACGGATTGGAAGTTTGTTGATTAGACCCTTTGTATCTGTTTGAATTCTTCTATTCGTTATGTTTTTTCTTCTTTCACACATCAAGCCAAACGAGATCATACACGCCGTATACGACCTATCATCATGGAGCTTATTAGCTTTTTCAGGCGTAAGTTCAAAAGAGTCTTTTCCAGAATCTCTTTTTTTTCGAACCATATTAACTAATTCCTCTTTTAAAGCATCCATATTTGCTAAAGCAATTTTATCTTGCCAATCGAGTTTAATTATCTTAGTATTTACTGATTGTATCTTCCCAAGTTCATCATTTAGCTTTACTTCAAATTCCTTCTCATTTAATTTCTGCTTTTTTAACTCTTTTGTGATTTCTTCCCTCGCAGCTTTTAATTTTTCTTCATCTATATCAAAAGTAGTTAAATAATCTTTATTGTCATATGGAGCAGTAAAACTAATTTTATCTTGATTCATCAATTCAATCATTGCTTCATACATTTCTGATTTATAAGCAGCAGGAGACATAAGATGTACTTTATCAACAGCATTAGGAAATTTCTTTACATATTCTGCCGAATATTCTTTATCAATTAACCCTCTATGTACAATACCGGCAGAATCTGTCCAATCAGGCATCAGGTAGTCAGCGATGTTGACACCACCACCCCCGCTTCCTGCGTCAATGTATATACCTACTATATTCCCATATGCATCAGCACCACCATTGTAGTCTAATATTACTTTTTTCAAATACTCAATTTGATCTGGTGTTTGCATAGGCGATTTTATTTTCTTACCGACATCAATAAGATTTATACAATTCACTAATCTAACACGCTTATCTATACTTCCGTCTACTTGTTCAAATTCATATAATTCTCCAACTAAAATAACAGAATTATCTCTGGAACGAGCCGGATCGTATGAGATGATGAATTTTTTATCACCTGTGTCATTATATAGAAGGGGTTTTCTTACTTCTTCATTTCTTGTAATAACACCACGCTTAATAATGGCATCACTTCCAGCTTCTGTGGTAAATTCACAGTAATATTCACGCCTAGCTTTTTCGGGGTTTGTTCTCATTTCAGATTCAACAGAAGAACGAGAGAGTAGTGGAGATATTATTTCACCATGAAGAGTTGGTTTAAAAGCAATTTCACAATCTATATGTAATACGCAATAATCAGGATCACCAATAATTTGTTTTTTTGAAAAGTCTCTATATAGTTTCCAAAATTTAGTGTCAGTAGATGAAGCAGAACTAATATAAAATTTTTGATATGGAATTTCTTGTGGATAGCATCTTTGCCTAATAGGGTCAATAGATTTACCATCTTGCGTTTTACCGGTTTTCAGACTTCTTTCTACAATAGCAAAGGCACTATAAACATTCATCATTTCTTCTGATAAGAAGCCACTTTCATCAAAAATTATGCTGCCTCGAAACCCCCTTTTAGCGTCTATATTACTATTAAGAGTCATTGTCATGGAATTATTATAATTTGTATATTTGAATCCATTTGACGAATGGCTGAATCCGTCACCAGCAGCATTATTTATTTCAACTTCATTCTTAAATATATAACCAGTAGAACCTTGAAAAGTGTCAATATTATCATTTGCCAAACGTTCTAATGTGGTAAAAGTTTGTTCAGCCTGACCGCCAGAACCGCTTGCAATGTAAGCCCAATAGTTGCAAAAACACATATCTTTAGCCATTAACTCTAAATCAATTACTGTGCTTTTACCGAAACCTCTTGTGCATACACAAAGCACATTTGGACATATCCAACTCCTCTGTACCATAAGTGCTTGCGCATCTAAAAGTTCTATATTGAACATGATATCAATCATCTTCACTGGATTGCATTGAAAATATTTTTGCATATTTGCAATTTTCACCAATGATTCTACTTTCCGCATAGACATATTATAAGATTGCGGTTTGACATAGATACCGTATTGCTTATATATATCTTTGTCATAATCTAAGTATAACTCATTTACATAATCAATTTTCCTCATCTGACACCTCATTTACTTGACTTTCAGTGTCGATATTTTCATTTTTAATTTTATCCTCATCTGCATTAAAAACAGAATACAAGTCTCTTAAATCTACAAGATTCTTGTTTATATCAATATTGTTATCATTCATGTAATCCTTTAGGTCTAAATTTTCACGAAGCAGAATGCGGTTAATTTCTTTATATGAATTGCGTTCCTTTCTTAATTCAGAATTAACACTACGCATTTCGGCAATCATATCAGACCAATCAGATTCATCTAGGCGAAGTTGCTTAAATATGGAAGCATCACTTATTTCTTGTACCTGTTGCATACCTTTACAAGTAGCAATATCAAAACCATTTACTTCGCCTTCTCTAAGATTTAAATCTTTAATCCTTTTTATTTTACCAGTCCAAGTGTTTTCGCCTTTTTTAGCATTTTTGTTGTACTTTAAAGAGATACAACTGTCTTGTGCCAAGTTTGTAATAACAGAAGTAATCTTTCCTTTGCTATCCTGTAAAGAACGAATAGTTGCAGAATTTTTTTCAATATCATTAACATCTGACATAAGTTTTGCAACCGTATCATCAATTTTGGATTGTTGAAGAAAACCACGAACAATAGCAATAGCAGAAGAAGTACGCATCATATCTTCATTAGCATCTTCACTTGCATCAAGTAGTCCTAACAATTGAGAATATAAAAAAGGTTGGTCTGCTAAATCTTCTTTCTCAAATGGGTCGTAATTTAATAATCTTACGACATCCTCTTTATTTTTTATAAAACTATCATATGTATCTTGTCCCATATGTTGTTCTATTAATTTTGATTCGTCTTGTGGTTTCTCGTCATCATAGACAACCTTTTCCTTAAAGAAGTCTGAATCAAAATAAGTTAAGCCAACATAATTTACCATTTGGATGTTTTTCGAATATGCAGACCACACATTATGTTTTACTTTTCCAGCAACCAAATTTTCAGATTCTTGAATACTGGCATTCCACACAGTATTAAGAAAGGGCTTTTGTAAATATTTAAGAGCTAGGATAACGCTTTCTTTCGTAGGTTCGTGTTCTTCTCCATTCTTATCTACACGTAAAGCGATTTTTCTCGCACATTCACGGCAGATAGGAGTACAGGTTGTCTCGCCGTACATAGGATCGGTATTTATATAAAATCCTTTTTCTCTATCTTTATGTTTTTTACACATCAGGCAAAAAGCTGTACTTTCAAATTTATCCAATTTCTCTTGTAGTTCATTTACTTTTTCTCTTGCTTGCACAGCCGTCAATTTAGCCGGTTGTACTTCTTTTTTTGTAGCCAAATTAACGACCACCTCCTTTTAATCCAATAAAAAAAAGAGTATTAACCTACTCTTTTTTGCTCATCTAATTTATGCATTTGATATTCTTCCTCGTATAACCAAATATACCCCTTGTAACTAGACTTTATATGTCTACAACATTGTGAAATCATATTTTCATGAAATCCATTTCGTCCCGCTTCATGAATAGAGTTAAAAATATTTATTATATGATAATCATTATCAATTTGATAAATTTTATGTACTTTTACAGATTCCAATTTTCTCTTTGCTTCATCACAATATTTTTTATCAATAATTCTATCTTTATCATTAACAAATTTCCATATATATCCATAAGCAGATAAAGAATGATGGTTGCAACAAGAATTAATCTTTGAAGGATTAAAACCGGCTTCCTTTATTTCACAGCCATGATTCCATATTTTTATTAAATTTCCATCTAAATCATATTGTTCAACAGGTTTCTTTTGCTTCCTATTTAAATGATAATCTATATCAAAATTATCATAATCATCTTTATATATCCAAATAAATCCTTTAACTGTTTTACTAATTCCTTTATTGCAACAAGAGTAAATTCCGCGACTGTCTATATTATTATTCTTCGCCACTTGTGCTACACTCCAATATTCTGCAACAATATTTCCATCAAAATCAATTTGTAAAACTTCCTTTGGATTCCTTATTTGACTAAAATATTTTCGTTGTTCATCTGTCCATTCTACAGTTGTATAATTGTCTTGTCCTCCAGATGTCATATTATATCCATTTTTAAATGAATCATAATAATCAATCCAGTATTTTTCTCTGTCGTTTAAATCAGTTTCTTCACAAATCTCTAATATTTCAAAATCAAAACAATCTCCATTGTATTTATTCCATGCATTAACAAGCCCTTTATTTTCCGATGGATTTGAACTCTTACAACATTCTAAATGTTCTCTTAATCTTTTCCTTATATCTTTGGCTTGTCCTATATACATATTATGACTATATATGTTTTCTATCTTGTATATTCCTGTAATATTCCAATCAATCACTTTTAAATTTTCCAAATCTAATTTCTTCATTCATTTAGCCTTCTTTCCCTAGCTTCCAAACACTTAATAAAACAGTGGAAGAGTGGTGAGGCTAGTTACCACATCACAAGGTTTGCAACTCCTTGCGTCTTCCACCAAAATCGCCAACCATCAGACTCGAACTGACAAAGCCCATCATAACCGACAAGCCGTTTTCCCATTTAAACTATGTTAGCGTACAAATCATACTTATAATTTCTCTATTCCTCGTTCCAATTAAAACCAAAATATGTTATAATAAACCAAATCAACAACATAACTACAAAGAGAGGAGTCAAACTATGCTTATATCAGGTGAAATAACATGTTCTAAATGCAATAACATAATTGAATGGGAATATTTAGTACCACAAAGATTGAGTTCAAGAACATTACAAGTAGATAAATTAGACAAAAGTAAAGTGCGTCCTACAAAATTATCTAAAACAGATACAAATGAATATACATTTGAATGTAGATGTAAGAAATGTGATGCTTTAAATCGGTTCACTTATTACACTGAACTTCGTTTATAATTCAACTTGAAATTCAACAATATACTCATCATCAATGGATTGTTCCGTAATTTTTACACATTCATTCCAATGCTCTTTCACATAATCTGCAATAGCAGTAGATACTTTCTCCTTAATCTCAACAGAAGAAGTATCTATTTCTTTATTGTCAAAAATTTTAATTCCTACCATATATTTCTCCTTTTAATCTATTTCATTCCAAACAAAAAGAGCCGTATATTTCAACGACTCTTTTACCGATTGACCGCCAGATCAATCATAACTGTATTTAATTTGAAAAATTATTTATTGTCAACATTATGTTCTTTAATATGTATTAGAAAACTTCTTAATACAATTCGTATACGATATTTTTCGTATCTTACTTTTCTACATAAGAATATAAAAAATAAAATGATTAAAATTATTATTTCAATACAATAAAATTTATAATGTGAAGAATATTTCAATATCATATATAAATCTAAAATTATATTTGAAATACATCCTAAAAATAAAGAACGGCTCATTTCAGAAATTGCAATCATTTTATCAGGTTTATATATTAAATTATTTTTCTCACAAGTATTCAAACAATATGAAAAAATTAATGAATTTAAAGCTTTTTCTTGTTCTTTATTCATATGGTCGATATTTTTGATATTAAAAAAATTAACATAATAATCTCTAATATGCATAGCATCTTTATAAGATAATTCATCATTAAAAATTTTTCTATATTTTTCTTCTGTTAAAAATATTTCTCGTGGGTTCCCACCATATAAAATTTTATACAAAAATAGGTTATCAAAAATAGTACCAATTTCTTGATAAATTACACCAAATAAATAGCTGATTATAAAGAAAACTATATATTTTTCATTTCCAAAACTTTCCCATAAATCATAATATTCATATGACAAAGAAACACTAAAAGAAGTAGAAATTATAATCCCAGGAATCAACATCGTAAACAAATCAAAAACATTAAATTTTTCTACAAAACTGTCCATAATCTTATATCTCCACGAATAAATTTATGAAGATATTATACCATATACTAATATAGTTTTCTATCTCGGCTTTCTTATTTTATGTCTAAAATTATAGATTACCAAAAATATATGTACCAAGTTCCGCAAATTAAACTAGATGGTACAAATAAAAGAGTATATACTTTTCCAATAAAAAGACCTATATGTTTTGACACATATAAGCCCTAAAAATATTTCTATTAAATTATATTTTTAATATAGGGTTCGTTGCCGATTGTATTTTTCTCCATACTTAGCTTTTGGCTAATCCAGCGATTGTCTCTTGTGCGAACACAAAACGCAGCTGGCATCTCCCAATCCCTATATGTTATTTTTAAAATAAAATTTCTTTATTTATAGGCAATCAAAAAAGACCTATATGCTTTGATACACATATAAGTCAAAAAAATAATATTATTCTTTTTTCAAAATAGAATAATATGTTTTTTAATCTAAATCTAAATTTTCATGTTCCATAAATTCATCAAAATCCTCATCGCCAATCATGTCAGATACATCATTTATATCATCAAGTTCACTTTCTAACTCATTTAAACATTTCTCGTCAAAATCAACTTTCTTAATATCATCGTCTTTATATTGTTTCCTTGTCTGCTCTATAATGAAATCAATTTTTTCATCTGTCTCCATACATTCATAAAAATCGTCGATCTCAAAATATACTTCGACTTCATTTTCTACTCCATTTGTTTTTATAATATTAACAAATACTGAATATTTCATAATTATTTCCTCCATTTATATTAGATTATATCCAAATTATATAACATATTGGTATCTTGTCAAGTTTAAATGGATGCATCTGGGGTTCACACCCAAAATAGGAGAGCAGTAGTGTAACGACTACTCTCCAATATGAAAAATCAATTATTCTTTTTCTCTCCAAATTAAATCAGTAGAATATTCAAGGGTATCAACCGGAATGAAATCTGTTGCCTTATAACTATTCAATAACTCAATACATTTCTTCTCTAATTCATCTCTATCCTCTGTCGCATAGACAACAACCTCTGTTTCACCGGTAGGAACTAATACAGTTTCAGTTTTAACTTCCTGAGTTTCATCGTCAGTAACTTCTTTCGTTTCTTCTTTTGTAATGTCCTGTTTTACGGTAAGAAATCTGTATAAATTAGATTTATCTTTGATTAAAATTGAATACATAATAATCCTCCATCCTACAATACAACATCTGTAGACTGTTCAATATTGTTAGCAAGAGCACGAATCTCAGTTAACTTCTCAGATACAGCAGTCTTAATTTTCTCAATGAACAATACTGCATAAGCCTGTCCCAAAAGTTCAGGAGAATTAAATACAGTATTATTTTCATATTCTGCTGAAGGAATCTTGTCAATATCAATTACTAACTCAGCAGCGAAATTCTCATCAAGAGCAATTTTCTTATTGATTAAATTCTTAATTGTAACTTCTTCAATATCTGTATCATCAGCAGGATCACTTGTCACAATAGGAACTCCGTTAGAAAGTTTCATACCGCTTGAAAAATCAATCGTGGCATATTCGATTGTCCTTGTAAAATTATGAAGCTGATTTTTTTCAGTATCCAAGTCTATCACACTGTTACCGAGTTCAACTGCACTTATTTTAGCAGTAATAATATTTTCATTAATTTCAATATTCTGTGTTAATTTCATTTTACATTTTCCTCACTTTCTCAATATTCTCAACTATTTGTATCATCTAACTGACTGTATAATTCTCTCAAATTTACCACAATATTCTTAATCGTGTCCCTATCAAGAGAACACTGCAAATCCTGATATTTTAAATCAGTGTTATCTATCAAAAAGTCTACCTTATTTGTATCATGATTTACTTCAAATTTAGCAATAGTAGAAGATGAGAAGAGTAGTTCTAACTCTTCTAATGTCTTGCCATTATCACTTCGAATACTACGAACTTCACCTAATTTTAAAGGTCTTTCGATATTTAAATCTGACAAATATATCACCTGCTTTCTTTTATATTTTTTTTCTTTTTTATCTTTATAGCTGACATAGTAGGACTCGAACCTACGACATACAGATTAACAGTCTGTCGTTCTACCTTCTGAACTATATGTCAAAAATAGGAGAGGAGCGACCTCTCCAAAAACATAATAATAGGATGGTAATTCCTATAGCCCGTTTGTTACCGGCAAACCGACTGTTTTATTATGTCAAATTGTGCGCTGCGCAAGCCATATCAGGATTCGAACCTGTATTTCCGGTCAAGACCAGCGTTCTTTCCGTTGAACTAATGACGCACACAGGTAGAAGAACAGCGGGTGCAAATTCTTCAATTGAACAACAGCGTAAAGCACTAACTAGCTGTATTCCGGATTCCCGGATATCCAGTTTTAAGTTATTAAACTTTGCGTAATACTTTGATAAGGTTTAATGTCTCTTATCCGACATACATTTTGTTTGCCCATTCAAGGGTTCTTTTTTGTTTATTCTTCTAAACAACACATAGCAGCATCCAAATCAGTATTATGATATTTACCACATTCGCTGCAAATATAATGAATTCCATATTCATCACAAATACATTCGGATGCTATATATAATTCTTCTTCGTTTTCATTCATATTCATTTTCTTTCTTTAATTGACAAATTATGGGATTATTGTAGAATAATGGAGGCACTACCAAAAGTGGTAGGCGGTTAGTCCTTCTCCAGATTAACTGAACCCTCTGTTTACTTGAACTTTTCATGTTTAAGCAACGTGAAATTCCTGCTTCATAGACTTCGTAATCTCCATCTTCACAGGCGTAACTTCGGATAGTTCCTACCCTAGCATTATGTATTTTAAGTCATTTCTAATACTCTCAATCCTTCATTCTCAATATTGATAGCAGCATTTTCATCCCTATCTAATTCAGAATGACAATTAGGACAAATCCATTTTCTAATATCTACTGATTTCTTACCATCTCTATGACCACAAATATGACATATCTGAGAAGAAGGGTAATATCTATCTATAACAGATATTACTTTTCCACACCATTGAGATTTATATGTAATCTGTCTACGAAACTCTGATAAAGAAACATCATTCATATGTTTATTTCTTGTTTTAGAATCAGTTTCTTTCATAGACTTTACATCCAAATCTTCAAGACATATAACATCATATTGCCTTACAATATCCGTAGTCAATTTATGTAAGAAATCATTTCGTTGATTAGAAATATGTTTCTGTAAATTTGCAACTTTAATTCTTGTTTTATTCCAATTTGAACTACCAATTGTTTTTCTTGATAATTCTCTTTGTAATTTGGCAAGTTTCTTTTCTGATTTCTCATAAAATCTAGGATTTTCTATTTTAATTCCATCAGAAAATATTGCGAAATCTACAATTCCTAAATCTATCCCAACTGTTTTACCAGTCCTTTCATATTGTGAAAATTCAATATTAGTACAGCATAACGAACAGTAGTAGTGTCCATTTGGTTCTTGCGATATTGTTGCGTTAAGTATTCTTCCTTGTGGTATCAAATTGTTTTTCGTTTTTACCATTCCAAGTTTAGGAAGTTTAATATATTTACCGCAATACTTAATATTTTTATGTGAATATTTTGATTTGTACGAAAAACTATGTGTCTTCTTAGACTTAAACTTTGGATAGCCAGCATGTTCCTTAAAAAACTTTTGATATGCGTTATCTAAATCTTTCAATGATGATTGAAGAGCAGTGGAATCAACTTCTTTTAACCAATCCAACTCAGCTTTGAGTTGTTTCATATCATTAGCACATTGAACATATGAGAATGTTTCTTTATTCTGTTCATACATTTCAATACGTTTTGTGAGATATTTATTATATACAAAACGGCAACATCCAAATGTCTTTACAATAATTTCTTTCTGTTTCTTATTTGGATATATCCTATATTTATAAGATTTTTCTATTTTCATCACCTTACTTTTAATTAAAAATTGGTAATAAAAAAGAGCAGTCATCTATTTGACTACTCTAATGATTTTTATTGTTTTATACAATCGGTAAACGAAAATAACCGCCCCAGCGACCAAACTAGGCGGTTATAATCTATTATAATCAATTATTTGGGCTAACCGCTTGCTATAACGGTAGTGCCTTTGTTTTTATCTGCTTATATACTATACTTTTTTGAATTGAATGTCAACATTTTTATTTTAAATGAATTTATTCTGTGTCATCATTATCTCATTTTCATGCACTCGAAGTGCTATTTTCTTTTCAAGAACTGCCCAGTCTTCTGGTGTACCCTTATCCTCTTGTCGTATATCCACAACCCTGCCGCCAAAATTCAGACCAGCCATTTCTCTTTCAAATTCCTCATTAAAATTCATTTCTACTCCATATTAATAATACTTAGATTTTTATAATTTATTGAATAGTAGAAGTTATTAATTATGTCAAGCAAAAAATAATTAGACATATTTGGCTAGTTAGATAGAAAAATTGGCGTTAAGTGGACAGAAGTGGCAAGTTAAATAAATGCCTCATCAGATTCATCATTTTAAATCAGACAAAGTTTTTTCTTCTTGTTTTATAATTCCGTCAGAAGAAAAATATTTCCCAAAATCATCAACTGCTTCCGCATCGTCATATACGGAAATTAAGTCTTGCGTAGACCACCCAAAATATTCTTGTATAATTTTAGGTGGGAGATTGTATTTGCAAAGCCTAGAACATAACTGATGTCTTAAGCAGTGAAAATAAAATGGCTTGCCTAAAATATTTGTACATGTTTCTGCATAACTATCCATCGTAGTTATTTTTGCCTGAACCCATTTTCCGTCTTCCATAGTACAAAGCAAATATTCGCAATCAATGCCTTTTTCTTCACGTTCTTTTATCCATAAATCATAATATCTTTTAAAATCAAGAAGAGTATATTTATAGAGCATCTTTCCAGTTTTATTACCTCTTCCTTTTGTACGGATTTTCTCAGGTGTCTTCCACATTGCATCAAATATAATATTTTCTTCTTTAAAATAATCAACTTTAAAACGTGTTAATTCACGTTTCCGTGAACCGGAAAATACAGCAAGAGCAACAGCGCAAGCAACATTGTACTTTTTCTTTTCTACTAATTTATTTAACAAATCATCTACTTCTTCATCAGATAATATAGTTTTTTCTCTTACTGGCTCATTAACAGGACTTTCAATTCTTCGTACAACCGGCTTATAGGATTCGTATAAATCATCACAGATATTGTAGATGTAATTGGAAAGAGAAGATAATGTTGATTTTACTCTTCTTACACGAGCACTTGACCATCCATTTTCATTTAATCCAAAATCTTGAAAACGTGCGAATTCACGTTTGTTTATATCTACGAAAAATTTGTTTTCATTATGCAAAACATTCCAACAGAAAAAATAGTCAAGATCATGCTCGTAAGATTCCAAAGTTGTCTTTGCTCTATCAATAGAACGAAGATATGCTAAAAAATCTTTTTTTAATTGAATATTTTCAGGACTTACTTGTTCTAATAGATCTTCTGTTACAAGCGGATTGTACACAGTACCTCTTGTAGTATGAGTATCTTTCTTTTTACTCATTATTTCCTCCTTTCATTCAAATATAAAAAGAAGCGATAATAATATTAAACCGCTTCTTGTTTTCTCATTTTTATATATTCATAAATTTGTTCTGGTGTATTATTTCTTTCTCCATAAATAAAATGAAAACTATTTGGATAATTTATAAGATGACATGACTCACACAAAGTAATTCCATTAGTGATTTCATATCTTAAATCTTCGTATTCGGAAAAATTATATAAATGATGTGCATTTAAATTACCACCGCGTTTACCACAACATTGACAAGTATAATTATCTCTTTTAAAAACTTTTCTTTGCCACTCTTTATAATATGTATTATTTCTCGCCATATGTTGTTCGGTAGTAGAAAATCCTTTAAATTCTTCAACTGAAATTCCGTGCTGTCTACAAGATGATTTGATCCTATTCTCCATCGTAGATTGCGATAATCTTACCTTTTCATATCCATCTTTTTCATTATAGTAAATAGATAATAGTTCACTTCTGTTTGGTATCTGATAACCATAAGAACGAATAACATTGATAACAGTATTTCCAGTTAAATCATACATGTCACCAATTTCTTCAGAAGTCTTATGTTGCTTAAAATACAAATCTTCAATAACATCTTTTGTTAATTTCTCTGTTTTTGATTTATATTTATTATTTAATTGAAAATATGAAATCCACTCTCTAAGTGTTCTTTGGTTAATACCACATTCTTTTGCAATATCATTAGCTTCTCTACCTTTTACAATATATTCATTATATAGCCAATCCTTGTTTCTGTATGGGATTTCAACGAATATTAAATTTCCATTCTCATCTCTTGTTTTCTTTTTATGAGTAAGACATTCTGGGCAGCAATATTTATTTTCACGTAAATGTAAATAATCTTTCCAAATAATTTGTTTCAATTTTCTACAATAATCACATTGTATTGTGACTTCTTGCGTAGAACCATTACTTAAATCATCAACGCTAATTTCAAATTCATCACCATAATTAGTAAATATATATCCACGCTCAATATAATGCTTTTTATTTGCTGGGAACCATTTTACTTTTAGTTTCTTTGTAATTAACATTCTCACAATTTTCTTCTACACTGTCGCAGTAGACGCTAAATAGTTCTCAAGTTCTTCTGTTCTTTCAAAGTAATAGGTGTAATTCCCATCATTAAACTTATCTTTTCTGAAATTCGTATAATTGAAACCTGCAACAATAAGCTCAACCATTTTTTCTCTTATAGTACACCTATACCAATTCTTTTCATCTTTCATCTTCATTTACCTACTTTCCACCTACAATTTTCAATAAAAAGAATGGGAGAGAGGTAGGTGACTCTACTATGTTGGCTCATGACTTCCAACATTCCCATCCAATCAAAAAGAGCCTATGACATTTGACCGCCATAGACCCTAAAATTACAATATTATTTCTTAGTAGAAAAACTTTCTCCAATCATTTAATTCGTCCTGTATATGACACCAACTAAGCAGAAAATCATGCACACTATCTAAATACTCATTCTCAATATCTTCAATAGCTTCGATAAATTCTTTCTTACTAACTTCATTACCATTTAATGTAAATTTTTCCTTTACAGAAGAAGTAGTGGTTAGTTTCTTACTTGATTTTTCTTTGTTGTTAGTATAATCATCGCACTCGAATCGTTCAGAACATTTTTCACAATTCTTTTCATTGTGTCTGTCATTATATCCATCTTCATCCTCAAAGCCAAATACAAGAATAGAATCTTCCTCTAAAGCCAAATAATCAATATCTTTCTTCTTAAAACTATCATGGATATAATTCAAGGCACTAAATCCGTCTGAACTTATTAATTTGCCATCATATCCCCTTGTTTCTTCAATAAATAATCTTCCGTCATCAGCAATAGTGATTAAAACTTCGTTTTCGTCATCATGCAGCAAATGACATTCAGACTCATCATCTACATAAAAGTCTTCGTAATAGTCATCTAGTAAAATTCCCAAAATCTGACGTGCTACATATGCAGGAGCATACATAGAAAGTTCTTGATTTCTACGTAATGCATTATATTCCTGAAAAATATCATCAGCCAATTCATTATAAGAATCAAGAATTATATCCTGAACATAATCTTCACTTTTATAATCATATAGCATAAAGTTCCACCACCTTAGTCAGTAAGAATATTCTTAAAACTCTTGCTAATCTTAAATTTAGGCTCCTTATGCTCTGGAACAATATACTCCTCGCCCTTTCTATTTCCCATCATTATCTTTCCCTTACGTTCTGGGACAGTCTTTACACTAAATTTTCCAATGCCAGGAATGCTCACATCGTCATCTGCCTTAACTGCATCTTCAATAACAGCAGTAATAGCTGATAAAATATCTGCTACGTCCTTCTGAGGGATATCAATAGTTGCCTTTTCCTGAATCTTCTTAATAAAATCTACCTTTGTCATAAACTTAACATTTCTCCTTTTTATTCATTTATTTTTTATATTTGTCATGATTAATATAGTGAAATCGTGACATCAAAATAGGAGAGCAACAAAAGCCACTCTCCATAAATAACATTTTTATATTTTTATATTTTTTACCCATGCTGGCAGTAATAGCCACCTAACATTTTGTTCCTTATGTTTCGCATAATTTTCCCTTACAAAACTATGTACTTCTTCCAAACTCCCCTTATTAGTATCTTCTAATATACGATACTCTAACGGATTTTCATCGACACAAATTATTCTAAAATACTCAATCTCCATAATATTCCCTCCAATCTAAGAAAAACACATCAGTTACATTCATTTGCAATGCACGAGCAATAGAAATCATTGTAGATTGAGTAGGGTCTTCTTCAAAATTTGCAATCTTATTTAAAGCAGACTTCGAAACACCCGACTTCCTGCTCAATTCCCTATATGTTATGCCATTTTCATACATAATCACTGACAATCTATTTGTATCATGCATTTGCATACTCCTTTAAGATTTAAAAGAAGTATGTGTATTTCCAGCTAGAAATATCCCCTAAATTGATAATATTCTAATTTGTGTCCTTTATGGTGGACATTTTTAATTATATAGATACATTTAAAATTTCCAATAATATCCGCCGAAAATCATAAATGTGTTTTATTTAAAAATGTTTCAATATCATATCTATAATTTGTTCTCAATAAATGATTTTTTATTTCGATTGGATTCATTTTTAACACATCATCAATATTAATAGATTTTTTTGATAGAGCAGAAGTGTACTGTACAAAATCTTCAATACCGACAAAATACGTCTTATTATCCAAATCTCTAAAATTAATTATAAATCCAAATACACCTTTGTGTTTAGACCATTTTTGAAGTCCTAATATTTGACACTTACGAATCATGAACGACTGTTTCTTTGTTTTGTCCTCGAAATCTTCTCGCCAAAAAGTCAATGATTTTTCTTTTGTGGATTTAAGTTCAAGTCCATAAAATGTTCTTGTATTGTCATCGAACAAGATAAAATCACATTCGTTATTAGATGAAAACCTTGTTTCATTTCCTCCGCTCCATGCGGCAGCATTATCATTTAATCTTTTATGTAATACATGTTCAGGAAGAGATTGGATAAAAGAATTTTCAAAAACCTTTCCGAAATTTTGAGCTATTCTTTCTTCACCACCTTTAACCATGACCAGTCTTGTTTTTGCCCGCATTTTGGACACTTTTTATCTGTTGGAGTAATTTCAGTCCAGCAGCGATAACACTGAGCATACCAGCCGTCAGGATTGATGTATGGTTCAACCGGTGTTGATTTTGATATATCTTGCAAATTCATAGTACAACTTCCTTTTGTCATCAGTATATGAGTTATGGAATTAAGTTAATTCAATTGGATAACAACATTTAATACCTTTATCATTCACAACTAATATGGTTTGTGAAGGGTTCCCAGTCAATCTCTTTTGGCGAGTATATTCATCACCAGAACCGCAAAGACTTCCAGATTGAACAACCTTAATACCAGATATGTCTTCCATTGCAGGATAATGTTTATGACCACACAAGATACAATAAGGTGTCATTTTTGCCCACAGACATAATTTTGCAATTGATGCATCAGATACTGTATCAAAATCACCATGAACAGCAAAATATAACCTCTCTCTTACAAAAAATGTTGAAAGTGTATCATCAACGGTTTCATCTATAACAGTAATGTTGCTTACATTTTTCAACATTGATTTGATAAACCAAATAATAAGCGTATCTAATCTTTCTCCAAGCAGCGCATCTTCTTTTTCATCTAAACGACTATGATTTCCAGATACTCCCCTTAATTCTACTGTATTAAAATATTTTCCTAATTCATAAACAAAATCAGATATATATTCACAAGCTAATTTTACTTGCTCAATTACATTTTCTTTATTTGTTACGGAGATTACTTTGTGTATAGATCCTGATATAAGATCTCCTAAAAGAACACAAACGCAATTTTCTGCTTTATGAATTTTTTGAATTTCAATAATTTCAGATAAATATTGATTTAAACGTTCTTTTGCAATTTCTGAATCATAAACACCATTAAAATTATAATATGTAGCACCAATATGTAAATCTGATAAACAAACAATCATATCATTTTCGCTATGGGCAACGAGTGGTGTATAAGATAAATATCTATTATCAGAAATATCAGATAACATATTTTCTAATTTTTCAACAGTTGTTTCAAGACGAGATTCTTCACGCAATCTACGATTTATGTCAAGTCTTTCATCAAAAAGTTTTCTTTTTTCTTTCTGGATTTCCTGCTTTTCTAACCTTAATTTTTGGAAATATTCATCAGTATTACCATCAGTTTTCTTCTGGCTTTCTTTCCACTTATAATATTCGGACACAAAAGAGCCACCAGTAATAAACTGACTGCTCTTACGTAGAGTGTCATAATGAATATTTAGATTATATTTTTCTACAAGTTCATTCCATTCTACATCTGTTATTTTTTGAACTTTATTAGAACAATCCTTTAATAATCGTTCATATGATTCTGGTGTTAATCCATACTTTGATAATTCTTCTTCAAAATTATACAATCAAACACCAACTCTCTATTCTTTATCATCTGGGAGTTCGAATACCAACTTAAAATCACAAGTAGTAATTCCATCTGGAATCTCAGCAATAACCTGCTCAGTAATATCTTCGCCAGTATTAGTGTCAATCAACTTTAAATTCTCTACTGAAATATTCTTTAAATCTAAAGTCTTCTTACATGGTGTTGTTTTACTTTCCGTTTTCTTGATCTTAAACATATATTATTTTCTCCTTTTATTCCTTTATATTTTTATGCATATTTGAGTAAATATCCGTAAAAATAACTATTGTGCGGATATTTGCTTAACTAAATTGTATCAGCTAATACTAATAGATTTTTGTCTCAATACCTACCCAAAAGAAAACAAGTGACAATACTACAGAATAGTAGTACTATCACTTGTCATAGAGAGGTAAATAGATTGTAAAAATTGCAAAAAGCATCTATTATCAGACACTTACAAAAGAACTGAAATATCTTTCATAATTTCAACCAATTTTCGTACCTATAAGCAGATACATCATAATTGAGCTTTTAACTCCTATTTTCTTCCTCATTAAACCATTTGTTTAATATCTAATATCTGTACTCGAAAGTACCTTTTGATCAAATCTTGTGAATAACGAAACGATTTTCAAAATATCAAAATATCAAAATATCAAATTGTTGAAATTACAAATTAGCAAAATAACGCTTCACGATACATATCACGCCAATTATTTTTGATAATTTGAGCCAGTATAATGACTGGTCGGTATTAAAGACTTTCATCTTTATCTTCTTTTTATATGTAAAGTAAGTTTTATTCACTTATCTATTCTTTTAGTACTATATGGTTAATACAAAACCTTGCAGCATTACACTTCACCTGCAACCGAAGCGATTGACAATCACAAAATCCACTTCAGTTCTTGCGCAAGTGCCTGATATTGGTAGAAGAGGAGAGTAGTACTATCGAAGCACTACATCCTCAAATTTATCATTTACATCATAGGTTGGTTCAAAATTAACAGCCGTATTAATTTCAATTGCATCCAACTTTGCTGATACTTCATCACATTCCTTAGAAATCTTTTTAATTAGACCCTTTACATCGTTACGGTCAAACTGAATAGAAGTTTTCTCAATTACATTGTAGTAATATCTAATCTGATTACCGTCCTGAAAATTGAATTTATAATCTGAGCCTTGTTTCTGCTTTTCCGAAGGCTTAATATCAACAATATTATTTAATGCATAAACAAATTGCTGCTTTTTCTTATTCATTGAAATTGCATTATCTATATTAATCTCTGTACCGGCTTTTGCCTTTGCGATAGCATCTTGCAGAGATTCCTTCTCTTTAATTACTTTAACAGCAAAATCAATAACGTCATTTGGTGTAAAATCTACGTCATATGGTTTCTGTGCGGTAATCACTTCATCAGAAGCTTCGTTATTGGCTTTTGAACGCAGATGTTCTTCTATTGTAGTAGTTACAAAACCTCTGTTAGATAAATATTGATGCGCCGTGATTAGCAGATTATCAAGATAATTTGCATAACGATAAGATTCCTTTAAATTCATATTTTTCTCCTTTTAATCCTTTGGTTTTTTATTATAATTTTCTACTTGTCTAAGAACTAATTTTATAATTTTATTGTTTTAACTTTTTACTAGGTTTAAAACTTATACACTTTGCAGTTGGTATTTCTTCAATGTTTCCATCAACACTTTTTCCAATATACGAATTTCTAATGTAAGGCGTAAATGTTCCAAAACCCTCAATTTTAATTTTTCTATTACTTATTAATTCTTCTTTTAAAACATTAATAAACGAATTTATAATTTGTTCAATATCCTTTTTAGTAAATTTTTCACGATTATTATTCCAAACCGTATTTATTATTTCGTTTTTTACTATGAAATACCACTCCTTTTTATCCTATCCTAAAGCATCCTTATGAAGCATAAAAATTATTTCGGTGCTATCGAAATAATTTTATACTTCCAAAAAAATTTAGGGAACTTTTTTTGAAAAATTGCAGTTATAAATAGAGATTTCACCAGTATCATCCTCAATTAAAAACGTGTCTATTTTATTATATTGATTCAATAAATCTGTTAAAATATCATTTTTATAATTGAACAATATATAAAACAAAATGTTCTTGATGGATAAATTTTTTTGAGATTCTAATTGTTTTAATAAACGATACATTGTATGTTCGTTAAGTTTCATTCTATTTATATCATATAATAAATTCTCTTTTGCTCTAACAATTCGTTCATGTTTTTCTTCACCAGATAAGAATGGGTCAGAAGCAACAACCTTATTATACGAAAGAGTAGTATTTGCCAAATTAAGTATTTTAGGTATTTGTTTTTTTACAACTTTATTTATATCATAATTTTTTGGCTTAAAAATTTCTGCTATTGATAAAAAATCACTGCCTTTTGATTTTGAAGAACGTTTATTTCCAATACAATCATGTAAAATATCCATGCTTGTATTGTATTTTTGATAATCTTTTTTATCAACATTCTTATAATTTTTTGTATCAGCAATATATCCAAGAAAATATGGCATTTTTTTTCTACCATCCGTCATAGTTAAAAGATTTTCATACTTTTTACGCATTTTTTTTAATTCAATAGTATTATCAACAGGATATTCTTTCTTTGCTTTATCAATTTCAATATTAGACATAACATCTAATTGACATACATCATAATAAATTTCTTTTATGTGTTCATATTGACTCTCCACGGACTCGCCAGACTTAGCCACTATATCCCATAATAAAGAATTTAATTCCTGAGATAAATTTACAATCTCTCCAATTTTATTATTGCTCGTCTTATCATCCAAATCCGTCAAATCTTCATATGTATAATGTCTTTTAGATTTTGGTGGATTAATATTTCTTGTTGGAACTTTGAAAAGATGGTAATTTCTTTTTGCTGCATTAATTAAAATTTGATTATTAGTTATAAGCAAACTATCACTATCGAAATCTGCTCCCGACAGTCTTTCAAGTATATTTTCATTTATACTATTAATACATATAATATTTGATGTAAGATTAAAATACATATCTATATTTTCATTTGCGACATTTTCGGCGATAAATAGATTGCCTATGGTAACATGAGGCGATCTGCTGCCTAAAATTGTAATATTATAATCATATCTAGTATTATGTATAGTCCCTGGTGATAGAGTAGGAGTGCCATCAAATTTTCCAATAGACTGTAATAACATTTCATATGGATTTCCTAACAATGTAGCATAGGTGCCGTCTAATAAAATATGTCCTTTTTTCATATTTCTTAAATATGACCTGCATAAATCTTTTTTGAAATCATAATAAATTTTCGTCTGTTCAAATCCACAATCATAATTTAGCATTTTATAAACAACTTCATTTTTGTTTCTCATTATATTATCATCTTTAAATTCGTTTTCTGCTTTAAATTTTAAATGATAACGCATTACATCAACATCAGTATTTAAAAGATTAATATAATCAAGACCATCTTTAACTATGTTAGATATTTCTTCTTCTGAAAGCTGTAATGTATTTAACAATTGATAATGCGCCTGTACTAAACGCCCATCAAAAAAATGAGTATCTTTATCATATTTAACTACCCCAAAATAAGGATATATATTATCAAACCATGTCTGTAAATCTCCAAATTTGAAAAATTTGATACTCGATGGAGTAGTAATAAGCTTAATATCAGAAATATCTTTAGCAATAGTGGTACCATTTAATTGTGAAATATCTTTAATTCCATTATCAGAAAAGAATTTTTGAATATTTGTATTAAAACAACATGATTTAAAAAACTTATTTCTTAAAAGAATCATGCCTTTAGTAGAATATTCACTCATCAACGATATATCAATTAAGGACTGTCCGTCCCAAATTGAATTTTTAATAGTCATTTCCTTTTCTTCTGTTTTTAAAAAACCATTTTCTCCTAAATCGGTACATACTGCCTCTTCTTTAAAAATACTTTCATAATCATCAATAACTAAAAAATTTTCTGGTTTAATTTCGATAGTTCCAATTATGCTGCTGGTTGGAAGTGCAATATATGCTTCAAACGCAGCAATGTCTAATTCTTCACCATTTTTTATATCTAAACCACATTGTTCAGATTTATGCATATCAAAATAAAGTCGTTTATCAATGAATAAACATTTACCAACTCTTGCAGAGCCACTTGAACGCTTAAAACGGCAATAATTGATTCCATTACACCGAAATCCTTCTTTATAACACCATTTTCGCAGCTCTTTTGCAGATTTTATGGTTTTCAAAGTCCCCGCTAATCTATAAGTGTAAGTCATATTCTGCGTATCATATTCACAAACAAATGGTTTGATTAACAAAGAATTATCAATCTTATTATAAAATGGCTCGTCAATTTTAATAGCTACCAAAATTTCTGTACCGTCCTCATCTACATCAGTAGCATAACCATTATCCAAATTATAATCTCTAAGATTATATCCATTTTTTACATATGTGTTTTTTGCTGTTTTATTAAATTCTTTAACAGCATATTTAAATGTTACATTTATAATCTTTGAAGAATATTCTTTACCTTTTGCAAAAAATGATAATGAATCTTTTTTCTTTTTTTCTTCTTTGTTATAAACTTTTTCTGCAACATTGCGAAGTTCTATCAAATCTAAGCTATAATCAAAAGCATTAATATACCTATTGAAATTATCTGTTCCATCCTTACGGGTGAGAGCGTACCCATAAGGAACATTTTTAATATAATTGTTTGCTAAATACAAATCTTTAGCATCTATAGATGGTATATAAATTGAGTTACTCATTAAAATCATCCTCCCAAAAAATTCGGCAATCATTATATTTTTCAACGTAATTTATTATATTACGCATAGTATTTTCTAATAAAAGAGTAATAGCGTTTTCAGAAGTGAAATCACAGTCACATAAAGATACTTCATCTGATTCATATATTTCTTTTAAATTGATTTTTATTAGAACACTCGGTATTCCACAAGAAAATGAAAAAATTGCCTTCCATAAGTTATTCTTACAATTATTTATTTTATCAACAAGTCTCAAAGGAACTTCGTATTCACTCAAAAAATTTCCAAAACAATTTCTTAATCCATCAATACATTCTTCAAAATTATTATCAAGCATTGTATCATATATACAATGAGAATCAATATATCCTTTTAATCGAATTCCAGAACATTTATAGTCATAATAATTTTTTTCATATTTCAAGGTAATATTACAATTTATATTTTTATGATTCTTCAAATCATTTATCATTAAAATATGCTTTTCATTTTTTAAAATGCTTTCTAAATATTCTTTGTCATGGATTTCTTTAATAGCATACTGTATATTTTCTTCTAAATCTTTTAAATCAAAAACATCTTTTAAATAATGATTACTAAACACTTCTTCAAAATTTTTATCATGGATTTTTGCAAGAACGGTATATTTTCCGTCTTTAAGTCTTATTTTGTATTGTTCCCTCTCAAATTTTGATAAGTCTGTTTCAAGATCTAATATTTTCTGCCCAATTTCAATTGTTTCATGATAGATATATTTAAACTTACTACGAGCTTCTTTTGGAATACTAATCTCTTCTAAAGTATGTACCATTTTACTAAATACAATTCTTGGAAATTTAGCAGAATTAAATTGATTTATATTCCAATTGTTATAATGTATCAAAATAGAATTGTAAGATATATGTTGTGTTTCAATAGACAATTTAATTCCAGCTTCATAAGTTCTTCCCTTTATATGTTCCAAACTAAAATAAACATTGTCATTTTTTGGAAGTCCTAATTCATTTCTCGCCTGCTCTTCAATTCCATCGTTAATAATTTTTAAAACATCATCTTTTAAGTATTTTACGCAATTTTTCTTCTTGATTATTTCATAACAAGATACTTGATCCTCATAACACATTTCCTTAATTGTTTCTGTGACTTTATCACGCTGGTCTTCACTCATGATATATTGCCATAACCAATCCAGTTTTTCTATTCGCTGTTTATAATTAAGTAAATCTTTTCTGGTTATTTGATTTTTTAGCTTTTGAATAGTGTTAGCATAAAAATCTCTTTTTATATATTCCTTTGAATAGCATTTACCATCATGATATAAATATGTAAAACTCGGAATTTCATTTACGTCAGTTTTATACATATATTCTTTAATATTAACTTCTACAACATCATTTTCCAACTCATTCCATTTACAAAAATAATCATCACCTGTTTTTCTGTTCGTAAAAAACATTTCAAAATAAATAACTTCACCGGTAGAGGTATAAACCGTTACATCTGGTCTATAATCACCAAACTTCGTATTCCACGTTTTTTCAACTTCGATATAATCAACTTCAAACAATTCATCTTCTATATAAAACTTACTTCCTTTTTCAAAAAGCCAATTTTTACAAAAGAAATGAAGCTGACTTTCTTTTGTACACAATCCAGTTATATGATAATAATGCGATTGTTCCTTTGTACTACTTAATGCTCTTGGTTTAACGTTTCCACCACAACAAGGGCAGTAGTAGTCCTTTTCTTTTTCTGCTTTACTAATATGAATAAGATTCGCAAATTTATCATCGGAGTTTCCATCATAAGCGATGATTAGTTGCGGCAAATATTCAAAAATATCCATTCATTTTCCTCCTTCAATTCATTCAATCATCATAAGTCCCTAAATAGAAATCCAAATCTCTATCACATCCGATTTCTTTAAGAAACCTATTAAAATCTTCTTCCGTCATATTTTCATTAGGCATAAAATTATCACACACTATATGAATATCCTCTGCATCTGATAACTCTTTCTTTGCATTCTTCACTGCATTCTTAATGCATTTGCTGATATATTTTTCTCGTGTAATATTCCATTTCTTAGGCTGATTATCAATAGTATCAAAAATGCAATATAATCCATTCGGTTGTTTTATAAGCATAATTCACCTCATTACATATAGAATTTATTTAATTATTTATCATAATTTCCAAATCCTTAATCATAGAAAGAACTTCTTTCATGAAATACCATAAAACCATTTGCGAATTCGTAAGCAATCTGATATTCCTCTATTGCAGAAGAGCAATCTATGGCATAATTTGGTTTAAATGTAACTTCACACCATATTTCACAACCATTTTCGTCAGTTGATTTAAAGAATTTACTTGATAGTTTCTCAACGAATTCAGAATAAATACAATATGGGTATCCATTTTCTTCACAAATTTTTTCATATTCAAAATCATAGTTTTTATCTGTAATACTTATATTCTTTCTATTATTCAATAAAATCTCCTTAGTTATTACATTAAAATTTCTAATTTATGCCCGTAAGATTCCTGTAAAATATGAAAACAATATACAAAATATACAAATCCACCATTGTGACGTGTTTGTTCCATAATCAATTCTGGTTAATACAATACTAGTAACAAATAAACAAATATAAAAAATAAATTTTGCAAATGATTTAATCAAATCATTTAAATCTTCATTTAAATCTTTTTTCATAATAATTTATATATTCCTTTCCTCCATAATCCCGATATCACAACCCGTCCATTCTACAATATTTCTTGTAGTCATTTCAGACAAACAGTCATAATGAGTATATTCACCTTCACAATTCACAACATACTCTTCTCCCTCATATATGCCTTCATCACAAATAGAGCAGTAGCGATATGCTTTGGGCGGTGTATAATTCGGACATCTTGAATCATGATCTCCACCGATTCCAAAACAATATTTACAAGCTATACGGCAACACCCCTTTCAACATTTTCTATATGTTCAGATACATAACCTTCATTACTCGTATAGTATATATCTTTAATCCCCAAATCTTTAATAGCCGCCATACAGGAAGGGCATGGACGAGCCATACCAAACGGCTGATCTTTCCGTATCCTGTATATGTATAATTTAACTTTCGAAAAGTTAATATCTAAATGCTTAATACCGTTTAAACAACTAATCTCAGCATGAAGTTTCGGCAGCAATCTATCATCATTTTTTCTATATCTGTTATAATATTTCTGCGTTGGGTGAGTCTTATTACAGTTACATCCAATTCCTATAACCTGTCCATGATATACTGCAATACAGCCCAAATGCGTTTTATGGTAATCAGATATGTTGGCAACTTGTCTCGCTTTCTGGAAATATTTGTAATCTGTATTAGTCATCAATGCTGCCACATCTTTCTTTCTCAAAAAATTCAGTTCCTTTATCAAAACACTTCATCATATATTCATACCGCTCAATATAATAATCATAAAAACCAGCGGTTAGAAGAGTAGCAATATGTTTCAGAACTGCTGAATTAATAAACCTATGATCGGTATCAAATTCAACTTTTTGCTGCTTATCAATCAAATCAAGAATATTTACTGTATTGTCTTTAATATAAAATGCTACTTCATATTTCTTAGTTTCATAATTAAATAATTCAATAGCTATAATCGTGTAGCCGTTATGTAAATCAATTGCTAATGTATCATTTCCAATTTTTGTATACGCAAGTTTATTCATTCTTTAAATCCTTTCCATTTGTAAAATTGTTATTTCTATCCCTATTCTTTATATTCTGTTTACATGCTCTGTCAAAAGCCCAACCTGATACAATATTTTGGACAACATGTTCACTTGGATGAGATGTGTCAAAATCTGAAAGATAAATTTTTCCTCCATAGGTAGAATGGTCTGTCTTATAGTTTCTATAATGGTTACTTATTGTGTAATATTCCTTTGTCATGTAATATAAGTTTCTCCTTTTTTCGTTTTTTAATTTTATTAATAATTTTGTTTGAAGTTGTCATGAATGACTCCTTTGTGTGATTGGTTAATAGTTGCGGTGAGAGAGTGGTGTGGTGGTTATAGGTGTTATTTCTGCTTTTTATTTTTATATTGATTTATTTCAAAATTGGTTTATCTTGTATTTTTAATTTTGATAATCTTAAAAATAAGGAATGAATTTTCTTTGCATTATAACTACATGGTGCAATATTTTTTGGCTTTTCGCATTTTCCAACAATATAAACATTTGGATTATTTGTAAAATACCCACAAAAATTCATTTCCTTTATATAATTGTTTTGTAAACCATTAAGAAAATCTAAAGTTACATTTGTTGTAGATAAGTCAAATTGCAAATATTTCATCCCATATTCACTATGATTACAATGGTTTGAACACAAACATTTAACTTGATAAATATTTTCATCTACTTTTATAGGGATACTGTTTATCCCAAAATATGCCGTGCCAAATTCCGAATATCCAATCCAATCTTTCCATCGTTCACCTATTTCTAACATTCCATATTTCTCCTTTTTACATTAATCTTGATAAAATTTTTTACTTACATAATTCTTTTCTCTTAAATACATAATTCCATATTCTAATTCTTTTTCATAATCATATTCTTCCTTAGAGCATTTAAAAATTTGATTATTTCTTCCTGTATATCTATAGGGACATATATAAATAATGTCATCAGTATGCCAATTCCCAGAAGAATCTTTGTAACGTGGCATACGATGCGTAACAACTAAACCAAGTTTTTCTAATACAAGAGTTGCTTTTGACACCATAGTAGGTGTTATACCAATAAAAGTTGCAATAGTCTTAAATTGTGAATAGAAAATTTCCGGTTTTTTCTTCTTTGAACTTTCTGAATGACCAGTACTAACATTTGTTCTAATCCATGTAAAAGCGCGTATATAAGAAAGTAATAATAATAAAATACTTCTATTGAGTGGACGGTATGTTGATTTGTAGTTGTTTATTATTTCTATTTCAAAATCGTAAATTAATCCAAAATTGTTTTTAGGTCTTATTTTTTCGTCATTCAAAAGAGATGATTGAAATGTTGATTGTAAATAATTCCCTATATCAAAATCTATCAAATATCCATTTTCAAAGTACCATTGCATACAATCCTTGAATTTTGTATAAATGTTTTTAGTATCCCCCCTATGCCAATTTGGTTTATACCCACACCACTGAATCATATAAATAGGGGAGTAGTGAACCATTTTTTCCCATGTTTGATTATAATTAAAATATAAAAATATAGATGAACGATGTTCTGGTATAGTGTTAGCTAAAATTACTTCTTTTGGAAATTTAATAAAATGTTGGATAGTATCAGGCAATATAATTTCTGTTGGCGTTTTATTATTTTCTATGTATATCTACTTCCTTTCTTCTATACCCATTTTGTTTTTCTATATTTCACACGATTATATTCCTTCTGTAAAATACATTTTCTCTCTTCATAAGAATAAATTTCTTGTGAAATTATCAGTTGCGCATCATATCTTTCCAGTCGTTCTATATCATCTAATTGATCTTCTGTGAAATAGTTGCGAATTTGGTCATTTGATGGTATATTATTCTCTTTTCTATATTGCGTTGCAGACATTCCAAGTATCACAGAATTTAATAATGAAAATTCAACAGAATATAAGTTACCATTTGTCATCCATTCCGGAACGCCATTAAGTAATTTTTCTCTTTTTATAATTAAAGCTCCACGAAGTTCTTTACAGTTAATAAGAGTATTCTTACGATTTTTATTCCAGCTAAATCTATTCTTGAATGCTTTTTCTATTATAATGAAGTATCTTCTTACCAATACTCCAATTTCAGTACGTTCTACCATTGCTAATTGCTTCGCACAATCGAGAGTAAGAATATAATCGACAGTTTCCTTTGTGGGAATTTTATTTTTTACGGTTTCATAAAAATGCGAAGTCGTAAAGTAATCTACATTTTCAATTAGTTGATAACCATCAATACGATTTTTTATCCAATCTGTAAATTTCTGACCAGAATTTAATTGTTTATGTAAGTCTCTTGCATTAATTGTTGAATCATCATTCTCTGCTTGTAAAACTGGCAAAAGTGCTTGATATTCAAGAATTGTAGCTATTTCATCATCGGTTAATCCATATTGTGATAATTCTTCTTTTGTAAACTTTCCATCTTTGAACGATTCACTTTCATACTCTTTTTCAGTTCTGTTTCTTAATTCATTTTTGTTGGTTATTCTCATAAATAAAATTCCTTTCTATGCTTTAGTGTGTTAAAGTTTATCACACTGTAGTGTGATATATATTCAATTTTTTTGCCAATATATATCACACTACAGTGTGCAAATCTCACGTTCTTTTTATAAATAAAGACTGATTATATTAAATAAAGACTACTATCGTACTTTATTCCCTATCGTGAATAAAGTACTCTATTATTTTTTCTTTGATTGTTATTGTTTGCTTATATACATTTTCTATTTTTCATTTTTATCTTCATTAAACAATTCTCTCCATGATTTTTTTGTTCTAAATATTTTTCTATTCTTTCTTTCATATTTTGTTCTTTTCATTTCTTTCAATGATTTCTCTAATTCATATGAAAATTTATTGTTTTTACATTCCATAATATTATTTCTCCTTATTTTCGTTCTTCATTAGGATTTAATCCATGTTCCAATTCCCATTGGATATGTGCTTTTCTTGCATTGCTTACAGCTTCATTACCTGTATTGGTTATTCCAGAAGCTCCATCAGTTACAACAAAGCAATTTAGATTTCTCTTATTAGCTAGGTTAATCACATCTTTTACAAATCTTTGTTCTTTGGTTAGATTTGTTCTTATAGACTTTGGCATTGGTGGTATAGTAGGTTGGTTTGGAATGCCATATTTTCTTGTTCGTTTTAAAATCATCATAATAATTTTCTCCTTTTATTTATTTTTATTCTGTTTCTAGCTTCGAGGCGAGTTCATCAAATATATTCTTCTTGTGAGAGTTTTGTTTCTCCTCAATATGTAACTTCTCCATAATTGAATCCAATGTTAATGAAAATAAATCTTTTACGTCTTTGTAATGGTTAATAACATCTATTGCATAAGGATTAGTATCTGATTCAAACTCTGATTTATGAAACTGATATTAGATTATCTTTTGTTAAAATCTCTCTTTCTTATTTCTGTATTTTTGTTATCTGGTAGGTATTTATATATTTGTTTTTGCTATGGTTTAAAAGTATCCCCTATGCATAGATATTCTCTATTTAACTAAATGAGATTGATTAAAATTGGTATTAAAAGAGTAATCATTGCAGATATGCTATGTTTGAATGCGAATAGTAGATATTTAAAATTTATTGTATTTGTTGATGTTGCACAAAATAGATAATGCAAAATTGTACAATATGTATAACAATATATTTTTATAGATGAAATATGACCTTGCATTTGGCTTATAGAGCAATTATTTTTGCATTAGCCAAGAGATATTCACCTAAAAGATAAAATGCGTTTAAAGCATGAATAAATGCGTTAAAAAGGTATATGCTGATTTTAATGTTGATTTTGGACATAAAAAAAGACAAATATTTCTATCTGTCTTAAAAAATATATCTATTTTTTTGTAAAATATTATAATGTCAACCAATTATTATCTGGTTTGGCTATGAGTCTTGCATTATTATATGCCATATCTAATGTTAAACAAGTTTTTCCTTGATATCTGTTATTTATCTTTGTTACTGCAATTGCAACATCAGGCTTGTTGTCAGACATTAAGCATAATGGAAGTAATAATTGAATTTGTCCATCATAATATTGAGGTATTGCTAATTTATAATTACAAGATACACGCTTTTTCATTGTGTCTATTGCGCCATTGAGAATAGTTACCATATTGTTACTATTTAGAAATTCTTTCGGCAGTCTTCTTTTATTTCTATCATCATTCAAAATATGTTTGTATTGGACATCAATAGGATAATGCCAGTCGAATAATAATAGTTCCGGGTGTTCAAAATAGTTTGCTCTTTCTGGTCTTTCAGAAACTCCAATGTTGCTCAATTCATATTCAGTGAGAAATTGTATCTCTGAACCAGATTGATATGCATAAATAGTTTCATAATATTTTGTAAATAATCCAGTATTGAATAAAGCATAATCTTGTCCTATTGCTATATTTTTTTCCGAAGATAGTTTAACACATGTTTTTACAAGGTAATTGGCAAGTATCCCATTATCAGGATATTGCTCATTTGACCATGTTTCTGATAACGCTATCTTTGCAAGCTGTTCTGTGTAATTATTCCAGTTTACATTGAAATATGCCATATATTCATATCCTTTCGTGTTTAAGAATGATGCCATCATTATATCATCTTTGTCTAATCTATGAAAGAATGGCTTTGTGATATTTAATTTAAAATTGTAGGTGGTATATAAATTTGTATTTTTACATACAGCATGGTCATAGTCGGCTATAATTGGTATTTGTTTTGCAGCAAGATATGCTTCTTGTGGCGTAGTTGCATGTACTAACGCAAAATATTCATAGCTATCACCATAGGATACTGTTATTGGTATAAGGTATGTGTTCATAGTTTTGTTTTAGTCTCCTTTGATTTATTAATTAATTTCTTTAACAACTTCTCTGTCAAATAAAGTTTTACGCTTGAAATTTTTAATTTCTTCTTCAGTTTGAATACCATATTTTACAAGACTTGAATCTATAAGCAGTGTTAATGCATCTCTAAGTTTAGTATTATGCTCTATGGCATCCATCTGATAACATTCTTCTTTGGGCAGGTGATTTTCATAGCAATAATCTTCATAAATTTGATTAATATCTACATCATATGTATCTTCTAACTCTTTATAGATACTGGAATATAATTCGTTTCTTGAACAGTGAAAATATTCCATAAGCATTTTGTATTTTGGTGCCATTTTCTTATACCATGCGGACGGGTAGCGTTTTTCTGCCAAGTAACGATTTTGCTGTGATTGCTTCAATTCCTGAATATCCTGCTGCATGGTACTTATATTTTGCGTGAGAGTAGTAATGGCTTGTGACATATATGTAATTGCATCTGCTATTGGTTTCATATCTACTTGCTGCGATGATTTTGAAATTAATTCGTTGTTACGATAGGCTTCGATTATATCCCATACCCAATCCATAAATTCGTTGGCTTTTGGTTGTCTTGACCAACGGCATATTTCCATAATCCCTCTTTCAGTGTAGTAAACTGTTTCAACGTCTACACCGCTACCTCCATTTTGAGGGTGTCGGTTCTCTATTATACGTGTACATAAACTTTCTATCCGGTCTTTGTGTTTGAGATGAATTGTTTGAATGGCTTTTGATGGATTTGCATACTCAAGTGCCGTTCCAATTTGTTCTCTTGTGAGCAGGATATTGTCATTCATATTACAGTAAAAATTACACTGCAATTCTCCAAAAGTTTCTGTTGTGATAAGTTTCAAATTGTTTTTCATAAATTTTAATCTCCTTTGTTTTTAAATTATTAAAATTCGTCTTATAATAGATATTTCTACATTTAGGATTGAAATTTATGTGTTTTATTTTCATGTGTGGGTTGGGATTGTTTGGTTGTTTATATAACTGCTCAAATTTAAGTTTTTGAGTGTAAATTTTGACTTTTTATTTTAGACAAGTATTTTATCACTGGGATAGTTTGGGTTGAAATTAGGAGTGATTTTAAAGGATTTGATTCGAGGATTTGGGTAAGAGGGGGATGGGAGAGGAGACGGGAGATAAGAGAGATAAGAAAAACTGAATGATAATTTTGCAGCGAGTTTTTTGCAGTTTGAGATGATTTTTTAGATATCGTGATCTGAATAGCATTTTAATAGGTAGAAAGAGATTCGATTTTTAGTTGAAAATTAAGGGATTTTGATGAATGAGAGAGCTGTGATTTGGTTAGAAATTAGAAACGGGTCTGAACAAGATTTTAATTTTTTATTAGTATTGAAATAGGTTAAAAGGGCTGAAAATTAGGTGGTTTACGATAGAGATGCCGATATCGAATTTTGAGTGACAAAGTGCGGATTGAGACTGATTTTTGTTTGTTTTTGAGGATTGGTGATAGGGGCTGATTTTTTAAGTTTGTGTGTGGATGAATCAGCATACTGATTTTAGAAAAAGAACAGACGTTCTGTTAGTTTAAACTACCCCGGGTTAGTCTAAAACATCTAAAGTGTCGGAAAATGATTATTTTTCCGATAGATTAGTTAGGCATTGCTAATAATTGTTAGACTATACTTATTTTGGTGACTGCTCAACTGGTATGATATGTCAGAACATTTGTTTGTGTAAAGTGTTTTTACTTGACAACATATATGTGAGCTGGTAATATCGTCAATTTTAGAATGTTATACACTAAAATGATTATAACATTTCAAAATAAAACTAAAATAATAATCAAAATGTAACACTTAAATTATTATATAACACTCGTTCTGTAATACAACATTCAAAAGGTATATTACATTCAAAAATGAAGTATTGGATAAAATAGGGCTTTTTCAATATTTGAAAATATTTTTGAATTTTTTTAAAAAAGTGGTTGACAACTAAAATAAACTATACTAAGGTATAGTCAATCCAAACAAAACAACTACTTTTCAACTAACAAAAACTTTTTCAAAAAAATTCAAAAAAGTAGTTGACAAGAAAACTATACTATGATATAGTTAATACAACGAAACAAGAAAGAAGGCGATAAACTGAAAAACATATAAAAAGTAAAACAAGTGAATAAATAGCAAATTCCCATTGAAAGAACTGCAATTCAATCAACAGGAATAGTGCTAGAATAAGAATAACTATACATATCTCAATCTTTATTCTAGCACATCTGCAAAAAATTCACAATAGGACACGAAAAAATTTTATATTATAATCATCAATGTGTCAGACGTCCTAGACGTCTAAATTAAGACTAGCAAAATAATAGGAGGATAAAAGCTAGTGCGGGCAGGCGAAAAAAAATATAAAGTTTCTGCTGATTTCAATTAGAACGTTTTCAGCATACAAATTAAATAAAAGTGGTTTTATGGTTTTCCCGCAAAAACCTATGAGGACGGCTTTGATTACAGAATGAAAAAAACTGTATAGCCCTAAGATTAGCAATCTTTGTATACTTCAAAGTATATGCCTTCACCTAGTTTTTAATCAAACTAGAAGAGTGAGAAAACACTAATACAATAGTTATATTTTTAGAGTATATTCTAGGAGTGCTCAATAATAAAATATAATGACAGTAAATAAAATCATAACCGATTGACAAACACGGTTATAACTTTGTAAATTCAATAGCCAAACTTATAGCAAGGTTGAAATAAAAAGGCTTATGTTATAAACAAATTAACAGGTAAAAGGGTGGCACCTTCTGAAATGGGAATTGATAGAGTAATGTCTATATTTTCCATTTTTTTAATTTGTTTATAATCTCTAAGCTGGTTTGTTGCATTTACAAAAAATATCCATCTTGTTATAATTATAGCAGGAGGTGAAAAAAAAGTGGGTGAAAATATGCCGACAGATATGCAGTACAAAGATAATTTGAGGAAGGATAAGTTTTTTAATGACTTACTCATTGCCACTATCAAAAATGGTGACAGTGAAAAAGCGTTAGAATATCTTGAAAAAGATAATGAACGTATTGAAAAAGCATTAGAAGAATAATCCTAGTTATAGAGTGTGGACAATAAAAGTCTGCACTCTATTTTTATAATTACGTCATTGAATTTTGGAATGTTTAAAGGTTCGATCCCTTGCGTATATTTTGCCAACAAATAATTTTGCACCTATGCGTAAAATAGGAGAATAGGAGACATTATGAGTAACATATTATCAATTAATTTTTATGCAGAGAACATTACAGATGAGGCTAAATCTGAATTTATGCAGGCAGTAGCTCATGAAACGGCTGATATGTCTATTCAGCTTGTAAGCTCACAGATTGACAGTCTCAATAATAAGATTGCCAATAAGAAGGGTAATTATTCCGAGGAAGAAGTGGCTGCGTTCCGAGCACAGTTAGAGACTACCCAGAAGACACTCGAAACACTTCAGGAAGACAGCAATGATACACTTGAAGTCTACAATAAAGTAGTAGAAGCAATGTCTGTAAAAAACCAGGATGGTTTCGGCAATAAGAAGGATGTGGTTAGAACTGTACTCCGTGTATTAGGCTCATGGGATAATTCCAAACTGGTGAAATATGCAATCATTCCAGCTTTTGAATCACCTGCATTATACGAAGCTTTAGAGGCTATTCACGTCAACAGTAAAGCTAGTGAGAATGGCAATATTACCATGTCTAATGATGTAAAAGCTGCATACAAGAAGGCTTCAGACGAATTAGAATCAATCATCAAGAATACTTTTAGCCTTCCTTTTGCAACTCCGTACACTGACAAGACCCGTGTGAAGTTGACAGCAGAGGACAAAAAACTTCTGAACGATAGCTATATTAAGGGATTTTCTAACAAATTCGACACAGATGATGATACCGGTGTTGTAACTTTCAAGAAGCGTACCATTAACACGCTCGTAAAGGCAAAGAAAGACAGGAAAACAGGCAAAATGACATACGACTATTCAGGACTTGCGAGCACTATTAGTAACATTGTAATTAAGCATTATTTTGCATAAGGAGGACATTGTTATGACAAGGGAAATATGCAAATCAATACTGGAATCAAGACCACACGACCATGCGTACATGAAACATTTTTCAAGAATAGTACGACCACTTTCTGCTGGATTTTATGAAATGGAAGATATGGAAACAGGTTGTGTATCAGTAGGGAATTTAGATGAAGCAGTAAATTTCTTATTCTTTACATAATAGATATGTTGTGTTTAGTTAGAGGGGATAACTTCGGTTATCCCTTTTATAGTAGGCATAATATGTGCAATATATTTAAAAACTATTTATGGACTATTTGACAACAATATCCTACTATGTTAAAATGTAGTTACATAAAGATGGAGGTGAAAAATTTGATAGTATATAACAAATTATGCGACTACTTAAAAATGAACAACATGAAATATATTGACTTACAACATGAAATTGGGTTTAGTCCGTCTGTAACTGCAAAATTTCAAAAAAATAGACCAATGAACACAGAAAGTATAAATAAAGTCTGTGAATATCTTCATGTCCAACCATCTGAAATTATGGAATGGATACCAGATGCAGACTACGAAAAGGCAAACGCAGAAAAATTAGAAATAGAAAATCAAATTGCCGAATTACAAGCAAAATTAAAAAAAATAAAATAGGGCGCAAATAAAAATTACTATACTGGTCTATTGATACCGCAATAATGTTCTGTAATGCTCCTATTATCAGTGAAACCATTTTCGTCTATTTCGCCATCGAATATTTCATTTTCATTATTAAATTTTTCAACGATGGCAGAAATAATAAAATCGTCAACATCAGAATAGGATATTTCATCAAATTCTGTTTCGTAAATATACGTTTCTAGTATAGCAAATAATTCTTTTGCTATAGGCAAATTATGTATTATTGTTTGTTTTTTGTCCATATTGTACCACCTTTAATATTATTTTTACGCCCTATTTGTTTATATTATACAGAAATATAGTACAATATGCAAGCGAAATCATACACATATACCCAAGCACCCAAAACAAAAGGGTGCTATTTTTATGCCTAAAATTCAAAAGGCAAACCCCAAATACCATATGCAATCCGTCTGAAATGTGTATGGTGTGGCACAAAATACTGAAAGGCAGGTGAGTGTTAAACGAAGATGGTGGCTGTAGTGAAAAGTGCTACGTTTTAAAGGTAAACGAAAATATGGTGGTATTTACCACAACGCACAGAAGGGAGAATTATTATGTTTATGACATTCACAACCAAAAAGGGAAACTATGTAGTAGATATCCCAACAATGACACTTTACAAGGCAAACGGCGAAAAGATAACTCGCGGTTATTTCCACATTGCTGCCATTATCCTCCGAGAGAACTTGCTCACATTCGAGAAGTACGATTACGATGGAAATTACCAGTACGGATTTTCAAAAGGCAAATCACGAGCAATGGCATAAATTCTGATTGACAACGCTGCGATTATGTCTTATGCTAAAGGCAAATGGGAGGTGATTACATGCCAACAAACGAAAAAGAATATAATGGTAATTTATACGACCAATTAAGTTTGCTTGAAGAAATTGAAGAAGTAGCAACAGAAACGCAGGATATACAAGAAGTGTTAAAGACTGTTGCAAAACTTAAAAAGCGAGTGGAGCGAAAGTTGTATCAAAATCCATCGTTACCAGATAACATCAAATAATTTTATAAACTGAAACAAATAACGTCTTACATCATGTAAAGCGTTATTTTTATGCACATCAATAAGCCGCATATCAAGGGAGACACATGACCTATGCTCTGTGTCTTTTTTGATTGGTGAGAGTGCAAACGCAAATTGATAAAGATTTCAAGGCATTGGCAACATATTGTCAATGCCTTTTTTTAGAAGGGAGATGAAAAAGTCATGAGTAGAGAAAGTTACAACTATAAGAGAAAAGCCGTATCAGCGGCGAAAGATTTAGGCTATTCAAAAGAGATAGTCAATCTTTTAAAGAAAGCAACATCAGAAATAGAAATTGCACGGATTATGAAATCTGCAAGGGAAGGAGTGATTGCATGAGTTTTAAAAACAAATTAAAAGCCGGAATTATTGCGGCTGTTTTTTCTGCTACTGTCTTTGTTAGTGCTGTACTTCCACGGAATTATGTTCACACATATGCTGTACCAAGTGAAAGTAACGAATTGCATTATGAATATTATACGGAAGCACTTTGCCGTGTCGTGTCTGTCTCACCTGATGAAACAGAAGTAACGGTACGTTACAAGGGAAACGACTATACTTTTGAAACAGATGGCTGTACAGATTGCAAAGTCGGTGAGAAGTGGCTTGTTACATTCAACGAGAATATGGAAATTATTTCCGTAGAATAGGAGATGATATATGAAAGGTTACTACACAAACGGAGTATACTTTTGGTTATATTCCATCTATAGGAAAATATATGCAGTTTGAAACGGAAACAGAATACATAGACTATATGCATGAAACAGAAGGGAAGTGATAAAATATGTCTGATTTCAATAAATAAACGGCTGGTTAATCACTAGCCGTTATTTTTGTGCAACAAAATAAAATAAAACAGAAAGGTAAGGTAAAAGTATGGCAAAAAGAGTTTACTTAAAAGCAAAAGAAGCGGAAGCGGAAATGCAGGAAGCAAGAGAAGTGGAAGGATTCACAGGTAAAAATGAGAAGTTACTTATTTCTAACATGGTGAAAAACGCAAAGCTAAATTCGCGGATTGGAGATAAGTTACTAATGGTAGTTAATCCTATGAATATACATATTCCCGATTGGCAGAGACGGATCAAATTGGCAAACGCATATGCAATCGGGAATAATTACAATTCTTATAAATGGGATGAGCCGAAAGTATTGTTTTACAATGGGATTCTGATTTGCATTGACGGACAGCACAGAATTTATGGAGCTTTTAAATCTGGAAAAGAAGACGTTGTTGTAGAAGTAATGGAATGTAGCCTTGAAGAAGCAATAGACTTGTTCCTTAGTCAGTCAAGTGATCGTGCAAAAATGCAGCCAATGGATATCTATCATGCAGCTTTGGCGGGAGGGAAACCGGAATACATAAGGTTAAGAGATGTTTGCCATAGCAATAATGTAGCGGTTAAGGGAGATGATGAAACTGAAAATACTGTAGGTACATTGACTTCTATCTCTGACGGAATTGATGTTGCAAAGAAAAATCCTGAATTGCTTAATATGATTTTGAAATTATTAGGCAAATTACAGTGGAATGGTTACGCAGATACATATAATGGGAAAGCATATACAGCCAAGATAATTCGTGCTATTAGAAAATTATATGCTTACTGCCAAGGCAGAGAAGAACAAATGGAAGAAGCTTTACTTAAAAACTGCACAGGAACAGAATTTTTTGTGGAAAATATTATGGATAAAACGCAAGCACAGATTTTTGATTATCTTGCGGAAATTGTTAGATATGAAGCAGAAAGTCCATTTAGAATTAACAAACAGAAAGGGAAAACAGTAGCAAGAAAGAAAACAAGCTGATTAAACAAAAACACAAATTCAGTTTAGATGCGGTTTTATATAAAGCAGACATTTTGGGAGAGTGTCTGCTCATTATCAATACAAAAAAAAGAAAGAGGTGAAAGCTATATGTAAGATGTAAATACACGAGAATTTCAAGGAAAATTAGCAGAAAATGGCTATATTCCTGTGCGCCGTAAGGGAAGTCATACAATATATGAAGCGAATCGGACAATCACAGATTCGATGTCAGTACCAACGGCAGACACTACAATCAACGGCTGTTTAGCAAAGAGGCTGACAAAGCAGATGGAAGAATTTATGAGGAGGTGAAACGATGTTATCACACACAGAAATGAAATCTTTACTAAAAGAAAAGAGAGAAAGCACACGTTATTTCACGAAAGATTTTTATAGTACATTTATTTCTGACTATAGAGAAGCGGTAAATGATTGTATTAAAGGTATTGATAGAGAAGCGTATGTAAAAACAAAGCAAACAGATTTCTATAACAGAAATAGTTGTGCATATTGTGTGTTCCTAGAAATTTTCAACAGTAAGGCAAACCTTCAGAAATTCACAATTATCTATTCAGTTGATGAATGGGGAAACGGGACAAGACGGATTGAACGCTATGCGGAAAATATGGAAATCATGAAGCTTTTGGCAAAAGCATGGATGGAACAACCTTTTAGTTATGTTGAAGTAAAAGTTGCGTAAGGAGGAAAACAAAAAATGATTGAAGTAATTATGGAAAAGGGAGAATATGCTTTAATCAAGCGAGGTAACGATTTAAAAGAATATGCAGTTGTACAAGGACTTAATAAAGAAGATTATACTTGGAATTATACAGTCAGTTATTATGAGTATGAGTTTAAGGAAAAGAAAACAAAAAATGAAGCAGCGCAATTCATGAGAGCTTTAGATTGTTTTAGAAGTTGCACAGAAGCTAATTATATTCCTCGATGCAGACTTGAAGAGTTAGCAACACTTTTTAAAGATGGACTTATTGAGGATGACAAAGAAGCTGCTATGGAATACTTTGAAAATACTTGCGAAATGACTGAAAGCGAAATGGAATATTTTGGAATTATAGAAAGTGAGGATTGATTATGACCGGTTTAGAATACAATGAACAAAACTGGAAAGAATGTCTTGAAGCATTGAACTTTACAGAAGGTAAAAATGTAGGTTTTGGCGGTATGGTTGTTTATAATGATAAAGGTATCCCAGCATTTAATTATGATTCAGATGAACGGAAACAACAATTATACTTATTCTTATCAGGTGCGGTTTATTGGAAATTACACACAATGCAAGGAGGGATATCATGAAAACATTAGAAGAAATATTACAAACATTAGGTAGTGAAAAACCATTCCGAGAAAAGCCAATCAGATATGATGATGGGCAAAAAAATGGTTGACAAAATCTGGAAACGAGACTTATGGAAAACTTACGGAAATCATATACGCAGTTGGAGAAATTTGCGGTTGTAATGTAGAAGATATTATTGAAACATTAGATCTTATAGCAGATAAGGAGGTGTAGCAATATGCAAGTACACACAGAACGAGGATTAATTTGGGTAGAAGCTGAATATCAGTCGGAAGAAAGAGCGAAAATGGATGGTTATTCGTATGCATTTTATAGTAAAGAATTAGATAAAAAAGTATACAGCAAATGTTTGGATGACAGAGGGTTGAGACATACATTTGCTCTGATTGTAGGATATGAATAATATAGAAGGGAGAAATCAAAATGAAAGCAATAAACATTGAATGGGACACAGATGGCGAAGACATTGACTTACCAACGGAAATTGGAATCCCTGAAGGAATGACAGATGAAGAAGAGATTTCTGATTATCTGTCAGACGAAACAGGATTTTGCCACTATGGATTTGAATTAGTAGAAGATTAAAGGAAGGACGGTTGATAATATGCGAGAGTTTGGAACTAATGAATATGGAGATAAAAACGGCTTTGAAATTAAATGCAAAAGATGTGGAAATAACAATGCTAGAATTGTTCCGACAAGTTTTATTGAAGACGGCAAAACAAAGAAAATTGTTTTAGAACTTCGCTGTACTTGTGGAAATAAATATGGAGCAACTATTTATGGATAAAAGAGCGGTTTTATAAGGAGGCGTTGAGGATGGATTTTAAACAGTATGCGGAGTATAAGAGAAAAGAAGCTCATAAGGAAATCATAAAAGAAATCTGCATGATTGTTAATAACTGTGCAGATTGTCATGATGAAAAAACAAGGCAGACGGAATGTGTTCCTGATCAACGAGTAGACCTGTATAAAGTAACGGAAACTTCATTTTACATTGATGCTTATGACAGTAAGACAAACAGAAAATTGTTAGATATGGGAAATGAATATGAATATAAAACAGGTATTGTAATTGAGGATGATGATACTAGCTATATCAAGTTTTGGAAAGAGTAAATAAAAGGACAGTTCTATAAACAGAAAAAAGATATTAGCAAAAAAGCTAATGTCTTTTTTAGTTGAAAAGAAGAAGTATATAAAAGTAAACAAAAAAGGAGGAACAATTATGATTAGTAAAAAATTAGCAGGAACATGGTTTTGTGGAAATGAGGCAAGTGATTATGCAAAAGAGAATGGATATTTAGATTACGCAACATTGGCAAAGGCTTTTGATGCAGTATTGAACAACAACATAATCAAAGCGACAAGCGAAATTGGATTCTGGGACATTGAAAATGGATCAGAAGAATATTATGAAGATAATAACGGAAATCGTTATACCTATGATGAAAAAGAGGAACGAATTTCAGAACTCGAAGAAAAGATTGAAGAGTTGGAAGAGAGAGAAACCGAAGAATCAGAAACGGAAATTGAAGAAATTAGAAAAGATATTGAAAGATTGAATGATGCTTATTATGATGACATTTTCCAGTATTTCATTATATCCGATTCAGGTGCAGAAATTTTAAAAGATTGGACAGACGAAATTGTATTTTATAATGAAGCACTTGATATGTATGTATGGGGAGTCACACATTGTGGAACTTCTTGGGACTATGTATTAACAGATATCAAGTTAAATTGTGGAGATGAAGCTTTTAAAAATTGAAAGGAGATATTGATATGGCATATGTAAGAAAAACAGTTGATTGCTATGCAATTGAAGGAAACAACGGGTACGGATGGGATATTGAATGTAACTGCGAAAATTACAAAGACGCAAAAGAACAATTAAAAACCTATAAGGAAAATGTAGATTATCCGGTTCGAATCAAAAAGTGGAGAGAAAGGATTGAGGATGAAAAGTAAAATGAAAGACAAAGTAAAAGTAATTTTCCGCAAAGATAAAAAGACCGGCGAAATCATAGCTTTCTTTCCAGAAACGCCTGTTAATCATTATAACATAATGTCTTATATACATATAGGGCAGCATTCAGAAGCAAGTTATGAATTCTATTTGACGGGTACGAAAAAGGCACAACCAGATGAATACGAATTCTTGTTAAAGGAACTCAAAGGAATCTACGAGGATGATGAAACGGAATTAATAATAAGAACAAAAATTAATCATAAAGATTTAGATAAGGCATGGAAATATGAAGAAAATTGGAGGAAACGTAGATGAAATATATTGACATGTATCCATGGCAAGATAATACAGGGAATTGGTGTGTCGTAAAAGTTGCAGAAGGACATAGAGATATAGCACACGGAGTCTGGGAAACAAAAGATGGAGCTATAAATTATTGCGAGAAGCATGAATTTAAAGTAACCAAATAAAACATAGTTTCTATAAGGAAGGAGAATAGATATGCGAAAAGGATTATTTGATTATGTTGCACATGATTGTAGAAGTATGTATTTAAATGAATACAAAAATATAGATGGTTGTGGTGATTTGGTTGAATGTTGCAACTGTGGAGAAGTGATGTTGGTTGACATAGGTTCTGAAGATTGCCCGCTATGTGAAAAGAAAGGCTGTTTGAAATGGGCTGATGAAGATTATGAAGAGTGGGATGGAACAGAAGAGAACTTGACATTGATTTAGAAGGGAGAGTTGATTGTATGATGCGAGAAGAAGTTGAAATGTGTTCAAACTGCATGGGAGAAAACATTATCCAGTGGGACGTTGAAAAAGATGGATATGAAGTAAAATGCCAGCATTGTGGAGAAAAGATTATGCTCTGCGATGCTTGTTTTCATTCTGACGATAATGAAGTACATAAATGTGATTGGCATGAAGATAAAGGCTGCTGGAGAAAGAGAAATCAAAGATATATTCGATATCCGGAAATTGACAGATGTTCAGATAAACAGTATCTATACGATAATTTAACGCATTTTGTATTGTCATGGATTGAAAAGATTCTTGAATTTTATAATTCAGGAAAAATTGATTTATTAATTCCACGATTTGATAATGATGAAATTGATTTTGATGGAGAGTGGAAATTAATTATAAAGAATAAATCATACAAAGCAAATGGAAATGAGGTGCTTGTCTTGAAATGGTATGAAGGTTTTGAAGATACTGGTTATCTGGTTGGATGTCTTAGTTCGTTAGAGTTTGAAAGATATTTTTACTCAATAGAGAAAGATGAATATAATGGAAAAGTAATTCATCTTTCTGGGAATTTGTATGAAAATGATGCACAAGCTGATACGCAAGATTATTTTAGACTTGCTGAATGGACATTCTTATATATTCAGATAAATGAAGCAAAGGAAATGATAAAAAATAATACATTTTATGATTATGTAGATGAAAAAATTGATTATCTTAGTAATTTAACGGAAAGCGAAGCAATTAATATTTGTGAACATTATCATAATGGACAGTCAGGAACGGAATTACATATAAATGAAATTACAGATGATACACCTTGCGGTAACTATTGGTTTTAATTAAAGGGTTGGGTGATTTTATGGCAGATTTTAAATATTTATCAGCACATGAAGATTTTGAAAGTTTAAAAACGAATTTTAAGTATGAAACTTTGAAAGCTTTTGAAGAGATTGTTGCTGAGTATGAAGCAAGTGGTCGCAGCGAGAAAAAGTTTAATGAACTGTTTAATTATGGATATGCGGAGTTGCTGAATTGGTATGATAATCAGATGAATATAGAAGAGTGGTTGGAAATGGAGGTATCGTATGAATAAAATAAGTGCTGAAGATTTTGGTATGTACATAGCTAATGGAAATGGTCAATTTGTAAGAATAGTTGAAATTAACGATATGATTCAATATGGTGCTATTAAAATCGACAGAAAACGGTTAGAAGAATATAAATTAGAGAAAAGGCAGGTTAGTAAGTGATGAGAACATTAAGAGATTTTTGGAATGAATTTGATGGAGTCGTTGATTTCTTTAACAAACACGGAGAAGAAATTAACGACATGGATTATCCGTTGGAAACAGAAATATTGGAAGAAAGAGAAACAAGTATAGGGTATTGGCAAATTATATTAAATGTAGAATAGAAAGGACGGTTGATTTAATGGACGAATATTTAATACCAACCATAGAACACATAAAGGCATTATATGATGAGATTATTCCGCTATTAACAAAACTTAAAACAAAAGAAGATGTGATTAATTTTGGAAAAATGCATCATGTAACGATGGAAATCAATTATGATTTAGCAGAAAATTACAATGAGGATGAGCCGATAGAGTGTATCAGATGCGAAAATTGGGGCGATTTAGATTATATCTATGTATATCTTGATGATTCACAACCAATGTTTGATGTATGGTGCGATTTTGCAGGATATGATTTTATAGATGGAATAACAATTGAAAAGCTTGAACAGCACTATACAGAAGCAATTAAAATGTTGTGGTTTAGAAATGAAACGAGAAAAGAAGATTTAAAAGAAATAATTAATATTTTAGGGCGACAGGGTGTTGAATATATTGACATGATTAATATATACGGATTTGATTCAGAACTTGTTGAGGAATGTAAATTAAGTAACCAAATAGAAGAATGATTTTATGTGCAAATCCACTTTCAAAAACCCTTGAAAATAGGCACTTTTTGGAAGTGGATTTTAGGAAGGAGATAATGATATGAGAATATCAAAAAAAGAACGTAAAGAGAACGCAAAGAAATGGTATCAGATATTTATGAATAGCAATTGTAATAAATCAGCTATAGTTGTCAAGAGATACGAAAGTACAACTAATCCTAATGTACATAGAGTACAGTTTTTAGCAGTTGCATCTACGTTAGCATTTACGGAAGAGCCAATTATAATTGCAGAATCAAATGTCTTAGGAATTGAAGGTTGCTTTATGGAGTTGGTTGAATTTATAAAAGGTGGAATTATACAGAAAACGTATTTTGAATACGGTTTTAATGAGTGGTTAATGGAAACAATGAATTTTGAAATCACTTATAAAGACGGTCTTGTATTTATGTTTGAAAAGGAAATGGAGAAGTGATGATATGAAGATAATGACAAAACAATATGTACTGGAAACATTACGAAAAGAACACTTATGGAAATCAGGAGACATAGATACTTTTCAAGCCGAGTTGCATCAATTATGGGAATTTACAATAAGAAAAGAGCAACCTATGTATTTTCCATATACATATTCTCTTGTTGGAAGGAAAATAGGTACTCATGAAACATGGAGTAGACGATATCGAGATATGGATAGTGCGTTCCTGCATATTGTCAACAATCTTAATGAAAATGCGGCGGTAAAAGACAAGTACGAAAATATAAATCAGTGGCTATTAAAGAGATAGAATAAAAAATAAGGAGGAAATCACTATGGCTAAATACAAAATGGTAATAAACACTGATACTTATAAATGTGGTAGATGTAGTAAGAAGAATTGGGAGTCTGGAACACGAAATGATTATATGATTGCAATAAATGGAATCACAAGGACACTTTATAATATGCGAGAGGTTATGTGGCAGATTGAATTGTTTCGCGGAAATTCATTTGTACTTTCAGAATATTCTGATGACAACCCAGAAGAAAATTATGGATTGTCAGATAGATATGTAAAGTTTTTAAAGAAAAATACCATAAAATATTATGACAGATTATGCGAATTTGAAAGAACTCAATATCTATCTGGTTATGGATGGATGCAAGGCTATTTCAGTGTCGGTGAAATAATGGAAAAATTAAAAGCAGAAGGAACTGTGAGAATACCTTTTGAATGGCTTTATGATATTAGACAGTATGATAAAGCAATGAATGGCTGCTATATGGAAATAACGAAAGTTTCATAGGCAAATAGAAGTAAGAATTTATGAAAGAAAGCGAGGATAAACTTATGAATAAGAAATTAGTAATAGTTACAACAGATATGGAAATCGAATTAGCAATGTTTGTAGATGCAAGTAAACTCACGAATACAAGAGAGGCAATTGCGGAAACAAGAGAAAAATATTATGAAGAAGATTGTCATTCCGAATTATTTGATGATGTGTTGTCTGATATTATGCAAGAACGTGGTATTGAATTTGAATTTGTAGATTATGAAGAAATGTAAGTAGTAGTAAAAATATCAAAATTTGTAGATAGAACAAGAATCTAATGGAGATGATAACTTATGATTCAATACAATATTTACCAAACAGATGGAAATTACAGATTCATGTGGTGGGATGCGGTGAAAGACGAATTTTCACTTGACGATTATAAAAGGGTTTACAGTGGGAAATTGCCGGATGATACTATGGACGATCAGGAGATATTGGAAGAAATGTATACAAAATTCAACGTAAATCGTCCAGATGATTATAGAGCCAGATCTGTGTCTGTAAGTGATGTTATAGAGCTAATCAGGGATGGCACATCGAAATATTATTATTGCGATAATATGGGATGGAAATTGATTAAGGAGGTTGATAAATAATGGAAAACATCAGAAGATGGTTTGAAAATGATTCTGAAAATTATGAAATTGATGAATATGAAGGACATTTAGAAGCAAAAACAGAAACAGTTATTTATATGATTGTAGCTCCTCATAATGGAAATGACTACCGATGGATGCTGCGAGTTAGTACAAGAAGTGCTTTTGACGGATGGGCAAATTCGATAGCAGTAGAGGAATTCTTTAAAACAGAAATTGAGGTATGTAATTATCTGGATGAACATCAGTTGGATATTTATAAGGAATTACTAGCTTATTTATCGGAGGAATATAATGAGTTATACAAAGAATGTATTGGTGACCAATATTATCGATATTAGTACGGAAACAAAAAAGAGGTGATTAAAGTGATAACATTGAAGCAACTGGTAAACGAGCAAAAATGGAATGAAATGAGTGATATTGATGTTATTAAAACTTTCTTTGATATGAATGATATAGAAGAGGAAGGAATTGATCTGATTTCAGAATTGACTAAGACAAAGATACAAAAAACGAAGCGAAAACATTACATGGTAGAAGAATGGGCTTGTATGCTGCCATCTAAATACCTGTATGAAAACTACGATTTAGATACGGCAGATAGATTACATCTTATGGAACTCAATTATCTGGTCAACGGTGGTGAGTTGTCAAATAGATTTCTTAAATGGGCAACGGAAAATGTTCCTAATATTATTAGACCAGAAGCATATTTCAATCCATTACTGGATTATTTAGAGGAACGTGGTATTAAATTTAAAGAGAAATAAGAACAATTTTGAGGAGGTGCTAAAAATGTGGTGTGAAGGTTTATCTTTAAACGAGTGGGAACAAAAGTATGATGACACAAAAGAATTATCATATCTTCATGGAAGGTGTGATGAGTGGCTTGTTAAAAATTATAGGAAACATGATAAGTGTGTTACGATTACAGAATATAGAGATAAGTTAGATAGATTATGTTTGATGCATTGCTGCTTGTTACGAGATGATGAATATATTGATGTACGAGGAAATACAAAGAATTTTCAGGAAATTATAGATGCTTTTGATTACGGTGAATATAACGTGGAAATATATAATACATTGAATGATTTCAAAGAGAAAATGAAACAGCTTGGTATTTTATAGATGAATGCAGAATTTAATCACAAAAGATGATGAGCCGTAAGCTATCATAGAATTAACAAAAATTGATATTAAACACAGTCTGGCATTGTTGAAAAAAGAAAAGATATGGAGGCAAAAAATGAGTATGATTAGAATAAAAACAGACGATTTTCTATGTATTTACAAAGATAAAATGATAGAAATTTCTGCAAAAACGAAAGAAGAAGCAAATAAAAAAGCACAGAATTATTTTAAGATTGATGAAGAAAATGGTGCGGATTTTTGTATATGCAAAATACCTAGTAGTATTGGCGTACTTATAGATTTAGATTTTGAATTTTAAATGGGAACGGAGGGAAATAAAAATGTATGAAATAAATGAAATTAATAAGAATCATTATGAGGGTATATGTTTAGAAGATAATTTTGAGTGCATTGGAATGTCCTGTGAAGATGTGATTGATATCATGGAACAGCATGAAGAAAAAATTAAAAAAATAAAATCTAAAGAACAGAAATGGCTTTTAGAGGGGGACATACGGAATAAACTTGTTCAGTTAAATGAAAATATAAAATCTCTTATTGATGTAGCACATGATATATATGTGTCTATATCTGAAGCAGATAAAGAGAATAAGGCAAGAATGGATGGACAGATTAGGGCATATTGGGAAGTAAAAGGTATGCTTGAAGATGTATTAAAGCTAGAGTAAAAAATTGAATTGGAATTTTGTAAGGAAATGGAGGTTGATTAAAAATGAAAGATTTTAGCATTGCACATAATATAAAAAATGGAAATTATTATATTTATCACAAAAATGATGTCGATAAGTGGGGAATAGAAAGACAACATGTGATATATCAGTCATCACTTGGTTATTATTACAAGAAAGGAAAGCGAGTGATATATTTAACGGAAGAAGAAACAGAGGCGTTAGGTAGTTTCAGAAGAAAAGTAATGGAATAAATTCGGAATTCTATGTATGAAAGGAGAAAAATTATGGAGACAAGCGTTATAGTAAGAGAAAAGAGGTTTCAAGTAAAACCATTTAAGAGAGTTGAAATGTATGATCCTTGTTATGGAACACAGAATGAAATGAGCGATGTTGTAATGAGCATCTGCACTTTCTGTAAACTTCCTATATCAAACCGTGAAGCAGAGGTTTTACTGAGAGAAGTGCATGGAACTTTTGACTTTAATGGGGAAGAAATACCATATACAAACTTTGATGTTAAATTTTTCTCATACCGTAAGGATACAGAAATAGCTAAGAAAGAAATCGAGGCAGAGTGTGAGAATATGTGTTATCCAACACTCATTAAGGAGAAAAAAGATCTTGGCTGTGATACCGCAAGATTTATTATCTGTGTGGATGACAATGAACTTGAAATTCTAACAGGAGCAGACGGATATTATGGAAGAATGGTAAAATATAAGAATAATTATGCTTATTATTTTGACTTTTCCCTTGATGACGATGTAACAGACTGGGATGATCTTGAACGGAAAATAAAATATCTATTTCAGGTAAAGAAGGAAAGCGAAGACAGAGATATTTGTAAAGCTTGTCAGTAAATTGATTTTTGAAAATTAGTTGAATGAAGGTGTAGATATGAAACTTACTAAAAAGCAGCAAGAAGTTGTAGACAAATTTATGGAACTTGAAGAAAAGCACGGAAAGGGAAATATATTTATCCGTTATATCAATGACTCCTGGAAAGCAATGTTTGTAGTTCATAAAACAGATAGCGATAAAATTGATATAACCTTTAAAGATGAATACAAAGTAAATGGTAAAGTGTTAAATTCACTACAATCTGCCGGAATGATTGAATGTAGAGATATTCACCATAAAAAAGTAGAAGATCCAAATGTAGCTTTCCGCAATGGAGTCGTAATTGTTGGAAGTATAATTCTTATATAGAAAGAGGTAGGTTGATTATTATGATAACACAAGAAGAATTAAGAGTAAAGGTTAATGGCGGTACATTGGTTGCAGCTAAAAACGAGGATCCTGATTATCCTGGTATTTATATTTATTACGAAACAGAAAATGGAAATATACTTGCTGTAGTTACTACAGAAGTAAAGTCAGACCATGATAATAAAGATGTTGAAGTTTATACTTATAAAGATATTAGAAGAGTTCAAGTGAAGAATGGAGGTTGATTTATATGTTAAATATTCAAAGATTTTTGGGATTTACAGATAATATTAAGGAACCACGCAAAACAAAAGTAGAAAATGAATTAAGTCGTTATTATTCATATAAAGGAGACGTTTATAACACAGTCTCCTTTTTGTGTGTAAAGTTGTTGGAAGGCAGTACATTAAAGAAAGAAGAAAATTATCAATACTACAAGCGAAATGGTGAGTTAAGCAAGCCAAAGACATTATATAAATATGTTAGTCCAAATAGTGAAACATATTTTGAATTGAATAAAACACAGTATGATTTTGTAGAATATCTAATCAATAATGGATTAGATACAGAAGAAAAAATGATTGCTTTTGATAATGTTGATGTTGAAAAAATAGAAGCTGCTAAAAAGGCAGAGCAAGAAACAGAAAAAAGACGTATTGAAGAAGAACGGAGAAGAGAAGAAGAAAAAGAAAATTTTAAGAGATGGTTAGTTGAAGAATCAGAAAAAATTCCACAGTTGCAGAAAGATATCATCAACGATGTCTTTCTTGCTATTTATGGAGAAGAAAATTGCTGGAACTATTCTCTTGCAGTATGTATCAATTGGTATGATAAACCATTATGTAAAGAAGAAGTGAAAGCAAGACTTCATAATGACAATAAAGCAAGTATAAAAATATTTGAGTGCTTGACTGGTTTGAAACTGCCAAGGGGATATAAAGAGAGAATGGAATATCTTGATAGTATTACAAGTGCAGATTTTAATGAGCCGAAGGATTATAAATCACGCAAAAAGTCACATAAAAGTGAAGTTGAATTGAGTGAATTTTATATTATTGAAACTGGTATGGAAAATGGTAAGCGTAATTACAGATGGGTTAAAGCTGTTGGAGAGCCGGTTGAAGAATATGGTGTTCCAATGTTTGTTCAGAATCATAACGGGAATTATATATTGACAGTTGTAGAAAATGGCATAAAGGTTGCCAGCGGAAAGTCAAAAACGGATTGTATGAATAATCTTAAATGTTTCGTTGACAAGATAGGTAAAGAACAGCTTATAAGTAAGATTGCTGAAGCTACAGAAATGGTTACTAAAAATGCTGGTCGTAATCCTTTATATAATGTAATTTGAGAGGTGATTATATGAATGAAAAACAATTGATAGAAACTTTAAAAAGTCATCTTCGCATTGCTGAATCATGGAATTGGAAATTTGAGAAAGTAGTTTTTTGTGATGGATTTTTACAAGCTATGAATATTGCAACTGGAAAAAATTATAAATTTTCAGGAACAAATGTTTATGTGGTTGACGATAATGGAAATAAAATTATTGTATAAGGAGGCGAAACATATGAGAATTGATGAATGGATCAATGGATGTAAGGTAGAAGGATTCCCATGGGTTGATGGGAAATATTATTATTTGAATGTAAGATATTTTAAACCTGGTTCGTCAATCCACAATCCCGCATGGGATAAGTCAGTGTATATCACGAGAAATGAGAAATGTGATAAGATGCTGCGTGAATATCTTGATTCAATTGTAAATTATATATGCATTACGAATATACCAAAAGATAAAAAAGCTGTGTGGACATTTTGAAGGAGGTTGATTAGTATGAATGAAGAGAAATATAAAATTATTACAGTATCAGAACTGGCAAATATGTTAATGTCACGTAAATTTAATGGAACAGTTGATTTTACTTTTGATAGTGTGTTAGAAAATCATGAGCCGACTGGCTGGTTTGGTGCAAAGATTATTGAATTATTTAATGCACCAGAAGGAATCATCGTAATGGGATATTATGGTGGTGGCGTTGCAATTGCAAGATGTATCAATCCATGCGAAGAAACTGTTGAAGAATTACTAAAAGAAATGTTGTGGGAACTTTCAGAATTTGATGAGCCGGTAGAAAAAATATGCGTAGATTTAACAACAGATAATGGAAATTGAACTCGTATTCTATGGTTGAATTGGAGGTGTATATATGGAAGATAGAATATTTGAAATGGAATTGCCGGTAGATAAAAATTCAAAGGAATTTGATTTAAAGCTGCTACAACAAATAAAGGAACTTAAAAATATCCCAGTAGATAAATTTGATTTACTTATGAAGAAACTAATGAAGCGAAAAAGTAGTTGTCAATTATGGTGGGATAATAAAGAAGTATCTGAATGGGATTATGAATCAAAATCTTATAAAAAATGTAATTACAGATGTTGTCCTTCTTCTCATAAGGCAAGAAACTATTTTTGCCTTATTCTTGACAGAGAAGGCAGCGAAATAACAGTAGTAGATGGATTTTTGACATCAATATAATTGCAAATGAAATTCGCATTTTAAATTAGAAAGGAGATTAATAATATGAAGTGTACAAATTGTGGAAAAGAATGTTATAATGAACAATATCCAGAGATTGTATTTAAAGATAAAAATAATATCATATGTGAGGAATGCAGCATTGACTATGAGCAAGATAATAATGGAAATATCAGAAAGAGGAGTGATTTGTAATGTCAAGGAAAATTAGATATTCTTGGTGTAAAGATTTGGAGAGACGAGTTAATGAAAAAACAAATCACACTGCCAGTATAGAAGAGTATCCTGAAAGACCTTCAGATTTAACTATTGATGGGAAAGTATATAAAAGGCTGAGTAATACAAAAATTTATGAAATGCTTGATCAAATACTAAATAATGAATGTAAGTAAATTCTAAAATTATTTTATTATTAAGAAACGGAGGTTGATATTATGCATATACCAACAATAGAAAAAGATTATGAGTACAGAATGAGACGTATAGTAGATAAATTTCTAAGTGACTATTCGCAGGATTTTGAAGATTTAAGTCCGGAAGAAGTCCAAGAGAAATTATGGTCTGATTATGCAAAGGAATTTGGAAGAGCAGTTTTAGAAGATATGGTTGATTTTGCAAATGATGAATTGTTTGCAGGTGTTGTTGATTAAAGGAAAATGAATCGTACATTTTATTTATAATAGATTGGAGGATAATTGATATGATTAAAGATAAGAAATTCTTTTATAAAGCACAAAGAGTAGACACTGGAGAATGGGTAGAAGGCAGAGTTGGGACATCTCAAAGCACAGAAGATGGTATTGAAAAAACAACATATTTTAATGAATATATTGGAGATAAATGTACCAACGCTGATTGGTTATCCTGCGTGGTTAAAACAGATACAATTATACCAGTGTAATTTTATCAATAGAATATAACATCTATTAGTGAATGCAAATTGAAATTATCAAGCAAATATGATACGCTTAAAAGAATTTCTACTGTAGTAGATTAAAAAATCCTTCAAGTGTATTTTTTGTTGCAAAAATCAGATAAAAGGAGGGTTCATTATGTTAGTAAAATTCGAAAAGGAGTCAGATGTTTATATTGTTGATAGTAACAATAAACAGGCAATCTTAAAAATTGCGGAAATATATTATGGAGGAGGTGCTCGTTACAAGTTAATTGACACAAAACATGGTGGATATGCAGACCCAAAGTTAGAAAGGGAATTAATATTAAATACTAATTTATTTCGCAATGGTTTTTTCTCTACAGCAATGTCCACTATCCAAACACCATATGGAAGATATGTATGTAACGCGCTGACGGTATATAACTTTGCATTTTATATTTATTCGGAGTTAAAAAGAATTGAAGATGAGTGTAAAGCATGTGATGCGTTGCAGGATTCGGGCGAGACAATATCACAGTTGCCAAATGTTTGTGACATTGATGAATTAGATAAAATGGTTGATAATCCACCTAAACATCAGCTAATCAATCCGGGCGAAGCATTAAGGCAACTCGGAATTACAGAAGAAATGAGCGAAGATGAATTGAATTTCATTTACGCTGAATGTTTACATGAATTGTGCAAATATTTTGACTTCGATGTTAAATCAGCAAGGTTTGCATTAATTGATAAAGGTAAGTTATCTAAAACAAGAGAGAAATATGCTTATTTAAGAGATAATTACTATAAAATTAAAGAAAAGGAAATAAAAAGAGCGAAAGAAAAATATTTCGCAGAGTAAGATATAAAAGCCACTAGATTAGAAATAGTCTGGTGGCTTTGTTATTAGAAAAAGTAGACAGAATATTTGAAAGGTGGTATAATAAATGTCAGATAACAGGTATGCAACCAAGAGAAAAGGGAAAACAGAAAAAGATCCATTTTGGAATTTACAGGATATTAAAAATCTGGTTGAATGGTTTGAAAATAATAATAAGTGGGATGGATATTTAATCACTATGTTCGAACTCCTTCTTGGTAGACGAATTGGTGATACAGTTTCAATGGTGTGGTCAGATTTTTATTATGAGAATGGAAGACGCAGAGACGAAATTGTAACCGTTGTTGAACAAAAAACGGGAAAGACAAATGAAGTTCCTTTGACAAATTTAGCATTTGAAGCAATAGAAAAATATTGCCAGAATACTAAAATCAATCCAATGGAACATTATAATGAATATATTTTCAATTTTCCTTGTAAAACGAAATGGATTAAGCGAAAGGATAATCCGATTTATAAGCATAAAGAATGTGATGTAGAATTGTTCTGCAAAGTACTTGAAAAGACATATGAGAATGATAGAAAAGCTAAAATTGTTGAAAAATTTTATAATCAAAAGGAATACTCAAGCTTTGGTGACTATTTTTATTATGAGGTGGAGTATACGGACATTATTAAATGGACAACAGATACGTATCGTATAATGTTTAACAAAGCAAAAAAAGCGTGTGGCATATCCTATGATGTCTCAACACATAGTTTCAGAAAATCTTTTGGTTATTGGATTCATCATACGCATCCATATGATCCAGACTGTTTGTTGTCTCTCCAAAAGATGTTTGGTCACGCAACATTGCAACAGACAATGGATTATATAGGATTAACAAAAGAAAAGAACAGGATGTACATTAATGACCATAGTGAAATGATTAGGAAAACATTAGATGGCAACGCAGATGAAATCATAAAGAATAGTCCTGTTATTTCTCTTAAAACAGAAGATTATGGGAAAATAATTAAGACAATAATAGATATGTGCAGAGAAAATGAAAATTCTGATATGGAAATATATCAGATGGCAATTAATATGGGAAACGAATTAAGAGTTGTGAAATAAATAAGAAAGAGAGGTAATTATTATGTCTGCAATTTTAGGATTAATCGGATTAGGTGGTTTAGCAGTAAGTGCAATTAAGTGCGGTATTCAGAACACACAAATGATGTCAAAACCAAACAGATACTTAAAGGATGGAACACCGGTATATCTTGACCGTGAATGTCATGAACATATTAACGGTGAGAGGGTAACTTATCGTTACGATTATTCGGGGGCTGCTAGAACAACAAAATTGGTTGGAACAAAAAGTGGCAAAGTTTATAGTGATAGTCATCAGAATTATTTGGATAAAGTTGCAATAGAAAATGAAGAGAATAGGCAGAAGGCACTTAGTGAAGGAAAACTTGCATATATAAAGTTATATCCTACGCATTCAATTCCAAATAATACAAGCAATTCAATTACGGATTCACGGTTGACTTGTGAGTGCTCTACGGGGAAAATAATAGGTGGTTTAGAATGTAAAGAAGACGGCACATGTTACAAATACTATTTAACAGACATATCACATTATAATAGAAGTGAGTTTGAATATCTTGATGAAGGTCATCAAATAACAAAAGATGAATTGGAGAAGTTAAATATTTTTAACGGTTCTCATATATTGTATGGAAAAAAATATTTGTATAGAAGATAATTAGAATATAAAGCCATCAGATGTAATCTGGTGGCTTTAATAATTTGATGTATAATAAGGAAAGGTTGTGATATAATTAATGAGTCGATATAAAAATGGAAATCCAAAGAAATCATCAAGATTTATATGTCTAAAATGTCTTCAGGAAAACATGATTGGCAGCGGCATTCAAAGAAATCATAGACAAAGAGAAGAAGATCATAAAAAGAATCTATATTGTATAATAGACAAAGAAGAAACGGTAAACCTAGAAGTTAGATACTGTGATGATTTTCACGAAAAAATGGAAAGAGCAAGAGAATTACATAAGAAATATTATGGAGAAGACAGAAAGGTGGGATGATATTAATGGAAATAGCAACGTATCAAGCAACTCCAGAAGCACATGGTAGAGGAACATATTTCTTTACAGATTGTGGACATAAAATGTATTCAATAGAAAATAATTATAATAAATATCATGGTTATTTATGTCCTGGATGTTTTTCTAAAGGAAAACAGGTTACTTTGTATGTTCGTGGCTCGAAAGAAGCAAATGAATATTGGAATAAGAAATTGAAAGGAGAGATTGGTTGAGAATATGAAAGTATCAGAAATTGCAGGGAAAGATAAAGATTTTGTTACCAAAAAAGAAATGGAATATGTATTTAGTCAAGAGATAGTGGAAGCATATAGTTGCTCTAATGGAAAGGAATATTATACATTTTGTAAATTTGAAGATGGTAGCTGGACAAAACATGATGCCGCTACTGATTTAGAAATTGGAAGTAGTGAGGAAGAAATGGAAAAATTAAAATTGCAAGGATTTAAGTGTGAAGATGTTTCTAGTGATTATGTATTTAAAAAATAAAGAGAGGAAATAACATTATGAAGAGAACACAGAAAGAAATAAAAAGACAAGCAGAAGAATGGCTGGATGAGAGATATATGATTTCTCAGATGGCTATTGCAAGTCCACAAGATACAAGCTATTATAATGGCGCGATTAAAGCTTGCGAATTTCTGGGTTATGAATGGAAACGTGATGAAGGCGGAAATCATACATTATTTAGAGATGAATAAAAGAATTAATTTGTGAGTCAAGTAAAAGTTATAGTAACTTATAGGATATTTATTACGTAAAAGTGCGTGGACAAACAAAAATGAGTGCAAATGTGCGTAAATAGATTGACTAAAGCGGAAATAAGTGTGATAATATGTTTGGAGGTGAATAAAGATGTTTAGAGTTAATCCATATAGACCAGGAGCTGGTTTAATGCCAACATACTTAGCAGGAAGAGATGAAGATATAAATGATATTGAGCAAATTTTTGAAGCATTAACGATGAATATTCCTACACAGTCAATCATATTTAGTGGGTTAAGAGGTGTAGGGAAAACAGTACTTATAAACAAACTTGAAAAAATTGCGGAAGATAAAGGGGTATTCTGCAAGCACATAGAGGTAGAAGAAAGAAATGATTTTATCTCTCAGATTGCCACATGTTCACAAGCATTTTTAAGAAAAGTTAGTACAAAAGAAAAATTCAAACATTTGATACAAAAGCCATTAGATGCAATAAAGTCATTAGTCGTGTCTTTTGATCCGAATGATAGTACTTTTTCATTGTCGATTCAAGAAAAGGAACTATATAAATCAAATAATTTAACACAAAGTTTAACTGAAGTTTTTACAACAATTGGAGAAACTGCGTATAAAACGGAAACTCCTATTTGTTTTTTTATTGATGAAATACAATATATGAAATCTTCTGAACTTGGAGCTTTGATTGCAGCGTTGCATAGGGCAAATCAATTAGGATACCCTGTAATGATAGTAGGAGCAGGACTTCCTAAGATATATAAAATGTTATCTGAAGAGAAATCCTATTCTGAAAGATTGTTTATATATAAAGAAATTGATTCACTAACAGAAGATCAAGCACGAAAAGCCATTGAAATTCCGGCTGAGAAATTCGGAGTGTCATATACAAAAAAAGCAGTTGAATGTATTATGAGTATAACAAAGTGCTATCCATTTTTTATTCAACAATTGTGTCAGATTGTATTTCAACATACCAATAATAAAATTATAGATATCCAAGATATAGAAGAAAGTAAATTTGATTTCTTTAAACAATTAGATGCTGGATTCTTTAAAGTGAGATATGAAAGATGTTCTGATGGAGATAAGAAATTTATTTTTGCAATGGTAAAATGTGGAGAATTACCATGCACAATATTGAACATAGCTCAAAATTTAAAGAAAAATGTTTCTTCTATCTCTACAATAAGAGCGCAGCTTATAAATAAGGGATTAATATATCCTGTAAGATATAAGGAATTGGATTTTACTGTTCCAGAATTTACCGGTTTTATTCAAAGAACAGAAGAATATCAAAAATGGAACAATGAAAATAATTAAGCAAATGGGTTGGATTTTCTAACCCATTTCTAACGTAGATTGGAGGAATGTATTATGTTAGAAAATAAAGAGAAACATCCTAGCTACGGAATGTTACAGTTTAGTAGAACGTCCGGTGGGGCTACAGCATTATTTGGCAGTTCTATTCAACATAAAGATACAATCAGAATGTATCTTAGAGAGGGAGAAGTTAGTAGAGAATTAAATAGAGATTTTTATTTTGGTAACAATGAAATAGTTGAAGTAGAAATGAGCTATTCACAATTTGCAGAAGTAATCACATCTATGAATCAAGGTACTGGCGTTCCCGTTACAATTAAATACATACAAGGAAAAGGAAGAATTGAAGATTGTCCATTTGTTGATAAAAAGAAACAGTTTGAAGATGAATTTAGTGATAATCTCGATAGAGCAAATGAAAAAGTAAATGATTTGCTTGAGTCGGTGAGCAAACTATTTGAAGAAAAGAAATCATTTACGAAAAAAGACAAGGAAGAAATTCTAAATAAAATTCGTATGCTCAGTATGGAAACGAATGGGAATAGAGAGTTTATATACCAGCAGTTTAATGAACAGATGGACAAAACAACGGTTGAAGCAAAAGGTGAAATTGAAGCATTTTGTCAAAACAAAATTAACAGTATTGCAAATGCCGCATTAGTAGAGCATAAAGATGATTTATTGAAATTGAAAAATCCGGTTGATATAGGAGGTAAAATATCATGAAGAAAGTACAAATTATTATTGAAGCTGAGTTAGACGAAAAAGAATTGCAATCAATGACAAGTTCACAGAATGGTTTCGAGCCATTGACAGAAAAGGAGTATTTTAATGGAATAAAGTTTTCTTATAGTGAAGGAAGAATGGAAATATGCAATGATATTGAAGAATATTATAATATCAATGAGGGAGATTCGCAATGTTTAAAGAATCCTAAATTGGTTAGTATAAATGTGGTAGATTGACTATTATTAATATTGGAGGAATGAATATGCCAGTAATAAAAAGTTGCGAAAACTGTAGATGGGCAGGATGCAAAAATTACGGAAAAGAATTAAATGTTTGTGGGAATTATATTATGTTATCAGAAGAAGAGAAAAGAATTCCAAGATTTGTATATACGGAAAATGGAGAGATGAAATCATCTCTTGATGAACATGAAAGAAGAGTGGAAATATTAGAGCATAATCAACGATTGCAAAGAGAATATCCAGTATAAATGAAATGATTGTTTTGTTTAGAAGGGAGAAATATTATGAGTTTGTCATATAAACCTTTATGGGATATGCTTAATGAACTGAAAGTTTCTAAAATGGATTTTGCCAAGAGTGTCGGTATTTCAAATGGAACTTTAGCAAAACTTGGGAAAGATGAGCCGGTTGCATTAACTGTACTTATGAGAATATGTGAACACTATAATTGCAAGATAGAAGACGTAATAATGTATAATAAAAACAGTGATTTCCAATTTGATGAAAAGTTTTCTTTGAATGATAAGCAAGAAATTAATGAAGACAATGTAGATTATATGCGTGGCGTTCAAGATGGAATCCAGATGATGATGGATAAGATTCAACGTCAACATAAGAATGGAAAACCGGTTACTGCTAATGGTGAATTATACTGGTTGACAGATTCACGGCAGCACTTACAAGATGTTATGGATAGCATTGGAAAAGATGAATAAGAAAGAGTGACGACTATGAATAAAACAATTACTTATTTCTCAACAGGTGTTTCTATTGAAGAAATAGAATATAGTGATGAAGACCTTATAACATTGATTAAAAAATTGTCAAAAAGAATTGATGGATTCAATTCGATTTCAATGTGGTTTATGCAGAAAGATGAGTTGAATGGTTGTATTGCGATTGATATTGGGACAGAAGAAATTAAACTTGGAAATCATATGACATTAAATGTATATGATTTTAATTTATTAGAAGAGAATTTTAGTAATTATGTAACGGAAGCACAGAGAATCAAGGGAATGTTGAAACGGAATTTTCCAGAGATAAAAGTAACCAGTAATTTTCATTAGATTGGAGCGTGAGTATATGCAATGGAGTGATTTGAGTAATGAAGCAAAAAGCATTATAGAATGGGTTGAGAATCCATATACACACGAAAAGGAAACGGTTGAAATTAAAATCGGAGAAACTTTCCATAGAGATTGTCCTAAACTTTGTAATGATTTTACTGATGATGAACCTAAATGTGATATTCTTGTGACAAAGGAATTGTTTCAAGAAGTGTTAATGTATGTTACTGAAGATGATAAGATTCAGTGTGAACAATTTATAGATAATAGTTTATTATTTAGATTAAAGAGGTGATATACTTTGTTAAAAAGATGCAATAAAAATTGTAAAAAATGTAATCACTTAAATGTCAGAACAGATGATAAAGGATATCCATTTGGGTATGATTGTTTGAAATACGAAGATTCTGTCTTTGCAGAGCATTTTGAAGATACAAAGGAATTTGAAGTAATGGGAGATGTCTAAATTAAAGTGTAATTGGGGTGATGGTTTCATATGGAGGGAAGATCATGACAATTAAAGAATTTAAAAATAGTAAACTATGTAAGGAAGCGGCAAAAGTAACCTATTATGATATAAACGGTGTAAATATATTCAACAAGCCTTCAATTATTTTTAATTTATTACAAATCATTGGGACATCACACAATGCAGATGGCTCTATTGATGTTGATGTGAATTATATTGAGTAGGTGATATTATGAATTTTACATACGAAGAACTGGAATTATTAGAACGGTGTTTATCAAAATATTTTTATGAGATAGAAGGAACACCAGAAGTTGTGGTTAGCTGCTACAATAAAATCCAAAAGCAAAAGAAAGAAGTTGAGTGAGGTGGTAGTATGTCAAAGAAAATAACAAAATTTGCTGATATTCCACAGTTTACATCTGATGGAACTTATCAAGTAGATTATCCGTTGACAAGTTTGGTAAGTTATATAGAGGAAGAAGTAAGTGAAATGGGATTGCAACTTAATCCTGAGTTCCAAAGAGGACATGTTTGGACAGAAGAACAGCAGATTGCTTGGCTAGAATATCATCTTCGTGGGGGAAAGTCTGGTTCCATTATATATCTAAATAATCCATTTTGGCATAGTTCACGGAACCCAAAAGAAAACGAGTATTCTGATTATGTATGTGTTGATGGACTACAAAGAATTACGGCTGCGCAAAGATTTATTCATAATGAAATCAAAGTGTTTGATTCATATTTCAATGAGTTTGAAGATAGAATTCGAATGGCAAGTGCAATGATTCATTTAAATGTAAATGATTTAAAGTCTAAAAGAGAGGTATTGCAATGGTATATTGATATGAATGCTGGTGGAACTCCTCATACAAAAGAAGAAATTGAAAGAGTTAGCAAAATGTTAGAAGAATTGGAGTGATTGTCTATGTCAAGAGTAAATAGAACTACAAATAATTTGCAAAAGGTATGGAATAAACTTGATACAGCCTATGAAAATCTTGAATCCGCTTTTGAAATGTTGGAAAATATGAGTGAACTTCCAGATGAGTTGAAAAGCGAAATGGATAGATTTGACTTATCGGCTGTGTCAAGTTTAAAACAACAGGTGGAAATGATAATGGAATGAGGTGGTCAAATGAAATGGATATGTCCAGTTTGCAGAAAGGAATTTGATAATTTTTCTATTAGAGATTTTTGCAATGCCCCCAAAACAACTTTATATGGTGATTTTAAAATTAGAGGTATGAACGGAGACATTGAACATGTGAGTAGAAAATTAAATAGATCAGTATGTTCAGAAAAATGTAAGCAGAAGAACGAAAACCGGTATTTTGTAGAAGAATACAAAGAAAATAAAATTTATTGTGTAGATGGAAAATATATGCCATATCTTGACTGTGAGTATTGGTATGATTCTATTGAAGGTGTAAAAAATCGAATTGATAATCCTCATCTAGTTCCTGCTACGCCTACTCTTTTACGTGGTTTAGGAGCTGCAATGAGTGGAGAAACTGGTAATATTTAAAATAATGAGGTGACTTAGATGGTAAAAGTAGAATATAGAAAAGATTATGAAGATGAATATTTACAATGTAGTTCTTGTTTGTGTGATAATACAGATACAACTATTTATAGGATTATAGTAGGAAAAAATGATAGGCAGACAACTACATTAAAATTATGTGCTAATTGCTTAAAAGAGTTACAGACAAAAATAACGAATATTGGAAACATAGTCTAACAGATAAAAGGTGAATTTTATTTTAAAAAATTGAAAGGATGTGTTACTATGGAAAAATCAAAAAATCCAGAATTTAATATTGACTATAAAGAAGAAGCAAAAAGAATGTTGAATAAACATGACGGTAAAATACCAACACTTGATAAAATGTTAGAGATTAAGGAACAATCACAGCTTTGTGGCGAGTTTTTAGAGTGGCTGCAAGGTAAATATGCAATGTTTGAATTAAAAACTCCAAGAGATGATCCGTTTTATCGTGGAACAGGCGATTATATCAATTCCGAAAAATTGTTAGCTGAATTTTTTGGAATCGACTTAGAAGAAGCGGAAGAAGAAAAAGATGCTTTGCTAAAATCGTTATGAATCAGGAGATAAAAGAGAATATGATTTGTTTAGATTGTGGAAATATGGATATCAGATATGATGAAACGGAAAAATCCTATCATTGTAATAATTGTGGCTCGCATAACTTAGGAAAAAGGAAAGACGGATGTAAACATATGATTAAAAATGGATTGTGCGGCAAATCTGCTACTTCTTCAGGAGAATGTGAGGCACCATGCAGCTATTATGAAAAAAGAGGTGAATATTATGGACAAACTGAAATGTAAAATAGGATTTAAGACGGACGGATTTACTAAAAACGATAAGAACGTAAACTATGATGTTGAGGTCAAACAGGATGACATTGTAGATATAGACCAGCAAGGTTATTTATGGAAGAACGGAATTTGTTTTGCTTATAAGGATAGTAAGATAGGAAGAGAGAATTTCGTGTCTGTATAATTAGATGAAAATTTTAGAGGTGATTATTATGAGAATAAAAGACAAGCCAAATAAAGTGAAAGCAAACTTAATTGTTGAGTTTGAGGATGAGTTTTATAATAACGAATCTGAAACATTGAAATATAGTGCAAATCAATATTTGAAGGATAATGGGTTCAATGTGATTGGTATTTCGTGGACATTTATGGACGAAAAAGATAAACTAAATAAAGTGAAAGCAAAGTTAATTTTAGAAATCGAGGGTGAATTTTACGATGATGAATCCGATGAAGAAACATTGAGATATTGTGTGGAACAGGATTTAGAAGATGCTGGTTTTAACGTGATTGATGTTTCCGTGATGTAAATATTGAATCTAAGTTCTATTTGGAAAGGAGCGTATATCTATGAGTGAAAAATATTTTACAAAACCAGAAAGACCATTCTTATTATTGACTGAAGATGTAGATGGTAACATTTCATATCATTGGTTAGAAACGGAAACAGAATTAATGGAAGTAATCAACGAGTGTCAGGAATATGGAAATAAAATTATTGATGCGTTGGAAATTGGCAGTAGTAGAGATATTGAAATTCCTCCTATCTATCTTGTAGATGATTTTATTAAAGAAATTAATGACGCTTATGAAACCGCTAAAGGAAAAGGGTTTGACAGTATTGTATTGGTAATAGACACTAACATGGACAAGACTTATTATATTAATGATACAGAAAATGGTTTTCAATGTGATGAATTTGATTTCTATTTTGATGATTTAGATTCTATGGCGGCTGCATTGTTTGAAGAGGAAATGATTGGTAAACCTGTAGAAATTAGGATAGAGTAAATTATGATAGAAATTAATTTTAGAAATGAGTGACACACATATGTATAAATCTTGTCACCTGCACCTACAATAAAATATTGAACACAAACACAAAGCATTTGGAGAAATATATACCAAATGCTTTTTCTTATGCAAAAATAAATAATCGAAGTCTTGAAGAAGGGAGATCTATATTATGGAAAAGAGATTTAATATTTCAACCGTTGTTGAAGATGGGTATGTGCATTATGAGGTGGTTGATTGTCAAACCGGAAATGAAGTACATTGTGATACAAATGAACTCAATTTAATTTTGTATGAATTAATCGGAATGTAACGCTATGACTAGAAATAACATACCGATGTATATCCAGAATTTATGAAAGGTAGGTGAAAATATATGATGCTGAGTACAAAATATTATGAGATATAAGTCACTTAATATCATCTTTTGGAAGAAAATTTAAATCAAATTGTAAATTAAGTGCATCGAAAATCCTAATTATTGTTTTACATTCAGTATTTTTACCATTTAATATTTGTTGGACATTTTGTGAAGTTGTATGCATATTAATTGCTAGTTCTTTTTGGGTAATATCATTTTTTTTCATATATTTTTGAATTTCCCAAAGCAAATCTTCTGTTGAATGAAAAACCATATGTATACCTCCAATTCAGTTTAAACATATTCAATTATAATATTTTTGGTTAAAATTAACAATATATTAATAAATATTTTGTATAAAAATAAAACAAGTCATATATTGCTAAACCAAGCCAGCGGTTGTATTATATATATGTATTAAAAAAATATAAAGAACATGAAAATTAAATAATTCATTCTTGAGTTAGGTGGTTTTTTGGATTTAGAGTGATACTGTTGTGGTGTCACCTTTTTGTAGTTTTAGTCTTCATGAAAGGAAGTATTATTATGAATGACAAAAAAGAAATTAAAAGAGGAGAAATATATTATGCAGATTTAAGCCCAGTTGTGGGTTCGGAACAGGGTGGAGTAAGACCGGTCATTATTATCCAGAATGACAAGGGAAATATGTTTAGTCCGACTACAATTGTAGTAACTATGTCAACAAAAACAAAAAAGAAAGCTAATTTACCAACACATGCGTTGGTTTACAGCGTAAACCAGACGGGCTTAAAAGCAGACAGCGTAGCCTTATGCGAACAAATTCACACCATTGATAAAAGTCGATTAAGGGAAAAGATTGGCAGCTTAAACGAAATTGCCTTAAACAAGGTAATGAAAGCAGTTAGTGTGAGTTTGAGCATGTAATATGATTTTTTATAAGGAGAAAATTAAAAATGGATGAAATTTACAAAATCATAGATGCAAACCATGCAGTTCAGGAATTGCAGCGAATATCAAAAGTACATAAGAAAACAAAAATACATAAGATAAATTTAGAAAGGGGAACAAGTGAAAAAAATGATAAGGAAAACATAGAAGAAATAATTCGAGAAGCAAAGACAATTATCTTAAACAAAGACATATTCTTTGCACATATACAATGTTATACATGTGAGCAAAATATAGAAGATATAAAAAGGGAAGGTGTTATGTATGATGTGATATATAGTATAGGATAAAAATATATCCTTAAAAAATAGCATATTGGACAATATGTTCTATTGACAAAATCGAACAAAAGTTCTATGCTAAATATGTTGGGAAAATAAAAAAGAGAAAGCCTATCCAGTTCAAACGGTAATTGGGAGTTACCTACTAATGATAGAACTTTCTCTAACACAAATTCACCTTCCAGAACGGAAGGAATTTAGATACGGTAGATAAGCTAACCACTGAGCTAACCGCAGAATTAACTGCACCAACCGCAGAATTAACTGCACCAACCGCAAGTCTATTTTACAGATTTCACCTTGATTAGTCAAGGTATTTTCTTGCGGTTCAGTTAAATTTTTCCATTATTACAATTACATATTAATTTTTTGTAACATATTCAATAATTCTTTGCGAATTGGTGTATATATGTTTGCATTTTTATCAAAAATTTAATACGAAAGGGGAATGATTATGTGGATTATGTAATTAAGAATCATAATAACTTGTTTATTAAGCTAAACGAAAAGGGACAACCTGTTAGCTGCTCAGAAAAGGAGAAACAACTTTTTGAGTTCAGTAAGGCAAAGAATATTTGTGATTGTCTTCCTAAAACTTTGCGAAAAATCGGTTTTAAGGTAGAAGCAGTTCCGGATATTCCTACAACAAACCCAAATAAAATTGTACACAAAGAAGAATATATTGTTTCGGAGAATATTACTAGGTGGATAGAAAAGTTTGGCACATGTTCAGATATTCTTGAAGAAGCAAAAATACGTGAAAGTCAGTTATGCAAAGAGTTGAAAAAATCAGACAATGAATTACTTGATATTTTACATATTATTGAGATAGAGCCACCAAAGGACTTATATCACGGCTGGCTATTATACAAAAGAATAAAGAAAAACAGAAAAGAAAGAAGAGAAATAAAAGACGAGTTAATTATCGTCAAAGATGTTATTCAAGAAATTAATCCTTCTTGTTTACATCGAAAAAGAATACAAAAAGCGATAAATGGATTATTTAACAGAGAATATACATTCAGAATCGTTGAAGGTGGTGATGATGAGAATGATTGTGTGTAAAAATTGCTATATTCCTATGGTAGGAACAATGTCCTTTTCAAAAGACAAACATGAAAAATATTGTCGTTATCCTAAATGTAAAAAAGAAACAAAACATACTACATTACGGGATGATGAATTGGAATTTGAAGAAATACTGCATAAAGAAATAAAAAAAAGATAATAATACATAGTTTAAAATAAGGCGGTGTGTCAAGATGATAATGGATGCGAATTTAAATCAAATCGTAAATACATATTTCGAAAATAATGCTTATAAACTACATAAAATAGTGGACAAAATCTTATGGAAGCTAAACTTTCATGATGTTGACCACGAAGATTTTTATTCGTTATCACATGAACTTTTTTATAAAAGTCTTGAAGATTACGATAGGTCAAAATCTTTTGATGCTTTTTTGTATTCTTGTCTCTATAAAAAATTTTGTACGGAAATGACAGGAACAAATAGAGATAAGCGAAGTAATAATATTAAAGTTGAAAAAAAAGATGAAGACGGAAATATTATTAAAGACGAAACAGGAAATGTAGTAACAGAAAAAATTAAAATTCCAGACATTTCTTTTGATACACCGGTAGGAGACGATGATAATACTCAACTTAAAGATATGATTAGTTCTAAATTTAACGTTGAATCAAGTTTATTTTCTTCTTGCAGCGAGAATATGGAAAATTATATCAATAATTTGGATGAAATACAAAAGAATATCGCAGAAATGATAGGAGAAGGATTTAATTCTTCTGAAATAAAAGGAAAGCTTAATTTAAGTGATAAAGAATATTCTCAACAAATATCTGTCATGAAATCTTATGAAAAAAGAAAAGTTTTTTATGAAGAAGAGAGCAATGATATGGAGGAAGAAAGCATGAATACAGGAGATTTAGTAGCAAATACGACAGAAACTTACAGAAATACAAGCTATAGTATTGAATCAATAAGTAAACAATTGTCAAAAAAACAACTTAGAGATGACCATATTCTTCAAAGGCATAGCGGGCAATGGAAAAATTTTGCAAAAAGTGAATTGATTTCTGATATTCTTCGTGGGAAATCTCTTACGCAAATTATTGTATCGGAAGAAATAAAAAATAATCTGCGTATGAAGTGGTTAATTGATGGTAAGCAGCGTTGCACAACATTGCATGATTATCTGCTTGACGGATTTGCGATTCAGAAAAATGTTAAGAATTATAACATAAGATATCAGGCGGCAAAACTTGATGAGAATGGAAATGAAATATTAAATGAAGAAGGTTTTGCTGTAATGGAAACCAAAGAATTTGATATTCGTGGCAAAAAGTTCTCGCAATTACCTGAAGAATTACAGGATATATTCAAGGATAGACAGATACCTGTTTTATATAATGAAAATTGTACAAAAAAAGATATAGCAGATGATATAGCCAGATTTAATAGAAGTAGGTCGATGAATACTGCACAGCTTGGTTGGTTAGGCTTAGATGAAGAATTTGCAGAATTGGTTGAAAAGATGACAAAAATGAAATTCTTCCAACCGAATTTCAAGGGAAGTTCTTATACCGATAATAACCACACATCAAGTGCAATAAGAAGAATAATTGTTGAAAGCATTTTTGTTTCAGATTTCATTAATGAATATAGTAAAGATTTTGAAAAGAAATGCACTTATTTATCAGAAGAAGCCAGCGATTCAAATTTCACAGAATTTTACAGCTATGTTGAACGGCTCACTTCCGTATCCAATGAAGATGTTGCAGATATGTTTAACGCTAAAAATTCATTTTTGTGGTTTGGATTATTTTCAAGATTTGATAATTATGGGCTTGATGATACAAAATTTATTGATTTTATGAAAGCCTTTAAAGAGTCTTTACATAAAAAGAAAATTAACGGTATATCTTACGAAGAACTTGAAGGTAAGGGGACAAAAGATAAAAACATAGTCACAAAAAAAATGCAGCATTTGGAACAACTTATGAATGAATATTTACATAGTGACATAGAAAAAGCAAACAAAGAAGTTGATGAAGAAGATTCATTAAATATCGTTAAATACATAAATCCTGATGTAACGGAAAAAGATATTCAGGATTATAAAGAAGATTTAGAAATATTAACTCTTGAAGTTAATAATAAAAGTAAATTGTTAGATGAACGTAATATACCATCATTAATTGCCATGATTGCATATGGCTATACAAAAGATGAAGCAATTGATGAGTGGTTTGTAGATTACTTTAGGAGAAATAATATGTATACACTAAATCAAAAACGCAATTTGCAACTAATGATTGAAGACTTTAATGAATTCAAAAAACAGAAGGGGGCGGTTGCGTAATATGGCAATTATGGTTTCGGAAGACAAAAAAGAACTTATTGTAACCTGTGAATGTGGCTGTGAAGATATCGTACATATAAAAGTTAATGATGAGGATAAATCTAATGATTGTTATGGATTTATCACTTATGCAAACGGAAACTTCTATTGTGAACAGGAAAATAGTTTTCTTTGTGTGTTAAAGAGAAAGATTAAAAAGATATGGGCGATTATCTGCAATAAGGACTATTGTTATTCAGAAATTCTTATGAGTTATGAAGATTTTCAAAGGCTAAAAGAATATATAAATCAATTTTAAAAGGAAGGAAGAAAATTTTGTATGATAATGAAATTGTCTGAAATTAAAATTAGTAATGCATTTGCTGAAACTTCGCCAAAGAAGGAGAAAATATCCAAATGCTATGAACACTGGAAGAATACTGGAACGCAAGATAGATTTATTATTGTAGATTATAATAATGTACTTGTAGATGGATATATCATGTATCTTGTATTAAAAGAATTGGGTGTTGAAATTGCGTTTGTTAAAATTCAGGATAATTATAAAAATAATCCGACAGTATACATATATGGGACTCATCAAAATCCATATGGTAAATTAAGAAAAACATATATATGGAGAGTCCCGGAAAGCTGGACTTCATTCGCCAATACAGTAGATGTTGGTGATGTAGTACTTTGTCAAACGAGATTTGGTGTTTCGTTAATTGTTGTAAACAAAGTTGAGGCGTTCAGTAAATGTCCTGTTAATATTCCGGTTAAAAAAATAGTGAGTAGAAATATTATCAGAAACGGAATGCTTGTGAAAGGATAGGTGATATCTATGAGTTTTTGGACTTATGTCAGCGAAATAATTATTGTGTTACATAAATTATTATAGAATATAGAAAGGATTAAAAAATGTACATAGAAAATGTAGTTATAGGCAATCCCATAATAGAACCTTCAGACATGTTCTCGTCAGATGAAGAAGACTGGAACAATATAGAAAGAGAAAAAACATATTATACAGAAGAAAGGTTTCTGCCGCGAATACTGGTTAAGTTAGGTATCTACCCTTCCGTCAGTGAGATAAGGAGAAATAAGCCTGAACTGGTGATTAATTTGGACAAACCGGATTTTATCAACAATCTGAAGGTAAGTAAAAAGCGTAGACTATGGATTTTGGTAGGAGAATGAATATGGACAGTGTTGTAAAGCGTGATTTAGACGGTGTTTATTTCAGAGTTAAGAGAAAAAATAAATATGAGAACTTCTGTTTTTCTGATCTTACGGAAGAGGAAATGAATACAGTAATGGAAGGTAGGTCAGAAGAATGGCTCAAATCTATGTGTGTGCTGCTTGGACAGAAGATAAGAGAAATTGGTGATACATTAGATCTGGTATGTTCTTATACGAGTGAAGAATAATAAAAGATGAAAATTTAATAATTATAGGAGGAAAATATGATTGCAATTAGTAATTCGGATTATCAAAAATATGGTTGCCCTAAATGTGGGTGTGACAGCTCTATATTGGATGGATGTTATACTGGTAATACCCATCCAGTAACGTGTAGGGAATGTAAAGAAAATTTTGTAATTTTAGCAGATGGATTAAAAAAATCTTCTTTAGGTTTTGGTTCTAATGCTGAATATCCAGAACTACAGGAACATCCACGTAAGGGTACTCCTTGGCATCCTTGGGTTGATCCTGATCCGAGACCTGAATATGGTGAATATTGGAACCCAAGAGGAATCGGATATGATTTAAGCGGTTTCGTACAATCCAAACAAGCCGGTGAACGGTTATTGGATATGGTTAAGGATGTACTTGAAAAAGAAAACCCAGAATCATGGCTTGATTGGAGAGAATATGAACCGGAATGGATTCAATTTAAATTCCAAGATAGCGAATTTGATTTAGAGAAGTTGAAGAAGAAAGTCATTGATAATGAAAAGATTATTACAAAAGAAATCTTGATGGAATGTAAACTGTAAAAGCGGAAATAGAAGTCGCATTTTCTTGGGAAAATTTTAAAATCGAAGTTCTCTAAGCATATATTTTCAAAAGTGCTTAGAGAAATAATTAGTGAAAACTAAGGTGGATTTGACCGCCTAAAGTTGAGGGTATAGCCACTCAACAAATACTATGTAAAGTGCTATGTAAAATAGAATACATGTTTGAGGTTTGAGAACCTTATAAGTTTACATGGTAATCAAACGTGCGTAGTTTGGGAGTAAAGGGATTACTTGTTTGAGAATCTTATAAGTTTACATAACAATTAAATGCTTAAAGGTACTCTTTATTTAATAATTAGCATGAGACAATTATGATTTTATATAATAATTAAATGAAAGGATAAAAATGGATAACGAAAATAAGAATATTAGTACAAGAAAAATAGTTTTAATACCAGAATATAGTGATACAAAAAAATGGATAAAAAAGGTTAATGATTTTGCCATTTCTGATTATAAACATAAAATAGAAGTCAAAGAAGAACAGATTAAGAATATAAAAAAGAAAAAGCTAAATAAAGAGGATGAGACAAGACTTTTAGAGAAATATCAAAAACAACTAGATACTTTAAATGATAAATTAAATACATATATTGAAACGAAAGAAATTACAAAAGAAATCGTTAATAATTACACATACAATCTGGTAAGAGAATCAATGGAATCAGAGGTAAGAAGAAAGAATTATATATTATCATGGGCTTTTAGCAAAATGATTGAAAACGGTGTTCAGTATATGGATATTAAAGATAGGACAAAATTTATTAAAGATATGATGAATACTGCATATAGAGTAAAAGGCTCTAAAAAGGGAAGTGCTTTTGATGATGTTGAAATTAGTAATATTTTAAATGGATATGGTATAGCTTTTTCTAAGGATTTTACAAAAAAGTTAATTAAAGATGTGAATGATGGATTATTAGACGGAAAAATTAGTCAAAGAACATATAAGATGGATTCGCCGTTTACGATAGCAAAGTCAACAATGGGATTCTCACATGATTATGATTCTTATGAAGAGTTATGCGAACACATCAATGATAAAGATTGTAATATGTATTTTGATTTTGGTGGAAATCAAAAACCGACAATTGCAAGATTTAAAATACATACCGGATATAAAAAGAATAAGCAAGAACTAAACGCAACATTGTTAAAGATATATTCAGGAGAATACAAATATTGTGGCAGTAAAATAGAGTTAGATAAAACGGGTAAAAAAATAATACTCGATTTGTCATTTGAAATTCCTACAAAAGAAGTATTTTTAGATGAAAACCGAACTTGCGGAATTGATAGAGGTATTAAAATTCCGGCTGTATGTGCCTTAAATGATGATAAATATACTAGAGGATATTACGGTTATTGTGATGATTTGTTTGCTAAAAGAACGAAAATTCAAAATCAAAGAAAAAGATTGCAGAAATCATTAACTTATACGAGTGGAGGGCATGGAAGAGATAAAAAATTAAAGGCACTTAAAAGATTGGAAGAATATGAGAAGAATTTTGTGGAAAATTATCTTCACCATATCTCAAAACAATGTGTTGACTTTGCAGTAAAAAATCATTGCAAATACATAAATATTGAAAATTTAAAAGGCTATGATGCAGATGATAAAATACTCCGAAATTGGTCTTATTATAAATTAGAGCAGTACATTACATATAAAGCTGAAAGATACGGAATTATTGTTAGAAAAATTAATCCTTGTTTTACATCACAAGTATGTAGTTTTTGTGGAAGTTATGAAAAAGGGCAAAGAAAAACACAGTCAGATTTTTTGTGCGCTAATGAAAATTGTACAAGCCATTCTGAAAAACACAAATATATAAATGCGGATTTTAATGCAGCAAGGAATATTGCAATGTCCACATTATATTACGATGGAGAAATTACAAATAAACAGATAGAAGAAGCCGCAAATTATTATGGAATTGTATTAGATGAAAATAAGGATAAAGAACTGGTGGCATAGCCATCAATATTGAAAGTAGTTACATAAAAATATGTCTATTGTAATGATAAACATAGTAATTACAAGTAATGGTAGATTTTGATGCCAAAGGGTGAGAGAAATTACTACTCATCAAAACCTGCGTATTTTTAATTTTGAGCCTTTGGATATATATAAAAGTACAAGGGTACAAAACGTGGCGTATAACATAATAAAAGGAGATAAAGAATGACAAAATTAGAAGGTTTTTCAAAGGTGGCAGTTGTTAAGTACGGTTGTTTTGCATATTATTTTGCTATTTATGATGATGGCAATGATTATAAGGTGGGAGATATGGCTGTATTTTCGGGAAATACTAATCCTGCAAAGATTACTGAAATCATTAGCGAAAAAGAATGGAAAAAACGTATGTTTCCAAAGAATATAACGGCAGAAGTTATTGGTAAGATTGACATTTCGGCATACGAAAAGCGTCTTGAACAGCGTGAATTAAAAAAAATTATAAAGGAAACAATGGAAAATCGAAAAAAGAAAATTCAGGAAGAATTGGACGATGAGTATTATGCCAGTAAGGATGAAGATTATGCTGAATTATTAAGAAAGTATGAAAGTTTATAGTATATAAAAAGATTATATAGGATAGGTGACTATGAGTAAAACTAAAAAGGAACGTAGAAAAGAGAAACAAATCAAATTAAGAAATAAAAAACTTTGTAAGAAGTACCCATTCATAATTCCTAGATCTGTATGCACAGGTGAAATAATTAAAGATTATGATTATTCATGGACTGAATATGATTATATGGCAAGAGGATGGAGAATTGGTTTCGGAAAGTTTTGGCTTGAAGATTTGAGACGAGCTTGTATTGAAACGAATTATTTGGGCAAGCTTTATTTTTTACAAGTTAAGGAGAAATATGCTTCGCTTAGAGCATACCCTAATGCTGCACCCAAAAAAGTATATGATATATTGGATAAATACGAGTACATTAGTCAGTGTATTTGCTATCAATGCGGAAGTCCTGAAACTTCTGTTGTAAACGATTATGGTTGGTATTTGCCAATATGTAAGAAGTGTTGGGATAAGTTTAATCGTAAGAGAGAGAAAAAGGGATATAAAGTTATTTCTTATAATGAAGCTGGTGGTGAGGATAATCCTAAATTACCGGACAGTTATTCTTACAGTATTTATTCTAATGGCGAAGATAAGACAGTAGTAGTAGATATTGGTGATATTACAAGTCGCATAAATCAGGCTTATAAAAACAGAGTTGTGGAGGAAAAATGAGTAGAAAATTTCAGTTAGAAAAAGATTATTATGATGAAGGATATGACTTATACAAAAAGAAGACAATTACAATTAAGCCCAAAATTACTGTCTTAGTTGGTTGCAACGGAATTGGCAAAACAACATTACTTCATCAGCTCAAAAGTCATTTAAAAAAGAAAAATATTCCTTGTATATCATTTAATAATTTAGACGATGGTGGAAGAAACGCCATGTCAGAAGCTAGTTTTTACGGAGATCTTAGTTTTTTGTCAACTTCAATGCAATCCTCCGAAGGTGAAAATATAGTTATGAATATGGAAAGTTTTGCAAGAAGATTAGGTGATTTTGTTAAAACTGGCGAAGATCCAAAAGAATCAAAGTATAAAAATCTTGCAATAGCAATGAAAAAAGCAAGTGGAGAAACAATAGAAGAAACAGAAATACCAAAAGAACGATGGATTCTACTCGATGCAATTGATAGTGGACTGAGCATAGATAATATTGTAGATATTAAGGAAGATTTATTCAAAACTATCCTTGAATATAATTGTGGAAATGAAATCTATATTATTGTGGTAGCAAATGAATATGAAATGGCAAGGAATGAACAGTGCTTTGATGTCTATAATGGCAAATATATAACTTTTAAGGATTATGAAGATTATCGGCAATTTGTGTTAGATAGTAAGGAATTAAAAGAAAAAAGGTATAAAGAGTGATTATTTGATTTGCTTTACAAATAATAATGAGAACATATAAGTTCCATTTTATTTTTAGATTAGGAAAAAGAAGGGAGGAAGATAAGTGCCCGCATTAGCAATTATAGTAATACTGATATGTATTGCGGTTTGGTTTCTGGCATCTGCTTTATACAAGCCCATTGGAAGATGGATAGGTAAAATTGGAAGAGATGCAATCGAAGCCATGAAAGAAGAAGATAAAGATAAAAACGAATAAGGAGAAAAGTTATATGAAGGAAAAGAAGAGAAGTGGATTAGTAGGTGGTATTACATTAGCAGTTGTAATTGTAATTGTTTTAATTTTAGTGGCGATATGTACAAAAAAAGTACCTGCGGGCTATGTGGCGGTACAGTATTCGGTTAATGGGGGAATCAAAGATGAAGTCCTTACTCAGGGTTGGCACTTTGTATCACCGGCAACGAAGACAAAGCTGTATACGGTAGGTATTGAACAGAGTTATTTAACATCGGGCAAAGATGGCGATTCTAAGGATGATGAGAGTTTTACAGCCAGCTCATCTGAGGGTAAAGCTATGACAATTGACCTTACATTTACATATCAGTATCAGCAAGAAGATGTAGTTGGTGTATTTACAAGATTTAAGGGGCAATCTGGTAAGGAAGTAAGAGATAATTTTATTAAGCCTAATATTATATCGTGGACTAAGGAAGTTGTAGCAAGATATAAGGTGTCAGATATTCTCGGTTCAGAAAGAGCAGCAGTTAATTTAGCTTTAACAGACTACTTATCAGAAAAATTTGAGAGTTACGGCATTACAATTAGTAACGTATCCTTAATCAATATTGAGGTTGATGAGGAAACTCAGGAAGCTATCAATGCCAAAATTACTGCGCAGCAAAACGCGGAAACGCAGAGCATTAATAACCAGACAGCAATTGACAAGGCTGCCGCCGAAGCACAGGTTAAACTTACGGAAGCACAGGCTGAAGCTGATGCACAGAAGATTAAGGCTGATGCAGAGGCAGAGGCTAACAAGAAAATTGCTGAATCACTTACATCTGAACTCATCGAAAAGATTAAGTATGAGCAGTGGGATGGAGCATTGCCACAGGTTCAGGGGACAAGTACACCAATTATTAACATGGCAGACTAATAGTAATTATTATGTAGATAGAGGATTTTCTTCTATCTGCATAATGTATAAGAAATAGATTACAAGAGGAAAAGAAAGATAAAAATGAGAGGTTTTTTAGTATTTCTTTATATTATCGCAAGTGCTTTCTTATTTGGATTGTGTTTAGATGTATCACCCAAAATATGTCTCATTCTTCCTACATTAGTAAATTTCATAATTTCTTGGATAGTAGGTGTAAAATTTTGTGTGGAAAAACTCATGAAAGAAGATGATAATTAATGAAAAAATTAGTGACAACACCACTAACTAATACTATTTGGTGGGCGACTGTTAATGAAGACAAGGGTATGATTACTGGCAATAGAGTTGATGTTACAGATGATGCAATTAATGCTGTGTTTCAGCATTTAATCAACATGGATAACTTTAAAGAAAAGGGATTTGCTGGTTATGAAATCCCAAGAAAAGAAGATGATAGCTTTATTACCATATGTGTATTTGATAGTAGAAGGCATATTTGTATTTCAAAAAAATTGTTTGAAGAATTAAAAAATTATGAAAAGTAAAGAGTAAATAACGGGATTATAAGGAGATAAGATTATGAGTAAAAGTAAGAAAAATCGTTATAAAGGATTGAAATTTAATTATAAAATTGGAAATCAGGTTTTAAATAATACAAGCAGAAATCCGCTAGGTCTTTAGCCTAGTGAATGAATGCGTAATCAAATGAAGAATATATAAATATGAGAAAGAATAGAACAAATCCAAATTATAAAAGTAAAAATCATAGTAAATTCATACTTACATATCACATCATATTTGTTTGTAAATATCGTAAAAAACTTCTTACTAAATATGGTGAAGACATAAAGCAGATAATGTTTGATATAAGCAAGAAGTATGATTTTGAAATTAAAGAAATGGAAGTTGATAAAGATCATATTCATATGATGATAGAATCTGTTCCAAGGTTATCACCATTACAGATTGTAAGAACATTAAAACAGCAATCTACTATTCAAATATGGAGAATGTATAATAAAGAGTTAAAACACCATTATTGGAATGAAAACACCTTTTGGACTGATGGATATTTCTGTTCAACAATTGGAGAAGTAAGTGGTAAGATATTAAAGCGTTATATACAGAACCAAGGATAGAAAGGAGACGGTTATAGATGTTAAAAGCTTATAAATATAGATTATATCCAAATAAAGAACAGCAAGAATATTTTGCAAAATGTTTCGGTTGTGTACGATTCATCTATAATCGTATGCTTTCAGACAAGATTGAATATTATAAAGAAACAAAACAGAAACTTAATAATACACCTGCTCAGTATAAAAAAGAATTTGAATGGCTAAAAGAGGTTGATTCACTTGCATTAGCAAATGCTCAAATAAATTTACAGGCTGCTTATAACAACTTTTTCAAGCGTCCAGAAGTAGGATTCCCAAAATTCAAAAGTAAGAAAAACCACTATTACTCTTACACTACTAATAATCAGGGTGGAAATATTCATGTATCTGATAGATATATCAAACTTCCTAAGATTGGTTTAGTAAGAGTAAAGAAACATAGAGTGTTTGCTGGTAAAATAAAATCTGTAACTGTTTCTAAAAATCCAAGTGGTAAGTATTTTGTGTCTGTATTGGTAGAATGTGAAGAACAAGAAAAACTTCAACAATCTAATACAAATGTAGGGATCGACTTAGGAATAAAAGAATTTGCTATTACTTCTGATGGAGAAAAAATAGAAAATCCAAAGTTTCTTAAAAAATCAGAAAATAGACTTAGGAAATTACAAAAGGATTTGTCTCGCTGTCAAAAGGGCAGTAAGAATAGAGAAAAATGCAGAATAAAAGTTGCAAAACAACATGAAAAAATAACTAACCAAAGAAAAGATTTTTTACATAAACTTTCAAAACGAATTATTGACGAAAACCAAGTCATTTGTTTAGAGAATCTTAAAATAAAGAATATGTTAGGAAATCATAAATTGGCAAAATCAATATCCGATGTGTCATGGAGCGAATTTATAAGACAGTTGGAATATAAAGCTGAATGGTATGAAAGAGAAATTATAAAAGTAGATACTTTCTATTCGTCAAGTCAGATATGTTCTAATTGTGGTCATAAAGATGGAAAGAAAGAACTTTCTGTAAGAGAATGGATTTGTCCTGTATGTGGAACATACCATGACAGAGATATTAATGCAGCTATAAATATCCTGAATGAAGGATTGAGAATAAGAAGCGTAGGGACTACGCCGATAGCCTAGGTAAACTTGTGCGGTTACGCATATTGACTAGGAAGCCACGAAGTCTTTAGCTTCGTGGTAGTTCACATTACAAACCAACTGGTAAAGAGTTGATTCGCCAAAAAGAAATTGAGAAACTTGCTGCTAAAGAAGAGGAAGAATACAACAAAAATAGATTTGATTTTTATAATGATCCTTCACATTGGGACAATAATAAACGAAGAAGACATCATTTGCCAGTATTAAGAGGAAACAAAAATAAACATAGAAGTAAAACATTTCCTTGTTTTTATCCAACTGCGCGTTTCTTTTGTGTGATCGAAGATATAATAGACGATGTATTGGGTGATGTTATAACACAGGATAAATTTTTTAACCAATTTGTAGATATAAAGAATTTAGAGGTTGGAGAAACATGTTCTGATTGAATAGGAGTTGAACTATGCAGGAGTTTGTTAATGAATTAAATGAGTTGTTACTTAAATATAAAATTCCAATAGATGAAGCCGTGAGAATATATCAAAGTAGTAATAATATAAAACATAAAAATCGTTTAACGCAGTGTTATGAAGATAATGGTAATATATGGTGTTATTATTCGGAAGAAAATAACCCATGCGGTTGTGGAAGTAATTGTTATCATTACGAATATGACAAAATGAACAATAAAATTTATGGTGTTTGTAATGCTTGTGGTACTGATATTTATGAAATGAAAGAAGAATATATGAATGAAGAATTAAATATTGGTCAGTGGTTAGGCAGATAAATTCTCGGTTCTATGGGGAGGTGAAAGATATAGGTGGATGATATTATAAGTGTTACTGAGTTATTTAAGCAAATTGAAAAAATCTGTTATCCAGTTGTTCAAAGTGTGAATGATGATAAAGAATATTTATGGTACAAACTTTTATGTTACTATCATGCAAAAACAGAATTATATGATAGGAGATTGACTGATAAAAGAGACCCATATGATAAAACGTCAGCATTTATTGGTAGTAGTGGTAGAAATCGTAGTGCTTCAGAAAGCTATGCTGAAATAATATATGCAAGAATAGTAATGATTGCCTCTAAGCTAAAAATCCCTAACGAAGTTGTTCTAAAAAATAAATATGGAAATACATATAGATTTTCTGCACAGGGTTGGATAAATGAATATAATAGGTTGGTTAAAGCCGGTGAAATGAATTTTATAAATAAGACGATGAACGGATGGGTTTTATAAGGAGATAACAAATTATGAGTATGGAAAAAAGTTATTACGTTATAGCTGGTTTTGATTTAACTGGTTATGATACAGATAAATTTGACGATTGGAAATGGACGGAAGAAGGAGAGAAATATCTTAATAATCAAGTAGGAGACGAAATTCAGTTATTTGATGATCCGATGAATGGAGAACATTTATATTTTGGATATATTTTAGCTTCTGGTGATGAATATGATTTTGAAACAAAGTCTATCTATGTTAATCGTATAGAAAGACTGCAACAAAATGTAGAAACAGAATTAGAGAAGTTGAAAGAACTTGGTGTTATTTCAATAGATTCTCATTTGAAACCGAATTATAGAATTATTGTGTTTGAGGAATGTAGATAAAATAGAAAGGATAGGTGATAAATATAGAAGTAATTTGTAAACCAAGAGGAGTCGGAAAAACATATGATTTAATTATGAAGTCAGCTAAAACAGGGACACCGATTTTAACAGCTTTTGATCCAAGACTTATAGTTGATGAAGCTAATAGGTTAGGAGTGAAGATTCCTGAACCTATGAGTATAAGTAGATACGAATGGCTTAAAGATAATAATGGTTTCCGTGGAACAGGATGGAATGGGAAATTATTAATTGATAATTTGGACTGTGTATTATGGCTGTTATTAGAAGCTACAGTTGATACGGCTACATTAACATCTGATAATGATAAAAATATGACTACAACAGAAGAGTTTTATGATGAATCCCCCAATAAATTTGTAGTACGTATGGACAACCGATTAAACAAGATATTAGAGGAGGTAGAAAAAATGTCAATTATGTTTGATAGTAATGATAAAAAATTTATGCAAAATTTATATAAAAAAGATAGAAAACTTTTTGATATATATTTTAGTAACGAAATCACGGACGTGAATATCATTGTACCAAACAAAGTGGTAGAAGTAACGTTTGCTGACGGTACAAAACAGAAATCAGTATGTCGAGAACCGGATACTTTCAGCTTGGAGACGGCTATTTCAATCTGTCTTTCAAAGAAAATTATGGGCGGTTCGTCTGCTTATAATAATGCAGTCAAGGGTGGCGTAAAAGTTTATGAAGACAAGCTAAAGAAAATCGAAGCAGACAAAGCTGAACAGGAACGAATTGCGAAGAAGAAAGCTAAGAAGGAAGCATATAAGGCTCGTAGAGCTGCCAAGAGGGAAGCTGCCGAAAAAGAAAAGGCTATTGCAATTCAGACAGAAGCTTACATTCGTGCTATGGAAGAGATGGAGAATAGAAAGAATGGTTGATATGTCAGGATTCGACAGATTAGTAGATAACATTGAAGAGTATATCAATAGACAAGGATATACTCTCGGTGTCAATGCAGAGCCGTTACAAGATTTATTGCATTCTATTATATCTTGCTATTTTAATAATATTATAACGGATAATCAGTATGAACAGATGTATAAAAGGTTTATGCATCAAGTATACGAATTGGTGTATGAATTGTAAAGCAGAAGGTAAAATGGGAAGTCCAAATGTTTATTATAAAAGAGCGTTACAGTGTTTTTCACATGCATTAGCTTACGATTCTGATTTTAAATTAGCAAGAAAGCTAGAAAAAGAAACTTCTGAAGAAATACTCGAAGAGTTCATACTTAATAAGAAAAAAGAAATTCCAGAAAAAGAGTTTTATTTCTTAGCCGGAAGAGCAGAAGAGTTTGTTTTTAATGAAGCAGATCAAGATGGTTGTGAAGGTATGAATGCTTCATGTGGTGGTCTAAGTATATTTGAAGATTTTATTGGAATTGAAACATAGAAGAGATATTCCATATGGAGGGTATATGATAAATACACATTGTAACTATCGTCTTTTTAACGAAGATACTTATGATTCATTAGAAGAAGGAAACTATATATCCGAATTTTCTTATTGGGATGATGGACACAAAATTACATTAGAAAAAATATATATAAAAAATATACGAAAAGATAAAGTTACACTACTTACAACTGATGATTGGTGTGGAATAACAATTAGTATTAATGATATCGAAGGCTGGAATTAAATATGAAATATGAAACGAGTAAAAAGATAGATAAATGGGTAGAAAATCACAGAAAAAATGGCTGTGTATCTCACACAACAGCAGGTGAGCAATTTAAATATTCATTTCTGCCAAGTAGTATTGTTGAGTGCCAAAGAGTAACGTGTCTGTGCTGCAAAGAAGAATTTATGGATTATGTAGATTGAGAGTATAAGATGAAACTAATATTTCAGAACAGTAGGAACGAAGAAAGAGTTATAGCTGAATGTTCTACGATAGAAGAAGTACATAAAGAAATTAATAAGTTCTTAGATACGCATAATTTTAAGAGCTATTACACCAGAGTTATGCCGGATGGCGACAATCCGAATAGAGTTATTCTGGATGTGGGGAGTTGGTCGGAATTTTTTAAAATTGATGGTGTGACTTTTGAAGATTATACAAATTATAATAAAACATTACAAAACAAAGGAGATTAAACAAATGGGTATTACATGCAAACCGATTGGTAAGTTTCAGAGCACAATGAGAAAGATAGAAAATGATCTGGAACAACACAAGAAAAAGACGAAAGAGAAGAAAGAAAATAAAAAGAAAGGCGACGATAAATAATATGATTTTAGCAGATACAATTGAAAAGATGGTAAGTGATGATTACAAGGAAAGATTTAAAGCTGAATATGAGCAGTTGGTTATCAGATATTATGGTCTTTGTAATATGTTAGAAAAATGGGATAATGACACGTTAAATTTTAATCCTACTTGTCCAAGAAGTACATATGATTTACAAATTAAAGCAATGGAAGATTATATTGCGGTATTGGAAGCAAGGGCAGTTATGGAGGGCGTTGATTTAGAAGAGGTAGTAATGTAATGCGCGATGCTGATAGACTAGATATTTTTTACGATGAATTAAAAAATATACATATGAAGAAGTTTCCAGATTTGAGATTTTGGCAGTTTATTTGTAATTTCAATCATTGGCTTACATATAAAAAACAGATTGATGGTTTTTATGTTGAAGAAGATGAAATGATTAATCTGATTCGAGAGTTTAGCAATACGATTATGGTTTATCAAATATAATATCACGATTATTATACTATTTTCGTGATTAATTTTTCGGCAATAATTTTAAATTACTGCCGAATTTCTACTAAGCAGATTTGGGAGTCTGCTTAGTAGGGAACTAATACTAACACAAATTCAAAAATCCAATATTTTTTAAATTAAATAAGGAGAAAAAATGTACAAAAAATATTGTAAAAAATGTAATTCTTTTGATCTTTTTACAGAAGTTAAAGGGAATAATACTGGTCTGTATTGCAGTAAATGTGGTGCTTGGCAACAATGGATGTCTAAAGATGATATACGTTCATTTGGACATAACAAGAGCGATATGACTATAATATCTGATAATGAAAAGGATATTTTAATTGAAAGACTTAATGCATTTGTGGAGTTCTTGGATAAAACTATTGATACAGAAATGACCAAACCTTCGTTATCTGATGAAGATGTAATTCGAAAATGTTCTTACTGTCTTGCATTACAAAGAAATAAGAATGCAATTATAAATATCTTGAATGGTAATGATTTCAATTATATAGAAAAATAAGAAAAATAAACTAAATCAGAAAGGATAAAAAGATAGGTAGCTACTAAGGACATGTCACTTTCTGGTAAATAAATTGAGTAGTACAAATAGAAGCAAAGCAAGAGATACACATATTGCAGATTATTATGTCACTCCAATTGAGGACGTGGAATTATTTTTAAGAGAATTCGATAAAACAGTTAAATTGAATTGGAACAGTATTAAAATTTTAGACCCTGCTGCTGGTGGAAATTACGAAATAAGAGATGATAACGGTATTAAAGAAGTATATCATCCTATGAGTTACCCAACAGCAATACATAATATTTTTGGTAATTGTAATGTAAATAATATTGATATTAGAAATGACTCACTGGCTGAAACTAAGGGTGATTATTTATCAATGGATGACATTAAAAAATTTAAACCAGAAGTTATTATTACGAATCCACCATTTAATCAAGCAATTCCAATTATTGAGAAAGCATTAGATGACGTTGCAGATGACGGATATGTAATCATGTTACTTAGGCTAAATTTCTTTGGCAGCAAGGATAGAAAACCATTTTTTGAGAAGTACATGCCAGAATATTGTTTTATTCACCATATTAGAATTGGATTTGTTGATAAGAAAGATGAAAATGGTTATGTATTATTTGATAAAGATGATAAACCTAAACGTGGAAGTACGGACTCAATTGAATATGCACATTATGTATGGCATAAAGGTCATTATCCTGAATTTGCGAAGATCAAGGTCATATAAATTCATCATTCAATGGGAGTAGGAGGAAAAATGACAAAAGAAGTATATAGCAAAGCAGAAGAAATTAATAAAGAATTAAAGAGACTGAAACATGAATTAATGTATATTCCAGGAAATGATTCTTTCCCTAAAATTCTTAGAAGGTTTTCCATAAAGAAAAATGTTGGATGACAACAGAAATGTGTGATAAAGATTTTCAATTAACAGAAGATGATTTTCAAGCTCTTACTAAAGTCAGATTAGATAAAATTGCTGAACTTGAAAAAGAATTAAAAGAGCTATGATGAATATAGAAGTGTCTTCTATCTAGTAATTTTCAGAAACAAGAGGTAAGAAAGTATGAATATTTCATGTGATATTTGTAAATTTGGTGAGCTGCATGATTATGCCGAAGGAAATTATTATTGTAATAAAAGATGTTTCTTTAATGACAGACCCATGATACATAATTGTTCAGATGGGGAATTAGATGAATGGTTGTATAATTTCAAATATAAACCATTAAAATCTGATAAAAATGTGTCAAAAAAATTTATGTATGAAGAATTAAAGAAAATACTTTGGGGAATCAAATTAAAAGATACTGATACTATTACGAAAGAAATAAATGCGTTAAAAGACAAAATTACATCATATAGGGAACCGTATAAGTGTGAAACTTGCGCTGTAAAAAATTGTGTTTCGTATGCTACTGGATGTAGAGATTGCGATGCATGGAAGTAGTAAATTAAGTTTATTGAGAAATATATGGAGATAAAGATATGAGTATTGAAGGTGGATGGTGGACTTATACACAAGAACTAGAATATGAAACATGTCCTGATTGTGGCGGCTCTGGTAAAGATAATGCTACTTTAGATTGGAAGTGCTATAGATGTAATGGCACAGGAAGAATAAAAGTCAATAATAAAGATGATTAAGAAAATATGAGGAAATTAGATTATGAAATATAAAATTAGTGATGCTTATATAACAATCAACGGTGAAAGTATAGCAGTCGGTACTGTTTTAGGGCAAGAAGATAAGCCAACAAGTCCATTTAGAACAGAGACAATTACAAACTCTGAATATAAAAAAGGGCTAAAAGAATTTGTTTATGGAGCAGCACGAATAGATGATATGGTATATCATCGCGTTGCAGAATTTAAGAACTTTGTTGCTTCAAGTCCTATTGAACAGAAGTGGATTGATGAATTAAAACTGATGGGATATGATACATCAAAATTAACATATACGGTAAAAAAATAAGATAAAACAAGTTTTATGTAAATGATAAGGAGAAAAAGATATTGAGAACAGTTGTATTGGGTAAGAAAATCGAAAATAAATATGAAGTATTTTATAATCAGAATGAAATTAAGGATGATAATGGAAATTTAAAAACTGTATATACAGGTAAGCCATTTATTGAAAAGACGTCTAAAGTAAAAGAATGGGTTGAATTATGTAGCTATAATGGCGAACCAAGATATAATTCTTTTTGGTCGTGGAATCCTATAACATCAAAAACATTAAACATTTCAGAGACAGAAAGGGTGTATATTAGTGAAGAAATTTTTAGAGCAGATCTTAATGAAGTACACCTATATTCAAATGAGGTAGTAGAAGAAATAGATGTAAACAAAGAAGAAGCGATAGTAATTTGTGATGAACAAATTCGAGCGTTTAATAAAATGATGATTGAGTCCAACCATAAGCTAAAAAGTTATTGTGATTTACATAAGTTGAATTATGAGGACACAGATTGCATTGAGTTGTTCAATTTAGTGTTTCATGGCGAAGAGTATGTAATTGAAGATGGTGTTATGAAAGTAAAAGAAAAAGCACAGTCACAATTAATTTGCAGTAGCTCAGGTATTAATTTGTTATCAGGTGTTGTTCCATTTTGATAAAAGCAACATTTTATCACTATCAGTTTTAGTAGAAAGAGATGGTAAAAAATGGAAGATAAGAAAACAGAGATGATTCAGAGAATTAAAGATCTCGGTCAATATATTATTGACAATGCAGAAAATATTTTAGGTAATGAAAAATATATTAAGGAATTGTATTTAACGGTAAACTTCGGGGATACAAGTGAAGCAATCTTGTATTTCGATGAATAAGGATATTACACTTAATGGTTTTGTAGAAAGAATGTGATATGAGGTGATATAAATATGGAGCATATTGTACAATTTGGCATAAATATTGATGATACAGCAATTAAAAAAGCTATTGAAAATAATGTTATGAATCAAGTTGCTGCTCAGATTAAGCAAGATACAATGAAAAGTTTAACCGGTAAGAAAGACTGTGGTAAATATGAATATACTGAAAAAGTCAAACAGCTTATTACAGAAACAACTGAAGATTTTCTTCAAGCAAATAGAGAAGTGATTATTGAGGAAACAGCTAAAAAACTTGTTGAACGACTTTCCAAAACAAAGGCTGTTAAAGATATGGTTAGTGATACATTAGAATCGTTGTTAAATTAATGGGAGGAATAAAATGAGAACAGAATTACCATGTTTGCCTTTAATTCAGGAAAGATTTTTAAATGCGATTAACGCAGAATTAAATGAAAAAGAGAAGAAATATTATCCAGATTTCGAGTTTACAATGTTTTCTCAAACATGGGGAGACACGTCGTTAGGATTCGGTGGTATAGGTGGACAGGCAATTACTAAAGCTTATACAACTGTCGTAGAAGAAAAGCGTAGTGGTTGGTGTGGTGTGTTCTATGATGAAACATTAGCATACAAAATTAAGAATCCAAATGAGAAATTTAGAGAAGATATTTACAATCATGATATGAAAGCAGTCTATAAAAAAGGTGTTTATATCAGGAGAGGAGATGAGTAAATGAGAACATTGATAAATTATATCCGTTCTTGTTTTTGTAAACATGAATGGGAATGTTTGATGGAAAATGCACCAATGTATAAACAAGACTATAAATATCCTATAAAACGTGCGTGGTTGTATAGATGTAAGAAATGTGGATGTAAAAATAAAGTAACACTTGAGGGATAATGGAACGATAGTTCTAACAGGAAAATAAAAATAGAATAATTATGAAAGGAGTAAGAGGTTTTGGTATACCGAAAACGCAGCGTTTACTTCTGTACATATGATTATAAATAGAGTATGGCAAATGCCAAATAGTAAAACATTCTTAATTAAGCCAATTGAAGAATTAATACATAAATATGCTTATGGCAAGATTATAGATCCATTTGCAAATAGTAATAAGTTAGCTACTATCACGAATGATTTAGATACACAATATGATACCAATTATCATATGGATGCTTTAGATTTTCTAAAAATGTTTGACAATAATTCAGTTGATACAGTGTTATATGATCCTCCGTACAGTCCACGTCAGGTCAGTGAATGTTATAAGAATTTAGGACAAACTGTAAATATGCAAACAACACAAGCATCTTATTGGTCAAAACAGAAAGAGCAAATAGGAAGAATAGTAAAACCAGATGGAGTTGTAATTACTTGTAGTTGGAACAGTGGTGGCATTGGGAAGAAATATGGATTTGAGATTGAAGAAATTCTATTAGTCCCTCATGGTGGTTGGCACAATGACACAATCGTTGTGGTTGAAAGAAAGAATAAATAAATCTTCAATTCTATTTGGGTGATAAGTGAGGTGATATTATGAAATTTATTTTAAATGGCTGCGATATATCTTTCACAGCAGAAGCACCTGAAGATATTACATTAAAACAGCTATTGGAACAATGCGATAAAATTAAACCAGATTGGTGTGCCTGTGGAATCTGCTCTTATGAAAAGAAGGATATAGGGAAGATGTAGAACCAGAAATTATTATTGGATATGACAGTATTAGAAAAGCTAGTGACGATGTGAGTTGTAGCATTATTGAAGAATAAGGAGGGATAACTATAGAAAATTTTAACATAATTGATTGTGAAAATTATATTTACATATCAAGAAATACATCAAGAAGTAATGGTTGGATATCAAGCATGGAGAAGTTCTTGTTTGATGGAGAAAAAGCTGAAGAGACGAATAATAAGAATTGGTATAAACTCAGTAAAATCCCAATAGAAATTACAGAAAAACAATCCGATAAGCATATTAATAAAAGATATGAGTTAAAAGCTGGTTATGTACCCACAGAGTTAATGCCAAATATTATTACAATGGAAATGTATGATAGTGAAGAATATAAAGATGTTATTGGATTATATTCACTAAAATATGATACAGAAGATGGCGGTTATGAACCTATTGAATTTAATATAGAAAAAATATATTCAAGGAAAGATTATGAATTTGTCCCAAACAAATATAATGCAGAGGTAGATTTACTTACACAAATTGAATATCCAGAGGTTGCTTATCAAGACAAACCATGTAAAGTAACACATAGTCAAATGTTTTCTATTATTAAAAATTATGTGAAACAAAACATAGATACAAGTTGTGCAAAAATCGAATCCGATTATGATTTTCATTTTGAAGTATCAAGAAATATTACTTTAGCAGATCCATATACAGTAAGAGTTGATGTAAATAATTCTGTATTACATAGCAGAAGGAAACCTAAATGGGTTAATAAAATGATAGCTGATAAGAAAGTAACTGTCTTAAATATTAAAAGAGACTTAGGTGATAAATCTTATGGAGATGATTGCTGTGTAGCACCTGAAATTATTGGAGAGAATTATACGGATCTTTCTCAAAAGGTGGACAAATACTTAGAGGAATTAATGAAAACAATCAATATAAAATATTGTGAATGTCCTAATTGTAAAGGTTGGGGAATAGTGGAGGTAGAAGATGAAAACAAAATTCAGTAAAGATTATTTAAAGAATGAATTAGATTTGCCATATGAAAATACTATTGTAGATAACATTGTTGATACTACAAGATGGTCTGTTGTCCATGAAATCGTTTTTGCAGATAAGGGTAAATTTTATAGAACGACTTATTCAGAAGGTGCGACTGAAATTCAGGATGAAAGACCTTGGGAGTATGAAGATGAAATTGAATGTGAAGAAGTTGAGTTAAGAGAAGTAAAAGTTAAGAAATGGGTGCCGGTTGAGTAAATAATATTAGATGTGGTTGTAGAAGAAAAAACATATACTATATATAGTGTTACTGGAAACTACAACCACAATATATAGATTAAAAATCCAGATAGAATTTTTGTTTTATCTGTACAAAAAGGAGAAATACATATGGAAGATGATTTCATTGGTATCAATAAATATTTATATTTTGATAAAAACTCTGGTCGCTTTTGTTTAACATCAGAAGCTTCAGAAATTATATACAGACAGAAAAATATTATATGTAGTTATTCCGGTGCAGATGAATGGATAAATAATTTTGTATTAGAAATGATGAATTTTTATACTGGTTCAAGTCCATATAATTATTCATTAGGAACTTGCGATCATCACGAAGCGTTTCCAAGAATTTTCAAAGAAAATAAAGAAAGATTGTGCGAATGGGTAGAAAAATCTTTGAATAAAGAATGGGGAATACATATGTATAAAATGATTGAGAATATTATTGATGATGTTCCTGTCTGTGAATGAGGTATAAAAAGTATGTTCAAAAAATATGAAGTAGAACAGATAATTAAGGACAGCCTTCTCGATGTAGATGGAAGGTTGGATGATAAACCAAATGAAGATGGCTTACATGATATATATTTTGTTAATGTAGAAGATAGTAGCGATGGAATTATTGCAGAATTCATTACTTTCCATGATAAGGAAAATCACGAACATGATAAATATAAAATTACAGTTGAGTTTTTAGGATAATTTTTCTTTGTTCTATCAGAGATAAAAATATTAAATAAAAAGAAGAAAATACATATGCAGTGGAGGAATAAACAATCTTACAAAGAATTGGTAAAAAGAAATCAATTGGTTTCTTAATAGTAGACTCTAATGACAGATAGGTTGCCCTACCGGTTCAATTCCGGCGGTATTTATAACAGTGAAATAGCTGACAATACTGGGTCTGATTTGGTAGAAGGGAGTGGGTAGCTATGTGTGGTGTAAATCCGCACCTGCATATTAAAAGAATCGAAAAAAGGAGGCATATAATGTACGATTATCCAGATTATGAAGATTTTTATGAACCTTCCGAATTTGAAATGCAGATTGAAGAGTTCAAGAATACATTAAAGCAATCTGTGTCTAAGGAATGGATTGACAAAATGAACACATTAGAAAAAGAAAATGCAGAATTACAAGAAGTAAAGAAAAATTTTGAGTCAATCAAAAGAGATTACGAGTATAAAAAGAATGAATGTGAAAGAAAAGCAGAAACAGCTATTAAAAATGCAGAATATGATGCCAGACATTTACGATTAAAAGAATTAATGCAGGATGTTCAGTATACATATTTTAGGGCTCAGAGTGCTTATAAGTATGGGCTAAAGTGTAACAAGTGTGACGAAAAAAGAAGAATACATTATAAAACACCTTCTGGAAAAAATGCTAATGAACAATGTGAATGCGCAGCAAGAATTAAGATTTTAGTTCCTGAAGAAATGGTGATACATGAATTATCTTTAAGAGATAAAGACAGTAAACGTATTAATGTATGGTTCACTCAACATAAGTCGTCGTATGATGTAGATTGCTATTATACACCAATTGATTATCTCGCTGATAAAACTGTTGTTGAGAATGATGAAGATGTAACGAAACTTAACGTAGAAAAAGAAAGAGATTTATATTTTAGAACAAAAGAAAAATGTCAGGAATATTGTAATTGGTATAACGAAAATATACTAGGTGTAAAAGCACAAGAGTTGTTTGATGAATAAATCCTTTCTTTTATAAGGAGAAATGAGGTGAGAAATGGAACGATTGACAGAGCATGAGCGGACTTCGACTGGAGCCGGAATCGCAAAGGAAAATCTCATTGATGAATATGAGGGTAAAGGAAGTATTAGCTCTTTTGGTATTAAGGCATTAACAAAACTTGCAGATTATGAGGATTTAGAAGAACAGGGATTACTTATCAATTTAATACGTAATATTGGTGATACAGTTTTTGTAATCGCTCCAAAATATTGTGAATGTGAAAATCGGTACGATTGCGATGATTATGATTCAGAAGAATATCTTATAACATGGTGCGAAAAATATTGCCAAAATGGATATAAAGGACTTGGTATTATTCAAAATGTTGTAACTAAGATTGAGTTTAGGAACAATGGCATTTATTATGATACGTCAAAATGTGGTTATAGAAATTCTGAAAATATATTCTTAACAAAATCCGAAGCAGAACAAAAACTGAAAGAATTAACGACATAAGCGTTTTTTCTATCATGAAATTAAACAGGAGGAACTAATGACAATTAGAGAGAATATATTAGCAAGAATACCATTTCAAACAAGATTTTCTGGTATGTACGTTTTGGATAAGTCAAAAGATTGGATACTTAATACCATAAAAATATGTGGTATAGAAGATAATTGTATAGATGGAAAGTCTATAAATTTTGATATATCTTCAATAAACAACAGAATTATTATTAGTCCACTAGAAAAATATGATGATTATTTTTTGGTTGCAGAGTATCTTTGTTTTGCTTCTGTTGTTGAAATTAAATCAGATGATTATATAGATGTTATTAAACAAAGTAATGGTAATTATCTATTTACTATGAAAAAAGGTGACTTAAATGATAACCAACAATCGTGAACAAAAAATTTGTGATAAATATTCGGCTTATGATGAAACAGGTTATGTACACTGTAATGAATGTCCATTAAGAAAAAGCGAAGGAAATTATGATTTTCGGTGCAAGGCGAATAGTCATTATGATAGGCAAACAAAAGAATGGGAGTATGATAAATGAGTAATAAACAAGATATGTCAAAAGAATGTGATTTTAAATATAACGAATACTGGTTGGCAGCCAATAAATTGTATACTATGTCACAAGATGACTGGTCTAAATGGTACAGCGAACATTGTGGCAAATGTCAATATATGTGTGAGATTTGTATGTATGGGGAAGAATAAGTAAGGAGGAGATTATAAATGTATATACCGCAAATTGGTGATGTTATAAAAGATAATGGCTATTCAGTTGTTGTAGTGGATATGAAGAACTATGAAACATTTGGTAGTTGTTGTTATGATAGGCAATATCTGTTTTGTGATTTAGATTATCTTGAAAAGAATCAAAGAATTGTCACAATGTCTGATTTAGAATCGCATGGCAGATGGGTTACTATTTATGGAACAAAATTTCCTGAAATTGAAAAAGTTGATAGTGTTGCACCATTTTCTATTGAGAATGTTGAATGTTGCATGATTAGACAAAAGGTGGCGAAGACAGTAACGGTTTACGAATAAAAATCTTTCATCTGCAAAAAAAATAAGAGGAGATGATACATAATACCAAGAATACAAAATGATAAATATTATACTCCAATTCCAATAGCAAATCATTGTTGGAATAAGGTGCTTGAAATTATAGGTGAAGAAAATATATCAGAGATAATCGAACCTAGTTGTGGCAATGGTTCATTCTATCACTATAACTCATATATCCCGCATTTCGGATATGACATAGAACCACAATGCGATTATCAAGGTGTGATTAAAGCTGATTTCTTAACACAGGACATACATTATTTATGGGGAAGATTAGTTATTGGCAATCCTCCATATGGTAGGTGTATGAATTTAGCACAGAAATTTTACAAGAAGTCGGTTGAGATTGCAGATTACATAGCATTTATCCTTCCTATAAGCCAGTTAAACAATACAAGGTCAATGTATGAGTTTGACTTAATATATAGTGAAGATTTAGGAATAGCCACTTATACCGATAGGGAGTTACATTGCTGTTTTAATATTTATAAGCGTCCTGAAAATGGAGTATTAAATAAGAAGCCAACGGCAAAATTAAAGGATATTACAATCTATCGGCAAGATTGTAAGGATTATGAGAATAAAGATTTTGATATCCGTATGTGCTATTGGGGAGATGGTACAGCAGGTAAGATTTTAAAAGATGATGAGCATTATTCTGCCGAGTATAAAATCAAGGTTAATGACGATTCAAAAAGAGAAGATATTATTAGAGTGTTATCTACATTTGACTGGAAAGAATATTTGAACTGTATAGCGATGAGAAAAATTCAACAGTTTCATATTGTAGATGTACTAAAAGATAATATAAGTGGAATTAAATAATTACAAGAAAGGATATAAGGCGTTGCAACCGTAAGAGATATCTGTCCTTTTTGGTAAAAGAAAATAAAATACATGGGTTCAAAGAGCAGAATAGTTAATAACATTCTGCCAATAATTCAACAAAGATTAAAAGATTATAATATTAAAACATATATTGAGCCATTTTGCGGCGGGCTTAATGTAATAGACAAAGTGGTTTGTAATAAGAAAATTGCATCAGATAATCATAAATATCTTATTGCCATGTTCCAAAATTTAGACAAAATTCAAGAACTTCCCGATTTTGTAACAAAAGAACATTATTCAGAAGTAAGAGATTGCTTTAATGAAGGAGAAGTATATTTTCCAGATTGGTACATAGGAGCAATCGGTTTTCTTGCAAGCTATAACGGAAGATTTTTTGATGGTGGATATTCAGGATTAGTCAACACGAAAGCTGGTACTGTAAGAAACTATTATGACGAAGCAAAAAGAAATTTAATAGAACAGATACAAAACTTGCAAGATATAGAGTTTCGATGCTGCGATTACAGAGAATATACAGATTATGAAGATTGTTTGTTCTATTTAGATCCACCATATAAGGGTAAGAAACAATATGGTTCAAGTAAGGAATTTAATCATGATGAGTTTTGGAACTGGTGTAGACATATGAGTGAGAAAAATATTGTACTTATTAGTGAGCATGAGGCTCCTTCGGATTTTGAATGTATCTGGGAGCAACCGGTTAAAAGAACAATTGACAATAATAAGCGTGTAAATGTAGTTGAAAGATTATTCGAGATTAGAGAGTGAATAATAGAAAAGGATAGTATATGGATGTATTGTTTAAAGCTAAAAGTATAGAAGAAGATACATATGGACAATGGGTTTATGGATATTTGGTTAAAGGTAAGTGGTATCTGAATAACGTCTATGATATGTATGTAATTATGCCAACAGGAGTGAGTTTTTATCCTTATGATACAGTTGACGAATATATTGAAGTTGATCCAGAAACAATTTGTAGATTTACCGGATTATCAGATGGAGAATATAAGATATGGGAGCATGATATCTTTCGATATGATAATGAAATGTATGAAGTTATGTGGTGCGACGAATCATTGAGTTGGGATGCAGTTTCGGTTTGCTCGTCAGAATCAATCAGTCTTGGAGAATTTTCTATCAGAGAAATAAATGTTATAGGAAATTCAATTGAGAATCTAAGAGGAGAGGATCAAAAGCATGAATAAAGAAATATTATTGAAAGAAAAAGAAAATCTTGAATATAAATTATCGCTTATAAATAAAGCTTTGAATAATTCAGAGCAAGGCAGGATACAGCCAGAAGAATTTCAAATTAGGTTCGATCCTTGGAGAGATGACATTATATGGCAAATTGCTAATATTATTAGAACTTCACCTATTGTTAATAAAAATTATCCTTGGGGATATGACTGTGATATATGTAGAGAATGTGGAAATAATTGTTCTTGTGATGGAGACGGCATTGATTGCAATTTTGCTTTTATGGAATATTTTGAGAGAGAATTAAGAGATAGAGGATATTATGAAGGAAAGGGATAATTGTTAAAAATTTAAAATGACATCAGTAATAGAATCTGTGATTTATTTGGATTTTTGGAGGTAATGATGAGCAGTGAATATAAAGTAGAAAGTGATTTTGAATATAAAGGACATAGATGTGTCGTACTATTCCAAGATTTAGGACATAGATGCGGATATGTTTCTATTGATAAGACCAGTAGATTATATGGAAAAGATCAAAGTGACTATCTTGATGTAAATAAAGAAGAATTGTATGGAGAAGAAGTTGGTAAAAGAAGTCCTATTTCTATATTGTTAGCAGCACTTGACGATGATAACGACAGTGTAACCATTGGTCTTTATTTTAATGTTCATGGTGGAATTACATATTGCGGTGGTGGAGAAAATTCTAAATATCCGGTTAAAAGTAATTATTGGTGGTTTGGTTTTGATTGTGCTCACTATATGGACAATATAGATACTGAAAAACTTATGGAATATTTCCCAGATAGTAAATTTACTAAGAGCAGAATTGAGAACGCAATAATGTTTGATAGTGGTTATGTTAGATATTTGGATTATGTAGAACAGGAATGTAGGAACTTGGTAGATCAGATTGAGGGGCTGGAAGAAAAATGGAAGATTTGATTATAGTACAATATTTCCCATTAGAGTGTAGGATAGGAAGATTTGCTAGAACAAGGGCAGATTGTGAAAATTTTAATGAACTATTTAGAGAAGAAGTTAATGCTTCTGATTGGGAACACCATAGCATTGTAATGTTTTTGATTGATCCTGAATATAAACTTCGAACACCAGTAAGTATAGAACATGAATGTTATTCTACATTTAAATATTTTTATAAAAATCATTAAGTAAAGGAGTTAATAAATGGGAAATATTGGTGATTCAAATACAGACAAAGTAACATTTATATTAGAAGTAGATGAAGATGATAATGAAATTAAAAACGATGAAAATACGTTTGATAAAAAGGTTAGAAAACCAAGATTCGAAAAGAGTAATATGTGCGGAACAGTTGAGTCTTGTAAGAAATTATATGAAGAAGTAAAGCAGTGGAATCGTATTGATAAATCAGATATATCTCCTTTAAAAGGTATTACTTATGGTATGGGCTATACGGAAAGTGATTTAGTATATCATGGTTGGGAAGGTGAAGGGCTAAGACGAGAATGTGCAGCAATAAATGCTGTTGTAGATGCTGCATATTATCTTCAAAATGTTCTCGAAGATGTCCTTGGTATTGAGTCAGAAGAATATATTAGTGATCTAAGAAATGATGAATACGGAAGATATAAGTTGATTGATACGAAGAAGCTGAACAAAAGTTAATTGATGTAAAAATGAATCCAGAATTTAGGAGAAATATTTATGGCATTAGGTGATGGAATTGCAAGGAATAAGGGTAGAAAATCATTTGCTTTTCAAAAAGGCTATAAGTGTGCAATTGATGAAATGACAGGCAATCTTATCCGCAATAGCAGAACAGAGGTTGTTGATGGGAAAATATGTCTGATTGTTACAGACGAACGCATTAAAGTAATTGCCGATGAAATGAAGAAAGCTTTAGACATTTAAATCCGGCATTTTATAGAGAGATTTTTTAATTAAGGAGGAGACAAAATGAGTGTTGATTTTTGGTCATGTCATAATTGTGGAGAAACATTTCCTGATTGTGGTGAATATGTAAGTTGTGAATCATGTGGAACGGTTTGGTGTTGCGATGAATGTGCGGAAGAAGAGGGTTACATAGAAGAACATTGTAAAAAGTGGGATGTTTGTGGATATGATGATTTAAATGAAGAAAGAAAGATAAGAAAGTGTGATTATGAATGGTGCGATACATGTCCAGAATATGTTGCTGATAGTTGTAAATATTGTAGAGGGGAAGATTACGAAGATTCAGAACTTCTTGATAAGGCTTTAGAACTTTTGAAAATGAAAAGAGAAGATTTAGTGGATATTATGAATAAGAAATAGTCTTTATATGATAATTATAAGAAGTTAATCAGGAGGAAAAATAATGACTATTGAACAGATCAAAACAAAATTAAAGTCAGAAGAATATGATTTTCTTAAAAATAATGAACATTTGGGAAGTAATATTATTTTATTAACTCTAGGTGGTAGCTATGCTTACGGTACTAACATTAATACATCTGATTATATGAGCGATTTAGACTTCAGAGGAGTTGCATTAAATAAAAAAGAAGAAATTTTAATAGGGCACCCTTTCGAACAAGTTGATAATCGTGAGACAGATACCGTGATTTATAGTTTCAATAAGATTATAAAACTTCTTACAAATTGTAATCCTAATGTTATTGAGCTTTTAGGCGGAAAGAAGGAATATTATTTATATAAATCAAAAATTGGAGATGAGTTGATTGAGAATAGAAAGTTATTCTTATCTAAAAAAGCTGCTTTTACATTTGGGGCTTATGCAAGTAGTCAATTATATCGTTTAAATCAGAAATCGGCACATCAATTATCACAAGCTGGATTAGAACAGCATATCCTAAAGACGCTTGAATTTATGAAGACTGATTTCAATAAGAAATATTCAGATTTTGCTGAAGATCAGATTAGTCTTTATATTGATAAGGCAATACAGGAAGGATATGATACAGAAATTTTTATGGATATAAAGCTGACTCATTATCCTTTACGTGATTATTGTTCAATGTGGAGTGAATTGCAAAATACGGTTAAAGCATATGGAAAGATTGGAAAACGTAATGAGAAAGCGATTGAACATGGGAAAATCGCAAAGCATATGATGCATTTGATTCGCCTCTATATGATGTGTCTGGATATTCTTGAAAAAGAGAAGATTATCACATACAGAGAAAAAGAGCATAATCTGTTAATGGATATTCGTAATGGTAAATTCCTTGATGATAATGACCAACCAATTCCAGAGTTCTTTGAAATGGTTAATGATTATGAGAAGAAACTGGATTATGCGAAAGAGAATACTAATCTGCCGGATAATCCAGATTATAATGCAATCAATGAGTTTGTTGCTAGTGTCAACGAAAGGGTGGTAAAAGGTGAAATTTAATGTAAATATACCGACAGATGCGAATGAGCTAATCCATACATTACAGAAAAATGGACACTCAGCATATGTGGTTGGTGGTTGTGTCAGGGACAGCGTATTAGGTAGAATCCCGCATGATTGGGATATATGTACATCAGCTACACCATCTGAAATGTTAGAAATTTTCAAAGATAGAAGAATAATTGAAACTGGTTTGCAGCATGGAACGGTAACTGTTGTAGTGAACAATGAGCCTTATGAAATTACTACCTTTCGGATTGACGGTAATTATTCAGATAATCGTAGACCAGATAATGTAACATTCACAGATAGTTTAAGAGAAGATTTAAAACGAAGAGATTTTACTATCAACGCAATGGCTTATAACGATGAAGAAGGTTTGATTGATCCGTTTCATGGTATGGAAGATATTAATCATAGAAAAATAGATTGTGTTGGTTCAGCAAAAGATAGATTTAGTGAAGATACTCTAAGAATACTTCGTGCAATAAGATTTGCAGCACAGTTGGATTTTGTAATATCTCCTGATACTGATTGGGAAATTCATCGACAGTACAAGAGTTTAGAGAATATATCTATTGAAAGAATTAATAGTGAATTTTGTAAAATCGCTTCTTCAGATACTTTTTGTATTCAGCTTCTTTTATATAATGATGTATTTTCTTTATTTATCCCAGAATTAAAGAATATGATTGACTTCCCTCAAAACAATCCGTACCACGAATATGATGTGTTTGACCACACCATTCATGCATTAGAACGATGTGATAGTAAGGATTTAACTGTGAGATTAGCTGTGTTATTTCATGATTTTGGGAAAACACATTGTTATCAGGATGGAGAAGATGGTATTAGGCATTTCAAAGGACATGGAAAAGTAAGTGCCGAAATGACTGATTGGATTATGAAATGTCTTAAATTTGATAATAAGATGAGAAATAATGTTGTAGAACTTGTTTATTATCACGATGCTACATTTGAAGTTGGAAAGAAGTATATAAAGAGATGGCTTAATAAAATTGGGGTAAAACAGTTTAAACGATTATTAGAAGTAAGAAAAGCTGATATAAAAGGTCAAAAAGCAGAATACGAAAAAGAACGAATAGAGAAAATAAATAATATAGAGAAGATTCTGGAAGAAGTATTACAGGAGCAAGAATGTTTCTCTTTGAAAAATTTGGCGGTCAACGGCAATGACTTAATTGAAATGGGTTATAAATCCGGAAAAGAATTAGGTAAAACATTGAATCTGCTCTTACAGATGGTTATTGATGGTGATTGCCCAAATGATAAAGAGAAATTATTACAAGAAGCAGAAAATTTGTGGATGGAAAGGAGAATGTAAGTATTGAAATGTTTTTACCATACGGATGAGGATGGCAAGTGTAGTGCATTTTGGGTAAAAGAACTTGCAAAACACTATGATAATTATGATATAGAATTTATACCTATTAACTACGGTATGGATTTTCCGTTTGACTCTATTAGAGAAAATGAACAGGTATACATTGTTGATTATTCAATCTTTCCTAATGAAATGGAGAAGTTATTAGAGATAACAAAAGATGTTACGTGGATAGATCATCATATTTCTGCAATTAACAGATACAATACTCCTGAGTTTTCGCATTTACATATTAAGGGATTGAGATATGACGGAATTGCCGGTTGTATGCTTACATATTGCTACTTGAAACATATGGTTAAAGTGGAGCAGAAAAATGGAAGTATAGTTTGTACTCCGTTCGATATTTCAATGACAGAAGATGCCCCTATGTTTACAACGTATATAGCAGATTTTGATGTGTGGAAATTTGAATATGAACCCACAAAAGCATTTGAAATGGGTTTACAGTTATATGATTTAGATCCAAATAGTAGAGTGTGGAAGTCATTTTATTATGAAAGTGAGATTCAAAATATTATCAAAGACGGTTATCTTTTATTAGATTATCGTGATAAATGGTCTAAAGAATATTGCGAATGTACTGGCTTTGATGTGGAATTTGAAGGATATAAATGTTTTGCTGTAAATTTAGCGATGATTAGTAGCGACAATTTTAAATCAATAAATGAAGAAGATTATGATATGTTTATTGGCTTTTCATATAATGGCAGATCATGGAATTATTCACTCCGTTCTACAAAGGTTGATTGTTCCAAGATTGCTATGAAATATGGTGGCGGTGGACATAAAGGTGCATCAGGTTTCAGTTCAGATAGGTTGTTGTTTTAAAGGTTAGAAATATGAGATGAGTAAATAGAGAAGAATTAAGTAGACAACCAAATGGCACAGTGTTCAGTGAAATTACGGATGAGAATTTTTATCATGGTACTATTGGAGATTTAGAGATTGGTCAATTGACAGTTATTTGTGGATATAGCGAAGAATATGGTTTCTTTAATGGAACAGTTAGTTTACCGGAATATATTTCAATTAGTCGAGAAAATGGTATTCGTGATTTAGATTATACATTTGATGAATATGTTTCCACCGACAATTCACTTTACGATTATGACGAAAACAGTATGTTTATTGTGTATGATGAGGCAGATATTGTAGAAATAATTAATGTATTACAGTGGGCTTTGTGTGGTTGTAAATCAAAATTATTTACAAGAGGAAATATTGAGTATGAACAAAAGTATTAAAAATATTAAGAAATGGTAAATAGGGGGTACATAAATGCCAACAGGTTATACAGCTTACATAGAAAATGGCGACATCACAACTGGCAAAGATTTTCTCAAATTATGTACAAGAGCAATGGGAATTGCTATGGATTTGAGAGATGAAAACTTATCAGTTCCAACACCAACTCATTTCGAACCTGATAATTATTATAAAGAACAATATGAAAAAGCATTATACGAATTTATTAAAAATCAGAATATGACTTTTGAAGAAGCTGCATTACAAATGAAGAAAAGTCATATTGAAAGAGTTACTGATTATAGAAAACTTGTTGATAAGATGATTGAAAGAAATAAGAAATATCAAAAAGTTAGAGACGAAGTTGAAAATTGGATTCCACCGACTGACAAACATAAGGGATTAAAGAAATTCGCTTTAGAGCAAATTGATATGTGTATGGACAAGCCAAAAACTATTGAAGGTTACATAGAAGCATCTAAACAGGAATTTGAAATAAGTGATGAAACTGTTCATGAATATATGAAGAAACAATTAGATTTATACAAATGGAATGTTGATCATGCATATGAACGGTATCAAGTGGAGTTAGAAAGAACCAGAGAAAAGAATAAATGGATGGAGCAACTGATTCAAAGTTTAGAGAATATATAAATATAAGTTGGAAGATAAATAAGAAAGTAGGTGATATTACATATTTGAAAATAATACATATGAGCTATTTCAAGGTAAATGTCTTAAATTGATGAAAGATATTCCAGATAAATCTATTGATATGATCTTATGCGATTTGCCATATAACCGTACTCAAAACAAATGGGATATAGTAATCCCATTCGACAAAATGTGGGAGGAATATACTAGGATAATAAAGAACAATGGTGCGATTTGTTTATTTGCAGATGGCATGTTTATGGCGGATCTAATGGAGAGTAATAAAAAATTATGGAGATATAATTTGGTATGGAATAAAGTTTTAACTTCTGGATTTTTAAATGCTAATAGGCAGCCATTAAGACAGCATGAGGAAATTTGTGTTTTTTATAAGAAACAACCCACATATAATCCGCAAAAGGTAAAAGGGAGTAAGAATCATAGCAAGGGCAAAGAAAAGAAGAATAAAAATAATAATTACAACGATTTTGAATTTGTAGATAATTCGGATGAATTAGGCGATATGAAACATCCAACAAGTATTTTGACTTTTCAAAAACCACATCCGTCAACTATGGTGCATCCAACACAGAAGTCAGTTGAACTTTGTGAATGGTTAATTAAGACATATACAAACGCAGGAGATACAGTATTGGATAATTGTATGGGTTCCGGTACAACAGGCGTTGCTGCTCTGAATCTTGACAGGAAGTTTATAGGAATGGAACTAGATGAGAATTATTTTAATATAGCGGAGAAGAGAATAAAAGAATTGGAGAAATAAATGTTACAAACGTTGGAAGAATTGTGTGAAAGTGAAGAATTGTGTAAATATTGTAATGCTACTGAATATGGAGAACATAAATTTGTTACTACTCCAAATGGATATTATTCTTGCGAAGGTTCTTATTGCGAAGATGCTTATGATTCATATTTAGATGATAAAAATATAACGGAAAATATTGTGAAACATGCATGTAATGTGACATTAGTAAACAAGGAGGAACTGGATGAGTACACCGTTAAAGTTTGAATTTGATTTTGATGAAGTTTTTGAAGGAATTAAGCAAGGTGTTATTAGAGAATTATCTGAAGCAAATTTTGAAGATGCAAAAACGGTCGCTATTAATCAGATTAAGACTGAAATTAGGCAAAAAATTAGTTTAACATATGGTGATTACAATGGTTTAAAAAATGAAGTTAAAAATGAAATTAAGGAAAAAGTCTTTGATTCAGTTATTGAAGAAGTAAATAATAAATATTTTAATCATTTCAAGGATTACATAGAATCACAATTATCAAAAAATCCTGAACGATTAAAAGAAGTAACTGGAGAAATAAAAGCAGAAGTTGAAGACAAGATGTATTCTGAACTCTATTCAGATATAAAACAGGATTTATTAAATGAATTAAGAAGTTCTTTTTCTACAACATTTGATGTATTTAGCGGTAATTCTATTAAAATTAATGGCTCTGATAAAACAATATCCAAAGAAGAATATGAAGAATTGTTAGATAGAGATAGAAAATTGAGTGCATTGGAAGCAGGTGGCGTTGATAATTGGCAATGGTATGGAGAGTCATTAGAGCAATACTATAATGAGAAAGAATAATTTATATGCGATGATTGCAACATAGAACTAACCTTTTATTGGGAAAATTGACACTTAAAAGGAGAAATAATGAGGGTTAAAGAAATTAAAGTGTGTCCATTCAGAACAGGAACAGAGACAAGATTATCGGCAACAATTGAAGGTGAGTCATTTACTACTGAGTACTTTATGCCATGTCTAAAAGAAGATTGTCCTGCATTTTATGTAAATCATGGTGGTTATGAAAAAGAATATGAGAAATGTAAGCGGTTATAAATTGTGAGAGAACAATTTGTAACCTTAAATTAGAGGGGCGATATAAATGGACGAAGATTATTATTTAAATATATGGCTAGAACAAGTTGAAGATAAAGATAAAGTATTAGAGATATTACAAAAACTTTCCGATGAGTTTAATATGCCAATTCAAGAAATTGTTAGATATATTGATATAGTTGCTGGATATCCAGAAGCTTCATATGATTTATTAGAAAAAGCAGCAAATTTATATAATTCAGAAATTATTCTTCCCAAAGAAAGAATTTCTTCTGTTAAGAAACAAATCAAATATTGTAAAAATCCAATGGAGAAAAAGAGATTAGAAGAAAAATTGAATGGATTATATAAAGAAAAGAAAAATAAACGAGAATGGTAATTAATATGGAAATAGAATTATATGACAATCATTTAATTGTTTCATCAGGAATTTATTTTGATGATGAGTGGGCGTTTTGCGGAAGACCATATGTTTCTTTGTTTGCACATAAAGAAAAATATGCACATTGGGACAAGAATACTATCGCAATTTGTATTAATGATCATGATGATTTTGATGTTGGATTGATTTATACAACTGACGATGATCATTTTACTGATGTGTTACATGAACTAATTAACTGGATGGTTGACCATGAAAAAGGAATTAGTTCTTATTGGAAAATGGTAGATAATCCGTATGAGTTCTTTCCCGATTGTGGTTGTGAGAGAAAATGGTGGTAAAGGAGAAAACAGATGACAGAAAAATTAAAGAATATGATTGATGAATTGGCAAAGTTTGATTTAGATAGTGGTGATGATCCACGTTGGGCAAAACGTAGAATTGAAGAATTAAAGCGTGAATCCGATAGAGAAAACAGTCCATACAGAACAATCAATATGTATAACCTGATTGAAAAAATTTATAAAGAAAATAAGGAAATTTCTGATAGTTTGCGTGAATTTGGTAAGAGTGCATTTGCTGATATATTATATGATTATACTCTGGTGATTATCAATCTAATTAAAGACGAAGCGAGTGAAGTAAAAGAAGATAATTCAAAAAATGACGAAACCATTTTAGAAGGAATTAATTGGATAAAAGATGCAATCAAGTTAATGAATACTGGATATTATAGTAAAATGGAAGAATGTATCAATACATATAAAAATTATGATGAGAAAAATTATAAAGTATTGGAAACAACTAAGCGATTGGCTGATATTATTGAATCACTTACTAATGATAAATTTACAACAAAAGATTTTGAGGCAGTAATGATTAAACCATATAGAGAAAAGCCTGTCCTGATTAAAGATGGAAAGAGAATTGATAGTGAGACTATGACAAGTTTTGATATTGATTGGGGTTGGGACAGAAGAATTGAAATGAATGTAAGGAATGAGTAGGTGATTAAATGATTAATCTCAAGACAATTATGGAAGAAATAAAAGAAAGAATCCGCTTTGATGGATTAAACGATGATATTGATATTGTCCCTAAATGGTACAAAGATAAAGATGATCAATTTGCAGGTCGCATCAACTGGGAGACATGCTTTCGTAATGGGGTGAATTGTAAAGAATATACCGACCAAACTATTGTAAATGAGGTATTTGAAAAATACATAAATGCTTCAAAAAATTATAATGGATGGATTTCTGTCAAAGATTCTCTGCCGATGGTTGAACAGAAAGTTCTTATCACAGCAAGAAAAAAATATGTTGGTGGAGATGTCCGCTATATTATGACAACTGCAATGTATGAAGACGGAACGGTTAGAGAAAATGATAGTAGATGGCGTTGGCAAGACATAGAAGGCGAATGGGACGAAGAAGAAGATTGTTGGATCATTCCTGAAGGTTGGTGGGAAGATAGAGTATATAATCCAGATGATGTCTACAATAATTTGGTTGATGACGAAGTGATTGCGTGGCAACCATTACCAAAGGAATATATAGAGGATATATAAATGGAAAAATCAAATATATTTTTGTGTGTATTTATGAGTTTTTTTGTTGTTGGAATATGTTTATTTTCATTTTGATTTGAAAAAGAAAATGATGATTATTTTTACTTTCTTCCAAATCGAATTTATAAGAATACAGATTTAAATATTTTTGGCAGTATATTGCTGAGTATTTGGTTTTTCATAACAAATTATTTGTACTGCATTATTGTGAGTGTAATTGGATTTGTTTGTTGGATTTGCCATGTTGGAAGAAAAAATGAGTAGAGGTGATTGATTGAAATCAGGATACGAGAAAAGATTTAAAAACGGTGACATCGTGTATTGGTGTCATCATGCAGGTAATGCAGATTATTCAGTCAAGTTCGGAATGGTAGATGAACAATTTTCGGATGCAGTTGTTATTGATTATCTTGTACGAAAAGAGAATAGATTAGTAGATGGCGTTCCATTTGAGCAGTTTGAATCTGAAACAAGATACAGGAAACTTCCTAAAGGTTGGAGCTATGACACAAAGTTATTTGACTTGTCATTTGATAATAGTGATGATGAAAAATTGTCGAAAGTTTATATAAAAGATCCAGAGTCAATAAAGAAAGCGTATGAAGATGGATTATTAGTCAAAGATCGTACTATCTATCATGGGAATGTTGAAGCTGAAATTACTAAAGACGGATTCAGAGTAGTTAGGAAATATCCTATGTATTTAAATCATATTGATCATGTGAGTGTTCGTCCTGATAAAGTTTATTTTACATATAATGAAGCACTGAAAGAAGTAGAAGATAATATTGCAGAGTTTCATAGGCAAGCTTCTTTATCGGAGTATGACTGGTCGGTGGAACAAATTGATAAAACGTTGAATCGTTGGCAGAAATTCCATGATGAATCTGATGAGAAAAGATTGTCATATAGAAACTGGTTGCTTGAAATGAAGAATGTAGAAGATATTGAAACGAGGATTTTTAATGGTGAAATTCAGTGGAAATATTGGAAGAACAAGAAGTGGAATTATATTGAATTGTAAGAGAGGTGATTAAAAAATTATACTTATATTAGCACATATTGCATTGGCTCTTATGAGTATGTCAATGGCAATTAATCAAGATAGAAAAAGTTATAAAATCTGTTGGACAACAACTTCAATTATTTGGACTTTATGCGTGATTATTGAAGTATTAAAAGTTATAGGGATTATGTAAGAGTTACTTTCACTACCCTATAAAACCAAACTTCTATTGGGAATATGAATGGAGAAGAATATGAATAAACGGTATGTAGACATAGATGATTTATTAGATTATTTACTCAATAAGTCAAATTTAGATATTGGAGACGATTATTATAGGGAATTTTTTGAAGAATCATTAAAAAAGTGTTGCGAGGAATATATCGCACTTACAATTCCTGATGTACAGGTTGGTCAAAAAGTTTGGGCAGTCACAAAAGATTATAACTACGAACTTCAAAAAGTTCAATTTTTTATTAAGGAATGCCACGTTATTAGGATACAAATAAAAAAGAGAATGTCGTTTAGCGTTAAAGGGGATTCTTACTATTTTGCTACTTTTACAAAGAATAGTATTGGGAAGACAATCTTCTTCACTGAGGAAGATGCGAAACAAAGAGTAGAAGAATTATATAAATAAAAAGGAGAAAGTAATTGAAAATCTTAAATAAATCACAAATGAAAACTTTAATGGAAGATTTTCCTGATGGAGGAATTGTATTTGCAGAATATGAACCTGATGTTCTTAAATCAGAACTAATGGTAACTGATGGAAGTTTCGGTGCAACAGAAGTTATTCCTGATGATGGCGAAGTTTTTGATTTTGATTGGAATATTGAAGAATATAAAGATAAAGATTTATTTGCGGTATTTGATAATAATGATGTGCTGCAAATGATTCAAACATTAACCAGAGGATTAAAGATCAAACTCAATAATTGGTATGATGAATAAAGTTTTATACTCATAAGAAAAGAAGGTGGTAACAATAGATTTAGTTGAAGCATTACAGAAGCAGATGGAATTCTGTCGTGAAAAAGAAAGATATAGATGTGGAGTGTACGTTAAATCCAAAGAGCATATGGAAATTGTTGCGGATGTTATCAGTAATCTGATTCCAAGACTAAATAGAGAAGTAAGTTTACGTTGCAATTATACTGAAGCAATTTGGACAAATGGTAGTGTTTTAAAAATAATTCGTGCAAATGATAGTGTAAGAGCACAACGGTTCAACGGAATCATAATTGATAATGATATTGAAAGAGAAGTTATAAATACGATTATTTACCCAGTACTAAGACCAATTATAACAGAAATATCAAAAGGATATGATACGAATGATAACCCAAACGAAAGAATTTATTATGTTGAAATTAGTGATGATGACGTAAGAAAATCTGAACAACATAAACAGATTTTTTATGTTTCATCAGGCACAAGATCAAGTTCAATTTTTTGTGATGACTTGATAAAGCCATTTACAAACACAGGATTATTTGAAAAGGAGTATAAATGTATGTTTTACGAAAATGATTACACTAGACCAATAATGGAGAAAGAATTAAATGGAGATAAAGTCATATTATATCAAGCATGTGGAATCCAAAGAATCTGATTACATATTCAACGGAATTTATCAATAAAACAAAGAAAACATATTTAAACGTTTCCGGTAAGTATGAAATCCCAGACCTTGATTACGAGAATCATTTGAATGTTCATATTCTTATTGATACAGATATTTATGATGGATATGAAGTACATATTTATGATGGATTGGTATTGGTAGTGTTGCATGAGATAAAGAATGAAGCACCTGTATTAAAAGACTATAGTGTATCTGAATCTGAAGATAATGAAGATCATTTTCCAATGGATTAGGAAATTGATTTCTCGTTTTATTGATGTAAGGAGGTGTTCTTAATTACAGAAGATTTATAACTTAGGCGAGAATACTCACTCCATATAGAATAGATATATAAAGGGAGAATATGTGGTATCAACACATGGTCGAGGACATGTATATTCTATTCAATGTCATATTGTTTGGTGTGTTAAATACAGACATAAGATATTAACTCCTAAAATAGAGAATAAATTAATAGAAGTTTTGTATCACATAGCAAATGAGAATAATTTTCAAATATTGGAATGTAATACTGACAAAGACCATATTCACTTACTTATTAATTACACTCCACATCATTATATACCTGACATTATTCAAAAGATGAAAGGTGTATTTTCTAGGATATTAATGAAAGAATTTGGAGAAGAATTAAAAAGGAAACTATGGGGAGGACACTTATGGAATCCAAGCTATTTTGTGGTAACTGTACCTGAAAATACAGAAGAATAAATCAGAAAATATATTCAAAATCAAAAATAAAAGTGAGGTGAGAACAGTAGAGAAAGCATATAAATACAGGATATATCCAAATAAGAAACAGAAAGAAATAATTGCTAAGACATTTGGATGTTGTAGATTTGTCTATAATAAATATCTTGCAAAGCGAATTGAAATGTATGAGCAGAATAAAGAAACACTTACATATGTGCAATGTGCAAACGATATGAAGAAATTAAAATCAGAATTGGAATGGTTAAAAGAAGTTGACTCCACTGCTCTTCAATCGTCACTTAGAGACTTGGATAGTGCATATCAGAAGTTCTTTAAGGAACATTCCGGTTATCCAAAGTTCAAGTCTAAGAAAACGCATAGATTTTCTTATAAGTCAAAATGTGTAAATGGGAATATTCAGTATTGTAGTAAATACATTAAACTTCCTAAACTTGGCATGGTAAAGACAAAAAACAAGTTAATCCCACGGGGAAGAATACTGAATGCTACCATCTCACAAAAACCAAGTGGCAAATATTATGTGTCACTATGTTGCACAGATGTTGAAATTAACCCACTTGAAAAGACTAGAAATAAAATCGGTCTTGATTTAGGTATTAAGGACTTTGCAATTACATCTGATGACGAAATGATAGAAAATCCTAAATATCTAAAGAAGTCTTTGGACAAACTTGCAAAATTACAAAGAGAACTGTCTCGAAAAACAAAAGGTAGTTCTAATCGTAATAAAGCAAGAATAAAAGTTGCAAGACTTCAAGAACATATTGTTAATCAGAGAAAGGATTTCTTACAAAAATTATCTACTGAATTAGTTAATAATAATGATGTTATCTGCATTGAGGATTTACAAGTAAAGAATATGATAAAGAATCATAAGCTTGCGCAGTCTATTGCTGATGTATCATGGTCTGAATTCGTTAGAGAACTGGAATATAAAGCTATCTGGTACAATAAACAGGTTATTAAAGTAGATAAATTTTTTGCAAGTTCTCAGACATGTCATGTGTGTGGATATGTAAATAAAGAGACAAAGAATCTTTCTGTTAGAGAATGGACTTGTCCTGTATGTGAAACACATCATGATAGAGATATAAATGCTGCAAAGAATATATTAAATGAAGGATTAAGGTTGTTAGCAGTCTAATCTATAAATACTAGGGTAGGAACTATCCGAAGTTACGCCTATGGAGATAGAGGTTGCGAAGTCTGTGAAGTAGGAATCTCGTGGCTTTAGCCATGAGAGGTTCAATATATGTTGCGTATGATGATGACAATAAAGGTAGAGATAGACCTTTGGTTTTAGTAATGAGAAAAACAGAAGATGGCACAGAAGTTATTAAAGAATTTAAGGATAATCAAGCAATTAAAATTTATAAACTGCTTACAGAAGTTAATGGAGAAGAAATATGAAAAGACAGATTAGAAGAGGTGTTTTTGAAACCAATTCATCTTCAATGCACAGTATCACAGTTAAAAGGAGTGACGACTATTATACTCCTGATGAAATCTTACAGAATATCTATTTGTGTAAAGACAGCGATACAGGCGAAGAAAATTGTGTTTGGGAACCTTGGGATCATGATATGGAATTTGGTAGAAGTCCTTTTAGAGCATTGGGTTCTTTTACAGATAAATGGTTATATGCTTGTGCTTCCTTAGTCGGAGAATATAACGGTGAGACTTATAAAGAATTAGTTGCATTGGCACTGAAATATATTCCTGGATTGAAGAAGATTAAAATGCCAACTGTTAGTGATAGTATTCCAAATAAAGACAATGAAGAAAATAAAGATGATGAATACTTTAAGAAATATGGGAAAACGGAAGATGAATTAATAGAATGGCTAACCCAAAAAGGTGAAGATTGGGATATGAAAATTGGTTATTGGGAGTCATCTAATGGATATTGGCACTATGATAAACCATTTACAGGATATGTTGATGAGAATATTTTAAGCGGATTCTTAAAAGACGAAGGAATCTCATTGGAAGAATATCTTACTAATAAGAAGTATGTTGTTATACAGGATGGAGATGAATATTGTGAGTATGACAACTTCAAGCAATCTGGATTAATAAATGAGGAAATTATTGACCATGAATATCCAAAGAGAGAATGGTAAGATTATGAAACGACAAATAAGAAAATATATTTTTGAATCAAATTCATCTAGCGTTCATACTCTAGTTTATTCTAATGATGGTAGAGAATCAAGTAATTTCAAACTAAACAAAGACGGAAAAATAGAAGTAGATTTTGGAGAGTTTGGAAGAGATTATTGTATCTATGATTCACAGTATGACAAACTTTCGTATTTAATAACATGTCTATATTATCTATCTGGATACGAAATTGACAGTATCTATGATAAATGGGAATTTGAAAAGATTGAAGAAGCAATTTGTTCATATACAGGAGCGACTGGAATTAAAATTTTAGGACAAGTTGAACCATATATTGACCATCAATCTGTACCAGATTATGACATTGAAATTATAAATGTATTTGACGAAGATGCAGTTATCAATTTTGTATTCAATAAAAATATAGCGTTAAGAACTGATAGCGATTAAGGAGGTAAAGAAAAATATGAAGAGACAAATTAGACGTGGAGTGTTTGAAACGAATAGCTCATCTACTCATGCACTTTGTATGTGTATGAAATCAGATTATGACAGATGGGAAACAGAAAAATTATATCTTTTTACTGGTTATGGTTGGCGTTATCCAGAAAATAATAAACCAAAAGAAAATCATTTTTACACAAAAGAAGAAGCCATAGAATTTGAAAAATCAAGCAAATATGCACCAAAAGAAGACTTTGATTGGAATAATGATGACAAAGTAAATGAGCTGCTACATGAAAATGAATTTTATGATTATGAATACTATTGGAATAATTATTGCGAAGAATACGAAACTTTTGA